TTCATATGTCCGTAGACTGGGATTGGGATTCGTTTCCTACCAACTAAAGTTGGTGAGAACGTGTATTGGGGACCAAACTGGTCTAACGTTTAGCTGGTGTGAGGGAGTCGTTTAGGACTAAAATAATCGCCTAAATTTATAATCTAAACGATGTTAGGAGCAGTAATTTGAACGCAGACGCTTACCTGGAAGTTCTCCAGGAACAAGAATACTTGATCGCTAACGACCGAAAATACGGTCAGCATAAGTATGCCCCAGAGGACGAGGGTTACGGTCCTGAAGAATGTGAGTGTGGAGCCGAGATGCCTGAACCACGGCGTGCTTATGGCTTCAAACTTTGTGTCCCATGCAAGGAGTTGACTGAGAGGCGGGGATGAGCGAGTTCAAGGTAACAATTAGTAGTACACGGAAATCACTCTACTATGCGGACTTAGTGTGTATCAACGAGTGCTGTACATCGGACAGCATTACGGTTTCTTGTCTTCCTGGAAGTACCGAAGAGCTGACTAAAGAAACCTACGTGTGTCGTTCGTGCGGCACTTCCTGGATTGCGGAGATGCACGCAGCGAGGATTGAAAGTATTACCTCACCATCGGGGGACTTCTACGACTCAACTCATCGTTCAACCTTTGTTGAGAAGGGGTCGTTTCAGCAAATCGAAACCCCAACAGGAGTCATCAAGGCAGCTCTTGAAGAGTTCGTTACTGCTATGAAAATTGGTTCGCCAACCAGGAAGGGCGAGGCTCTTGGAAGACTCGCCTTCATGGCACGAGTTGAGCTATAGCTCTACGCCATAACCTGAACGCAGAGTCTCCAACGCTTCTCGTTTGTGAGCATTGACTTCATCTCGGGTAAGACCGGTGGTCTTGGAGATCTCTTTAATAGACTTCTCCAGACCATCGTCAAAACCTAGAGACATCATCAACACTTGGCGGTGAATATCGCTGAGTTCTGAAATGCGCTGATGGAGGCGCTGATCATCGATTTCATCTTCTACCTGAAACTCTATGTCCACCAGTTCGGTGTCCGACAAGTCTTCGATAAAGCAAGTGAGGAACGCAGTCTCTGAAAGCTCCCGGACGTCCTTCTCTGGATGTCCTGGGCATGCGGCTAGGATCTGCTCAAAGGTGATATCTTCATCTCCTTCTTTTAGCCTTGCTATCTTCGCAGCCAGTTGTTGTTTCCAAATAGGCAGGGCGACAAGACGAAGCTTGGACATTTCTTTCAGGATGCGCTGGAGAATCCACCAGCCCGCATAGGTCAGAAGGCGATTGCCAGATTCGATGCTATACTTATCGACGCCAACCATAAGACCTTCGTTACCGCTGCTGAGAAGATCCTCAAACGAAGCTGGGTAACGGCGTGCATACTTCTTCGCGGTCTTGAACACGAAGCGAAGATTGGCCTCGATCAGACGATCACGAGCGCGTTTCTTTTGTAGAGCGGTAGACGATTCAGACTTGAAGGTAACGAGGAGAGCCTTCTCCTCTTCTTTTGTAAGAAGCGGCGTTCGGTTGATAAGGTCGTAGTAGAGGCTGGTAGACATTGAGATGTTCTCTTGATATACTCGGGAAGTTACTAATTAATAGCCACTATGTCAAGAGGTTTATATGGCCGTAAACACAGTAGTTCTTCCAGACACCGATGACACCAAGGTATGTCTGGGATTTGCAGTAAAACTGGATTCGGAAGTTGGGCAGCTTGATCAGGTGTACCGTGCATTGAGCCAGATCAAAGGCGCACGTATCGCTTACTTGGATTCGAAGAAACTCCGAGTAGACGTTCCCGCACCCGTTAATCAAAAGACCTGATCAATGGTATAACTAGATTGGAGCCGCAAACGTTATGTTTTTGCGGATGAATTTAGATGGCGGTAAGAGCACCTAAGAATCCGGTAATATCAGGTTATAAGTACGGCAGGCTGACAGCAGTATATGGCTCAGGAATCAGAAATGGAGACGTATGGCTATGCATGTGCGACTGCGGTAGTGAAGTAGAAGTGAAAGCCAAAGGTCTGATGTACGACGGGGCTAGATCTTGCGGTTGTTTGAGATACGACCCCGAGGTTATGGCGAGGATACTTACCGCTTCTTTAGCCTCTAGAGTGAGTAGGAGAACTTCTATTCTAGGGGCTAAGTTCGGACGCTTTACCGTAATAGAAGATGGAGACAGTGCCTACTTAACCTGCGTATGCGATTGCGGGGAGAGGGTTATCGTAGAGAGAAGCAGGGTTACAAGTGGTTCGGTAAGATCTTGTGGATGCCTTAGAAGGGATGTTCATTCACAGAGGATGATTGATCGTGCAAAAGCACATCGGAAATCTCTAGGGGTTCCTGAGGATACCCTGGTTAGGCCACGCAACTCAAAAACCTACCATAAATTAACTTGGCGGGTTAGGAAAAGAGATGGGTACTCTTGCGTACTATGTACTGGTATGGGGCCAGGACTACACGTTCACCATATCGAGAGTTGGCTCCAAAGGCCGGACCTAAGGGAAGATGAGACAAATCTAGTAACTCTGTGTAAACTCTGCCACGTTCCTAAGGCGCATGCGGGGAATACTCGGGTAGAACCCGATTCAGCAGTTGCTGATATTTTGAAAGAATACATCCGTAACTTTTACCTAAACGAGGGTCTCGTGGAAAAAAACGGAAGCCTAGAATTGACGCCTGAAGAGGAGTCTAGTATCCGAAAAGGCATTGTGCCAGATCGTATACGGCGCAACTGGGGTGACTTGTCTCCTCAGGAGTGTTTGCAGTTGGTAGAAAACAAAGATACACTCACCGATACAAACAACGAAAAACAACGAAACCAAGAAGGCTGATATTTATGGACGTAACAAATCTGATCCCGTTGGCAGAAGCTCTTCCAGAAGCTTTGGCACACAACGCTCTTGAGCTCCTTGAGAAAATGGGGAGCGTCATCGAAGGTGTTGGTGACGAGGACATCACCTGGAAGCCTCCTCTTTTAAAAGTTGTCCAAGCTACTACTGACCGAAGTGCTTTGCCAAAGGGCACGACTATCGGGGATATGGTTGTGGGCGATGAAAAAGTAGAAGGTCCTTTTTCCATCATCCCGCTTCGCTTGTGGGATAGCCGTCAAATGTGGTCTCCAGATAAGGATGATAACCGCATCCTCTGCTGGTCTCCGGACGCGACTATGGGTATGACCGGTCAAGCCTGCCGAACTTGTCAATTTCAGGTCTTTGACACAGTTGAGAACAAGGTTGCTTGCACTAAGAACAAAACGTTCCTGGTGATCTCTTCTGATCTGCGTCACCTGTTCCAGGTGAACTTCTCTAAGAGTAACTACTCTCAAGGGGTAGAATTCCAAGGTCTGCTGAAGAAAGCGGGTGTTGCTACTCACCGTCGTCAGTACACTTTGGCGACTGAATCGTCGAAGAAGGTCAAGAACGTCGAGGCTCTGGTGGCAACTCCAGTGTCCCTGCCAGATGGCAACGTAGCTCCTGAACTGCGTCCTTTCCTGGAAGCACTGTTCAACCAGATCAGCGATGACCGCAAGGCTCACCTGAACGACTTCAAAGTAATCGCTTCGACTCGTGCCGAACAAGCACGCTTGAGCGGTCCTGCTGAAGAAGAATCGCCTCAGGGTCTGATCGAAGCTACTGCGGAAACCGCTTCCTCGGAGCAATCTGATCAAGCTCAGAAGTACACCTTGTAACAATTGAAGTACTTGAAAAGCCTCGTTAATTCGGGGCTTTTCTTTTTAACCACTACGAGGATTACTCTATGAAGCCGTATCAGTTCAAGATGACAACCGGGGCTATCTATGTTGGTTTCCCTAGCGAAGACACAGGTTCACCATGGATAGTTCTGCATGGGGCGTGTAACTCTGCATTTATCAGCAGCGAAGGCCGCTACGATATTCGCGGTCTTTTTACATCGACGGACCCTACTGAGCTGAACTTGGGTTGTGTCCAGGCTAAGCAGGAGTGCAACGATTACACTGACTCGACGTATGCCTACTGCCGGTATATCGGTGCGCTCATCTCGGCGATGAAAGAGGAAGAACTGGCTATCCCAGAAGTCTTCCTGGAATACATCAAGCACATCGATCCTTTCTTCATGGAAGCGTTTGATGGCGTTGGCGTTCTTGACGCCGGGGCTTACGATTATGCCGTGACCTACAATACTGGTGATCAGGATAAACTGCGTCAAAAGATGGAGCGTATCGCCCGAGAGTACCACTCGGAATTGGTGACTGACGAGGAAAAGGCTTGCTCAAGCAATGTCGTAGCGCTACACTTTGGGAGCAATAAAAATGCCCCCGAAAAAGGCTAAGACAACTGAGCGGGTACCTGAGATACCCTTGGATGAATCAATGAACGCCGAATGGCCCGATACAATCATTTCTAGCGAGGGATTAGGCCCCTGGTCCTATTCTAAAAAAAAGCTTCTCCAGCAGTGCCCGTTTAAGTTCTTCCTGAACTACATCATTAAGTGGAAGGTTCCTCGTATCGTCGATGGGTCCCTGCCCGTTACTGATATCGGGTCTGCTCTCCACTTGATCCTTGAGCACGTAACTGTCGGCAAGAGTATTACCGATGCTTACAAGATCACTCACCGCAAGCACTTCGATGCAATCGGTCAGGAGTTCTGGGATCAGTACGTAATCGGTAACGAGTACAACATCGTTGCTTTCCGTCAACGCCTTGATGATTTCGAACGTAAGTTCCCTATCAAACGATTCCTCTGTGAAATCCGCATGGGCGTCACGAAGAACTGGGAACCGGCAGACTTCTTTGGTAACGACGTTTACTACCGTGGGGTAGTGGACTTGGTTATTCAGATGGAGAATGGCGACGGTCTGATCATTGACCATAAATCTGTTCTGAACAGTAACGGCTTCCTTAGCGTTAAGAACTTCAAGGAACAGTTGGAGGTTTACAAGCCTCTGATTCACCATGGTCTCATTCCTCTGAACGGTGCTCAGTCAGGTATTCACTTCATCGCTGATGGCGAAGTGAAGTTCGATGACTACCACACGAAGGAGCAAATCGAAGGTCGTCTTCGCCATATGGTGGAGTACAACGTAGATAGCGCCATCGAAAACGTCAAAGAACTGGGCTTCTTCAAACACAAAGCAGGTGGCCACTGTAAGTGGTGTGACTACCGAGTGATGTGCAAAGATAAGGCCGATCCGCAGCATCTGGCCTTCAGACAGCTAGAGAAGGATACCGAGAAGTTGTTTATCCCGGTAACACAGGTCGATTAAACGAAGCCCCGAAAGGGGCTTTTCTTTTGGGGGTTCAAATGAGTCGAATAATACTAGCAGATTTCCTCAGCAGGGTTCAGGCGGCTGGAGGGGACTTAAGCGGATGTCTACTTACTAGCCAGGACCAACGATCTCCTCACGAGTTCGTCAGGCTAATCACTTCTAGAACCGGATATACCAGGGTCGAGGTGAAGACTGGTGGCTCTTCTCACATAGCAAAGATGATAGATAACTTAATAGTGGATTCTATTTCCATTGCTACAAGTAGCAAGCTGGTCCACAACAGCCATATGATGATACGGTTTTTAGTACGATAGACCAATTACCAATCTTTTAGGCAGTCATTGGTAAAAGAGTAGTAGAGACTAATAGGAGGCTCTATGAATTTGCTTAAGTTCGAGAAGAAGATGCAGGAAAGAGGCGCTTCTCTTAACGGGTCCAATCTGACCCATGATAAAGATTCCTATAAGGTGATCGGCGTAGATCTAGCGAATCATAAGAAAAATATGACGATTCGATACCAAGATCAGGACATCGTGATCACCATGAACAACTGGAATATTATCGCAGTGCGATATGACATGGTTCGTGGGTTTGCCTGGGTGATGAAATGAAATTCCAGTTGAGTAAGTTTTATCAAAAACTCCAACTAAAGGGACATACTCTAACTGGTTGGTACCTGGAGTTCGATGGGGATCTTCTTAAGGTAGTATACGATAACTCCAAGGGTTCTTTAGAGGTGATTTCCGAATCCCGTGGCAGCAATCACCTTTTAAGAGTGACTAGCTGGCGACTGCTTCGTTGCTACCAGAAGATGAATGGCCAGAAAATACTGATGGTGGAGTGACGCATGATTCTTTTATCGGACTTCGAAAAACGACTGAATGACAAGGGGATTGACCTTTTAGGTAACCACGTAGTCATCAACGAGTGTAAACAGTTGATACTAGAGCACCACGATTCTGGTCTACGTCTGTGGCTTAAAAGAGCCAATGGCTTTCAGGATCGACTTACTAAAAAGCGCTGGATGGTAACTAAGGTGTCTCCGGGTAAAGGCACGGCCCTGGTAGAAAGCGATGGGTTTGTTCTTCACCTAGTCATTGTGCCTGGAGGTGTCTGATGAAAATACTTGAGTTTCTACAGGAATTGGTTAAGAGGGGCGGCAATCCGAAAGAGGTGAAGATAGTAGCACCTAGTTGGAGTGGTGCTTGGAGAGATGGCGTATTTCTGGATGGAGTCGATGCCTTGAGCATTACTGTCTCCCCATCCTTTAAGAGCCCTTCGATCCGCCTAGTAACTAGTCATCCGGTATTTGATTTCGAGGTGGACGGGTGCCACCGACTATTTGGCAAGGACTTCTTCCCCCACGTAGGAGGGAGGTCTCTGGTAAGCAAGGTTCCAACATACACAGTTCTACGTGTCATAGATCCAGTTGATAGGGTAAGAATTTAAGAGTAACATCCAGGACGCCACGAGGTCTATCTGACCTCAGTTAAACAGGATACCGGCACAATGTTTGAAACAATCAAAGCACAGGTTCCGCTGAGCAAGGTACTGCTAGATGTAGCCAGTATTACGCTCATCGAAGCCGGGGAATGGTCTGAGCCAGAGGATAAGACCTGCCCTTTCTGTAAGCACATGGACTGCTTTAAGGTGGCTCCTGGCGGTGAACGCTGGCACTGCTTCTCGTGTGACGAGGGTGGTGACGTAATTGAGTTCGTCGCAAAGGCACACGATGTATCTGCGGTAGATGCAGCTCGGGCTCTGGCCAAAGAGTACGGCATCGAGTTACCTTCGAACTACAACGCAATACGGGAGGTTACCAAACTTGCAGCGGACTATTATCGACAATGCTTCATCGACGATACCAACCCTTATGCGGTCCTTGGGGGTAAAAGTCCTGCGGAGTACCAACGCCAGGTGCGTGGTCATTCGGATGACATCATTGAGCAAGCAGCCATTGGATGGTCAGACGGTGGCTTGGTTGACTACTTGCGGAGCGTCGGGTTCGAAGACGAGCTGCTGGCAAGTACAGGCCTGGTAGCAAAATCTGGCAAGGGTGACTTCCTTCCACGCAAGGCGTTCATCTACCCTCACATGGTTGGTGGACAGGTTGGTCACTTCACATTCAAGGACCCGACCAAGCAGCTTGAGTACCAAGTCGCTAACAAGTTCAAGCACCAGCAATGGATATTCTATGGTCAGAACACCGTAAAAGCGGCTAGCACTATTGTAGTGGTAGAAGGTGAGAACGATCGCCTATCTGTGCTTGCACAATTGCCTGAGGGCTGGGCAGTCATTGCATGTATCGGGCAGATCTCTGGTGCTCAAGTTGAGTGGCTCGTAGAGAACTGCCACGATAAGCAAGTCATCACGATCTTCGATCCGGACGATGGTGGCGATAAGTACCGTGAGAAGGTACTCAAGGCCAAGATGCGCTTCAAGTCCCTGAGTCAGGTGATGCTTCCTCGCTCGGATAACCCTGAGAAGAAAGCAGAAGATATCGACGATCTTCTTCGATCAGGCCAGGATCTCCAGGAAATCATTGCCAAGTACTCTCGTGCCGATATGGCTCCTGGTCAACAAGGCTTGATGGAGATCGCAGGTTCTACCGTTGCAGTGGCTACTTCCGAAGGTGATTCGGCCAACGGTACTATCGTAGAAGCGGGCAACGCTTACTACCGTATCCGCTACAAAGAAGGTGTTCCGGTCAAGTCCAAGCTGACCAACTTCGTCATCCGGTTGAAGAACATCTACATCCAGTCTGACCGTCGTGAACGAGAAGTAGTATTGGTTCGTGAAGACGGTAAGCACAGCCGCCCAACCAAAGTGTCCTCGGACATGAAAGTATCCCTTAAGTCGTTCAAATCCTTGGTGGCTAACGCCCTCGACGGTTCGTTCTATGGCCGGGAAGATGACCTTGCTCTGCTCTGGGACTTTGTCTATCAAGGCGTAAGTGAGAAAGAAGTCTACCTGCCAAGCACGGTTGGTCACCTGCGTGAGTTTCATGGCTGGTTGTTCCGGGACTGCTTCGTGAGTGATGCCGGTGACGTCTCCAAGCGTGGCGATGACGGTGTGATCTGGGTTGGCGGGTCTGCTTCCTCAGGTATCAAGCCGGTGCCTCTCAGCGACGATCATGGCGGCTCCGAGTCAGATATCCCTGACATGGTTATTGACCTTGATCGCGATTCTCGTGCAGAGCTTGAACGTGACTTCGTTCAGAAGCTGGCGGAGAACTTGGGTGATATCGGTGTTGCACTCACTGCTTTAGCCTGGGCAAAGTCCAATGCGTACTCAGATCGGATCTTTGACTGGCGTCGTGACTTCCCGTTCCTATTCCTTTGGGGTCGTCATGGTCGCGGAAAGACGTACATCGCTAAGTGGTTGGCAAGTCTCTACGGTACCGGTGACAGTGGCTACACTACTATCTCTGGCATGAAACGTAGCGTTGGCTTCTTCCGGAAGTTGGCCTACTACGCAAGCTTGCCAGTTGTCATCGATGAGATCCGTGCTGACAAAGATACTGTCGAGATGTACGGCACGTTCCGTTCTTGGTATCAACGCTCCGGTCGTACCTTAGGTACTAAGGAAGAGTTCGGTATTCGGGAGCAGAAGGTTCTGTCTACGTTTATCTTTGCTGGCCAGGATCAGTTCAGTGATAGTGCATTGCGTCAACGTTGCATCCCTATCCGAATCCCAATCGCAGATCGGGAATTGGAGAACACCTTCCGTTGGATCGAAGGTCGCAGAATGGATCTCTCCGCCATTGGTCTGGAGTGGATTCTCGAAGCGTCTCAAGCCAACTGGAGTGAGATGGTAGAACGTATGCAAGTCTTCACGACTGAACTGCGTGACCGTGGCGTCCATCAACGTGTTTCCCTTAACTGGGCGATGATTGCTGAGTTCGGTCAAGGTTTGGCAGAGAAGTACTTCCCAGGTTTCGATCTGAAAGAGTACATCCGTCAAGCTTCGGCAGAGGATGAGGCTGACCAGGAAGATGAAAACGTCTTGGCTCAGTTCTTCCAAGTTGTAGAGGGCTTGCAGGCTGGAGAAGGTCACCCGAAAATCTCTGGAGTCCATGTAAGTGTCGATGGTGACAATTTATATGTTTGGATTGCAGAAGTATTTCGCATTGTTGAAAAAGAACTGGTAAACTCTGCCCGTGAGGAGTTCTCTAAGAAAGCAATCATTGAGCTCCTTAAGGAGGAACCATGGTGCGTCTCCGCCGACTCTTCTGGGGTACAACCTAGAGCGGTAATGGCAGATGGCGTGCAGCGTCGGGTTCTAAAGTTCGACATCAATACTGCCCCTGAATACATCAGGGTGCTCGGTGACCACAATGCAAGAAGAGCGTAAATCGAAACCAAAATCGGAACGGGAATCCCGTTACTTCGCAATCTACCCAGACTACTGGAGAGACAAGTGGGGTAAAAAACCACTGCTCGGTACTCTGATGGCTGAGAACGAATTCCATGCCTGCCGTCGTGCATACGACACCGGGGCAGTTCGTCTCAACCTGACCTTCGGACCAGAAGCGGTCGAAGTGACGAAGGCTCAAGCAGATCATCTGCACAAGTATCGTCACCGACGTTATCGGTAATGCTTAAGGGCCTCTTCGGAGGCCTTTTTCTTTGGAGTGGGTAAAAACCGATGATCGTCTGTAAGTTTTGGTATAAGTAAAGTACCGAACAAACCATTCTTATTCGGAGACTTAAGTGAAGATCAAACTGCAATCCCTCGAAAAGGTTCTTATCGCAACAGCAATACTGGAAGTACTTGCTTACTACTTGTTTCTGTATGTGGGAATACCATTGATGGTAGCACCGACTTCTCTTCAGATACTCGCAGGGCTATGGGCGGTATGCGCAGTGGCAACTTTGACGTACTCGATAGTGTGTCTGGGTATTGCCTTATGTGGTGCCATGGCATACCTATGCGAAGTGCTTGGGGTAGGAGATGTTCTGAGAGGTCTTATAAAGTGGTTCACCACCGACGACCGTAAATAAGATCAAGCCCCGTTAACTCCGGGGCTTTCTTTTTAGGGTTCGCAAAGTGGTATAAGGAATGTAGTGAACAACAACTACTACTTATATGGAATATTTGTATGGATAAGAAGGTGAACCTTGGATTAGGCTTCGTATCGTTGATACTAGCAGTCCTGTTTGCAGTCATCTCGTATCAATTGATGGAGTACATGCACCCAATGCCTTGGAGCTACTTCTCTATAGCAGCAGCGGGCGTAACCTTCTCTCCGTCCTTGGCAATTACTGGAGTAGTATTTCTCATATTAGGGACTGATAAACGGGTATAAGTAAGGTAGAGAATATAACACTTACTAAGGAGCTTCTCATGTCTCGTAAATTCTATCACCTGAAAGACGTTAAAAACCTTCGTGTAATCTCTGATGACGAAGGTGGCTATATGTTACAAGTGGTACTGAATGATGGGGCTGAGCCGAGTGAACCTCGGAGTCTTCTCAACGACTTCATTTCAGTGTCAGAAAGGGGGATCGGATTCCCTGTAATGTTCGGACCTAATCGAACGATTGTTGCAGCGGTAGACACTCCTCTCAATAGTTTGGAAGATCTTGTTTCATTCTTCGAAAGCGTATACAAACGGGTATAAGTAAGGTAGAGAAAAGATCTCTGCTAACTAACTAATGCAAAAGGAAAGCACCTCATGAAAGCATTACTGGTACTGATGGTCGTAGCCGCGTCCCTGACCGGTTGTGTACAGCGCATGTCTAACGACATGGTAATCGCAGAAGCAATGAAATGTGAAAACGTTGGTCTGCCATGGCGTCAAGCTACTAACTACGATGGTAGTGTTTCGAACGTGTACTGCATGCCTCATATCAATGAGCGTCGTAGTACGCAGTAATACCGGGGGCCGAGGTCTGGCCCCTTTTTTCTTATTATTATGGAGTACGAGAAATGATTGAAGAACGAACTGGCTACGTTGTTGCCTCTGATGATCCTGCCCATCCCGGCGTAATCCTCTTCATGGTTGATCGCAGTAAGCAGAGTAAAAGCTTCTGGTCCAACAAGCTGAGTGACGTGTTTGTCTACCAGGACAAAGACGCTGCAAAGGAGAAGGCAGCTACTCTGGCCTACAACAATCCCGTAGTTCTGAACTGGGATGAAGCCCGTGCTGCACTTCGTAGTAACATGAGTCTGGCGGTGAAGTAAATGGATTACATGATCTTCTACTGGTTTTTGCCGCTTTTCGCACTCCTCGTTATCTACAGCGTTGTAACGGAGATACAGCACAAACGTCGGGAACGTCGTATTGCGCAATGCAAGAAAGATCTTATGGACTGGCTTCTGTTCGTAGGGGTAATGATGGATTCCAATTGGAAGAACCCTAACGGGTATCCAAAAGATGTAACCAAGGAATGGTTGGCGACCATAACCGCTACTTACTTCAAGGAATTTAAAGACAAGAGGCTTAAATGAAAATCGATGCTCGTATACTCTTAGACCGGTTACTTACCGATACTAAAACTCGGGTAATCGTTAAGTTCAGGAACACTCCACACGAAGTTAGACAAATCGGTGAGCTGTACAGTCATGCAATGTACGCCAGACTGAAAGTCGCAATACCGTCTGTTCGCTATCCTTTTGAATGTCAGGCGATACCTAACACCCTTGGATACGCCCTTCCACAGTATGGGACTTGGTACTTGGAGGAACGAGGACTAGTCGTAGACAAAATCTGCTTCGGCGGCATCTTGGTTAAAAAGGACATAACTCTTCTACTCAGCGACTGGAACCAGGAGGTCTATGAGCGTATCAGGGATGACGTAGACGAGGAGGAAGAGGAAGGCGCAGAGAACCTCGATATAAACGTCGATGATGAGTGGCGAAATGATTGAAGCCGTTGAGTTCTTCAGGAGATTTTTTGCGAAGCACTCCGAAGAAGTGATTGTGACGTTTGATCATGTATCGGGCATTGCGTATCGCATAAGAATCAATGATAACCAGCGTACTGAGAAGTACTTCATGCAGGCAAGTGTTACTGAGGATGATAAGAGTGAGTACTGGTCTACCTGGTACTTAGAGAAGGGAAGGTTGAATGTCTACAAGATTGCTCAGAGAGGATCTCTGGGGAAACAGAAGACCTATATTCACGTAAATAAAAGGTATTGAAAGATGATTAACGTATGCATAGTCTTTGGTGTTGTATGTGGAGTACTGGCGCTAATCATTGGTATCGCCTATATCTTCCGCACGGATGAAGTCCCAGAAATGGCCCCAGAACAGCACGCAGACATTGCCATCGATACTCTGCTAGACTGCCTCTGGAATGACTCCGATTACAAAGGATTCAAGACACGAACGGATATCGTAAAGTGGATTACTGCTCGCCGAAGCCTGGTTCAAGAAGCGGTAAAACGAGGGCAAATCGCTCCTAAGAGAATGTAAACAATGTACGTATGTCTCCAGAAGTTCCTGCAACGACTTGCAAAAGAGAAGGGATTGATACGAGGTATGAGCAAGGGTCCATCGTTGGTTCCTCTTGCAGTAGTTGATTTCCTTAGACCTGAGGAAAGCGATATGACGTACTACATTAAGTATGGACGACATCTTGCGGTAATCTCTCAGCAAAACGGGTATGCGTACATCAACCCTGATCTTACCAAACACTACTCCTCTGGAGGGGCCCTGTACGGAGACTATGAAGTTGTCAGCGTGCATCCACCCTGCAAGGCGGGCAGTAAGCGCTTAGTCAGGATCGTTGCAAAACATGTTCCACAACCACAAATAAACTGGGATTGAACCATGTCAACTGACTTGACGCAATGCTGCGGTAGACCACCTCGTTTGATATCCAAGGCTGGATACGGTTACTCAATCGTCTGCATGGAATGTGGCTTGGGTGCTATCGGTGAAACAGCTTCACGGACGTATCAGTCCGCCACCCATGAATGGGAGGAGCTTAAGGCTTCGTGGACCAATCCTCCTCATGGTCCGATAAAAATCATTGTCAAGGAACTGGCCGCAGCTCATGACGTACTTCGAAACACTGCTTGTGTCTTGGGTGCTGGTGGTTACAACGCTCTGGAAGTAGACGCGGCAGTGTTCCAGTCGAAGATCTCTGATGGCATCGTCATGCTGACTACGCCTATGGAGAAGATGATCGATGAAGGTCGTGCTCGTATCAAGGAGTTGGAAGCAGAAGTAGTTAGGCTTAAAGGGCTAGTTGCCAATGAGTTTGTCGAGGGCTTTGAAGTCTCTTCAGAACCAGTGCCGTTCAAGGAAGTAACTGTGGTCGGTCTTGGCTACAAGTACACTCTTAAAAACGAGGATGGTGACGTCTTCATTGAGGACATTTTCCACGGTGGTCGGTTCAACCGTACTGGCAAGGTGTATCTTCTCAGTGAGCGGTTGAAAACCTTGTTCAAAGAACAGATGCGGGAGGAGGCTACCGATGCTCAATAATCTATGGTTGGAGGGGTCTCCACTAGTCACCATCCTTGCACTAATTGGGTTGATCACAGTAACTGTGCTGTGTTCTATCTTGTTCAAGTCTTGCATTGAGTTTGTCGAGGAACTACGGCACAAAAAGCGGAGAGCAAGACGGTCTATGTACGATGAAACCTTCGATATGGAAAGGTACTTCCTTACCCGGGTGGACGACCAAGATCAAGGCACTGAAGAGCTAAAGGCTACTTACAAAGTCTGGATCGAAGACTCTTTCCATGATTACCGTACGAGGATTTGAAATGTCCCAGGAGATCTCTGATCAACTGAAGATAGCAGAACAAGCCTTAGGTAACGCCCTGAGGCTCATTGCTGAAATCCCGGGCAAGGAAATGACGGACACAACTCGTAACTGGGTTAACCGTGTTAGAACGGTGAAGCAGGATGCTGCAAACTTGAAAAGAATGGGTCTAGTGATTGACCTGTTATATAAGCGGAAACGGAGGTTCAAGTAATGAACAGAGTAATCATTGATGTGTACGGAGACGGATCTGTCGTAGTCTGTGGTGAAGTAGGGGAACTAGTAGAAGTTCAAATCCCGGAAGATTTCAATGGAAAAGATATTCGACCGTGGGCGGAAGAACTGGAGAAGCTTGGGTTGGACCTTGTGTCTGATGAACTCTTAGAAACACTATTTCAGATCACTGAACTTGCAGTAACCAAACAAGAATAACCTGGTATAAGCGAAGTGTAACAAAGACAAAGTCAGGTATCCCCTGACTTTTTAGTTTATGAGGTAGTCACGTCATGATTGAGTTAATTGCCTTTCTAGAACAACTAATGAAACGATTCCCGGATTACAAGGAGTTCAACCGGATACAGCTAGAACTAGACAACAACTCTTATGCGCTGATCTTGGATAGTATCAAGGACGATGTCATCTACTATCACTTTCATGGAGCTAAGACTCTTTTCGAATTCAGCCCTAGAAAAATGAGCTTCTTTCGGTACATGGTAAACGACGTCTCTCAGGTATTTCTTAGCCATGATATACCATTGTTAGGCGTACGACGTCAAGGCGTACGAGTAAGCACATCTAAACACTTCGGTAAGTACACGGGAATATCATGATTGAGTTAATGACGTTTCTACACCAGTTAGTTAAGAAGATTCCTGACTATAAAGAGTTTGGCAGGGTATATCTGGAACTGGATAACGGGTCATATGACCTAATCATTACCCAGCTAAAAACCAACTCCATCGCTTACCGCTTCAGCAATGGTGGTAGGGCTGCCCATGACTGGAATCCAAGAGGGGCAGCTTACTACCGATATATAGTTGACCGAGTATCAGAAGTACACCTAAACATTGATAACGATATACTGGGCCGACGACCTGGCGGAGTTCGGATACACACTTCAAAAGTCTTTTGGAAAGAGGGGTTAAAGAAACGTGATTGATATAACCGAGTTCCTTCGTCGTCTTACTAAAAAGATAACAAGCCCCTCAAACATTAGTCTTATCAAAGTTGTGTTTAAGTCCAATGGTACGGAGATAAACATACGCGAAGTTGGTGACGACGGACGTATCCTATACGCGTATGGGTCAGGTACAAAAGGCCCATCAAAATCATGGACACCTCACACAATGGTGGGGGCTAAGTACGTGATATCCCGGATCGAAGAACAACGAGTTAACAAGAGCCATATAAAGCCGATGTCCAGCCTCGTACGTCCTATTAACAAGGCAGTGATCTACGTCGAGAAAATTGTGGAGGAACTATGAGTATCAACGTTCAGGAGTTTTTCCGTCGCCTAGTTGATAAGCTTGGACTTGCCGAGGACCCAAAGATCGAAAAGGTCTTTGTACAGTTCAATGGCGATACTGTAATACAACTTCTCAAGTTCCTGGGGAATGAGCAGTTCGAGTACCGATTCATCCCTGTCCATGGTGACAGGGTAAATAAGTGGTACTCCAACGGAAGCAGTACTCGTCGTTACCGAGTTGCAAGTATTAGGCGTAAAAAGGAGACGCCTGGAGTTCTAGGAGGCCGTGGTAGTCTACACATAAATCTGGAGGATGGCTGATGTCTAATCCTAGTGGATTTGTAGATAACGAGAATTACTTCACTACTCTTATCAACCGCTTGGGCTTGGAAGCGGGTGACCCGGTACGTACCCTCTTCATTAGATTCAACCAAGGTGCAAGCATCAGGGTTCTCAAGTATCTTGGCGACTCTACTTTCAGCTATGTGTTCTACCCTGCCAGGGGTGAACAGGGTGAGTCAAATTGTTGGTGTTTCAAAAGGGAGGAGAACGATAACCTCTCAGTGACGAACGTGTCGAAGATGTTCAATCTGGTTCGCCCCTACGATCCGTTCTACTCCCCAAACGGTCATGAAATACTGGTAAATGTGGAGAGCATCTATGAAGATGATTGATCTAAGAGAGTATCTCTTCTCTCTAGATACAGACCTTTGGAGTATGGGTCGCAAGAAGAGGCTTGAGGGGATCGTGGTGCAGCTTATCCACACCGGGAACGAGCTGCTGCCACGGGAGCTTTTCCGTAAAGACCGGAACCTTGACAACACCTACTACTACACTGTCCTGGGCATGGATGGTAATGTTAAGAGGTGGCTGATACATAGAAATTACTGGGAGGTAGTCAATGTCTCCCGTAAGCGGTATCATGGTGGCATTAAAACATTAATCACTGCAACCAGAGTTGGGAGTGCGTAAATGCGATACGACTTAGATATTCAACCCGGACCAACCCTTACCCCGCGTGTCTCAGTGACGCAGAGGAACAAGGCCCGAGAGAACACTCAGCTTTTAGGTCAGATGCTATTGGCCGGAGTTACGGACGTTGCTCGGATCAAGGAAGTAAATCGGATCGTTTCTGAAACCCTCAGGGCAGTGAATGAGATATGAGCCACGCTACTAACAATGACCTGATTCGTTTGGTCAAGGACACTAAAGATGACTGCAAGTATGATGTTCGTACTGCGATTGATCTCTTGGCAAACCTAGAGTCCTGCAATCGCATACCCTCAGACTTCAAAGAAGGTATCGAAGCAATTATCAGCAATGCTTACTCTGCATTGGAGGCGCTGTGACTACTCTTGCTATCCGCGAACAGTTCGAAAAGGCAACGATGTACGAGTCTTTGAACGAATCCACTCGGCAGCTACTAGACTCCACTGCCTGGCCTACGTGGTGCTTGGCGTGGAGCCGTATGAAATCCTCTATTGACGTAGAGCTTCGTGAGAAAGTCCGAGGACTCCTAGCTATTTCTGAAGCAGAGTGCTACCACTTAGATAGTGTTGGCGAAGGCTCCTCTGCCAGAGTCCTCCGTAGGGAGATTACTCTGATGGACGATTACCTGACGTCATTAGACTCCTAAGACTGGTATAAGGTAAGTAGAAAGGAATTATTAGATGACCGAAGATGTTCACCAACGTATTGCCGCTACATGGGAAGCCCTGAATGAACTCGGTGATATGGTCGCCCATCGTAACCCGGAGGATGAACTTACTTTAGTTACCATGCTTCACGAGGTTGCAAAGCTTCAGGTGGCAGGCCAGTTGCCTCAATTAAACGGTGCGGAGGACATTGGTAACTCCGTGTATTACTCTTTCGCAGATCGTAACGTAGTTACCTCACAACGTTTGTTCTACGCTCTTGGGATGATTGATGATGACGGAATCTCCTTGGATGTGCTTCCGGTGCCTTCAGCCAACGGAACTCAAAAAAAAGTATGACCACAAGGCTGCCGTCTGGCGGCTAGGTTGCTCCCACTGTGGGAGCTTTGTATTCTTCAGTAGGAAGTAACTATGGACGTCAATGCAATCTTCGAGAAGTACACTCGGGAACAACTGATCGATATGCTCATGAAGGACGGCAAAGAGATCCTTCGCCGGAAACACATGCTCACTGCCTGCGGCGAAGAGATGCATCGTCTTGGATCTGATAAAAAAGAAATCCTCGATGCCATCGAAGCGGATGAAGCCAAGTGGATTAGTGGCTACTGCATCGGTTCGTACAACCAGATGCGTGGCTACATCCTTGATCTGGAGAAAGGCTTGTGTCTACGACCTAAACATATCGACGATATGTTCAAGGCTCGTAGTGACTACGTTCCTCAGGCCAGTGAGACTAAATCCCCTGCCGAGGCTATGCGTTCTCTTCAAAACGAATGCATTGAACTTCGTCAAGTCATGATTGCTGCCGCAGAAGAGATCCACGAACACTGGGACGATCACTGCGACGAAGACGGCTACGGTCCTGCAAATCTACAACGTCGTCTGGAACAAGGCGTTGCTGTGTGCTATCCAGGATACACCATGGGTGCATTCCAGAAGATGGAGCGACAAATAGAGATGCTAAATCGTCGTCTTGATAGTGTACGTAAGCAACGGGAACGAGAGGCCTCTGTCCCGGAAGTAGAAGTACTCAAAGTTTCTCGGGGAGAGGCTCCCGAAGGTTGGGCGGTGCCAGGAGGTGCGGAGAACCTCTCCTCCCCTTGGAAGGCAGAGATCGTTCGCACCTCCCCTCTCACCAAGAAACTTCGATTGGTCGTAGAAGAAGGGGACGAAGTACGGATTTCCGAGATCATCGTTGATGGCGGTGACGCTCAAGACAAGAATCTGTCGGTGCTCTACCAATTCGTCAATGCAGTGTCGAGAACCATGCATATGAAACATAAGTGGCCTATGTGGTGGAAGTTGGTTAAGGCCAACGCGTGCTTCCGTCTCTGTATGACCGGTAGCCTTTCCTACACCATCGAACCTGCCACTGATGAAGAGTTTCAGATGCTGGATTCATTCTTCAAGTATCTGGGAGCGGTCTATGACTAAGTCTTTGCTTGAGAAGTACCAGGCACTGGCGGAGTACATCCAAGGGCTGGCTACCGAGATGAACTTGGCAGGAAGAAAAGCTATGCAGTATCAGCATTCTTCGACCAGTAATCTGGGAGTAGCCAGTATCTGCAACGATGTGTCCGATTCTGGGAACAAGGTTCTTCTGGAGAACAGTCTTAGCTCTGATGATTTTTCTCTCAGCAAGAGGCTGGCCCGAGCAGAGCAGTTGCTCAACGATGCATACTGCACTCACACCCTGAACAAAGACGGTCGTTACCCAATCGAAGACTACTTCAAGGAACACGGACTGACCTTTGTTCATGAAGAGGAGAAGGGCGGATGACTCAGAGACCGACGATTGAGGATTGTCCATTCTGCGGTCCTCATAAAAACTTTGATCGACCGATGGTCATTCAAGATGATGACTCTTTCTACTACGTGTACTGCCCTATCTGCGAAGTTACTTCTGAGCATTTCTACTTGGAAGTAAAGGCGTTAGAAACCTGGAACAAACGTGCTCCAACCGCAGGGGAACTTCACTGGAAAAACAACCATGACTGTCAGGTTGCTAAGACTAGGATCTTGATCGACCGTCCGGATATGCCCGTGGAAAGGGTCAAAGCATATAAACATATCTGCGAACTCGAACTCCGAGTAGCACTACTAGAAAAACAACTGAGTACAAAGCAATGACGCGTCGTGCAATAGAACTGGTAGGTACTGGTATAAGGCATTTGTAGCTAGAACAATAATTCAATCCGGGAGGATCAAAGTGGAAAACTGTGTATTTTGTGGAGCACATTCGTTAGAACCAACGGTGTGCTCTTGTGACAAAGACTTCGAGGTCTTCGGCGACGGCGTCGAGATCGACATTCCAATCAGACTTACACCTAAGGAGGCCTCGGCTGCAACTTGGGGAGGCAACGATGCGTAACGTAGAAAAACAAGCACAGGCACTGAAGTTAGCGTTGGAGGCGGCTACTGATATCCAAGCCAATCCAGGTTGGGACTATGCTCATATCGTGGCCTGTATCCAGGGTGCGATCTTGGATATGCCACTGGTTCCAACGGACATCACTACTGGCCTTGTCCAGCATATGCCTAAGGTAAACGAAGGTTACGATATGGTCGTGACTGACGGGGAGTTCCCCTCTGTAACGTTGACAGTTCCGGGGCACAGTTACACGTATGCGGTTCGTGGCGATGTAGAGGCTATTAAAAAGCTTCAACGAGCAATCGCTATCACCAATCCTAATGACCTTAAGAAGTTCATCGTGGCGGCAACTTCGTACGGAGTTACCGTGACTGTAGAGGATATGACTCTGCCCCACGTACGGAGAGAGCGTACTGCTACCATCGCTTACGTCAAGGGTGAAACCGGTGAGTTAACTGCGCTTGACTTCATCCGACACACTTTCAAAAACTCTCCAATTGAGGCCTTCCCACAATGAAAGACTTTTTATTCAGCAAACTCAAGTTCACCACCTGGTTCAGCATCATCCTGACGGGTGTGCTTATCACCTCCGCTATCCTGGATGGTGGCAAGACAAGTCTTCTCCCTATCCTGCTCCTCGCGGCATTTCCCATCGGAGTCCTTCTCCTTACTATCCACCTTCGGCGCAAGGAGCGTGAGGACAGCGAAGGTTTTCGTAGGCCGAAGCCTGAAGATATTCGTGATTACCGCGAGGCTATGATCGACGGCCTCATGGGCATCCTCCTGTCCGCAACAGTGATCTACTACGGTCATGTAGCAGAGAAAATCGTTGCCATTGTCGTGAGCGTAATCATCGTTCGCCTGATGGCTATTCTGTACAAAAGCTGCAAGGAGTAAACAAAATGGCAGTAGAGGCCTTCCAGTGTGATGTAGAGAAGACGATCCGAGCTATGGCTGCCGAGGGTCGTTCAAAGAAAGAAATTCAGGAGGCCCTTGGTGTCAACCGGAACACTTTGAAGTACATGCTGGAAGCCTTGGGGGATGTTCGCTTCCGCCATGGATCTGTCTTCGAAGTACGTGGCTTCAAGGGAACTATCGAGGAGATCTTGAGACACTTCAAACTCGATATGTGTACCTCAACGGTACACTGGCGCATGGAAAAGGGTCAGTCTCTGGAAGAAGTTTTCTTCGTACCTCCTGTGGGTGAGAGATTCACTTATAAAGGTTTCCGAGGTACCACTACTCAGATAATCCGTCACTTCAACCTGAGCATCTCCCGGGATACTGCATTCAAGCGAATCAAACGGGGGATATCGGTGGATGAGGCTTTCTCCCCGGCACAACCCCATACTCGTGCAGCTCATCAAAAAATCGGTCGCTACAAAGTCTACACGGTCAATGGAGTAACGGATAACCTGGCTAAGCTCCATGCCCAGTTCAAACCACCGTTAGCGGTAGAGACAATTCGTAGACTTATCCGTGCAGGTATGTCTGCTGAAGACGCCTTTAAAGAGAAGAAGGGTAAGCTTACTGTCCGGGGCTTCACTGGGTTTATTCCGGATATCCTCAAGCACTTCAAACTAGACATCTGCAAGAGTACGGTCTCTCACCGTATCACCTATTACAAATGGGATGAGGACCGTGCGTTCTTCACTCCACCAGACATCACTAGATCAAGGTACAACGAGTATGAGCGAGCAAACTGTATTCCAGCGAGCGTTGGACCTGTACACCCCTCCATTCACGTTTAACAAGTATGGGTACCTAAATGATTCTACTAGCACGATGGTTGCTGACAACCACGTTGAAGACGCTGTTGAAGAGACAGGCGTTGAAGCTTTTCTGCGAGTTCGCGGCTGGGGCCGCATCTCGTATCTCCCAGAGCCTGAAAAACTTCAGGACCAAGTAGGAGAGATCATCGGTCAAGCGTTGACTGAGTTCTGGTTGAAGCATTGTGGCAAAGAGTCTCTCCGGGCAATTCCTTACCCTGATCGTTACGGCATTAACAAGCGTGGGGAGGTCACCGAAGACAAGAGTGGTAAGTATGTCCTGCGTCGTGACTATGACGTGGCAAACACTACTCTTAACGCGGCGTTAAGTCACATGTCGGATCAGGAGGAGACCATTCGTCAGCTTCGTGCTGAACTTGCCTCCGCTAAAGAGACCCTTGCCCTCGTACCCTTTAAGTTCTAAGGAATAACCATGACTCACCCAACCCGTACTCCTCGTGTAATGAATGGTCAGTCTCGGACTGCTGACAAGTTCGTAGTTCGTCTCGAAGACGGTCTCCGGGATCGTATCGCAGTCCTGGCCCGTGCGGGTCGTCAAAGCATGAACGCATACATGATCAGTGCTTTGAACGAAGTTGTGACCAGGGATGAAGACAACGTGGTGGAGAAGAGAACTCCTATCGGTAAAGACATGCCGTGTATGTTCAATGGCGAGGTAGCGATCCTTCTCAAGACATACTTCAACAACGGTCTACTCACCGCTGACGTTGTAACTGCGAAAGGCGAAGGTTGGTCTGTGCTGTACGATACTCTTCAGCCGTATTGACAAAACCCGGTCACTACCATAGACTCATAGGCGTGGAATCCCCCACGACCTCTTGAGTTTATAGACATGACTACTCCTCGTACCAACGCCGTTACTACCCCTGCTCCACGAGTTAATTCGTACTTCCTGGTTGAACGTGGTACACTCCGTGTGCGCCTCGGCCCAATGTTGACCCGAGAGGAAGCTCGCCAAGTCAAGCGTTCCTACTCTGACAACGACATGCTTCAGATTGCAAAATCTTCGTTCTGCGAATTCGTTCGTTAAGAACTGACCTCAGGGTCAAGAGAGAGGACTTCGGTCCTCTTTTCTTTTAGCTAGTAGAATAGCAATCTTCTATTGATCAACGATCAGTCATAGTCCAATCCTATCCAATCCCCTCCGCCCATGTCTAAATGTGTAAAGTATTCTCAACACCCTGAGTCAGATGTCGAACAGGGTTACGACTACTTGTTGATATTCGTTCTCATTATCTAAGACATCAAGACATGACTTTTCTACTTTTAGACATTTTTAGACAAAACTAGACAAAGTCATGTCTACGCTGAGAGGCCCGTCCTAGAGCGATTAGACAAAGTTTTAGACATTTCCAAAAGTTCATGTCTAAGTCATGTCTACGGCTGCAGCCCAGGCGGGCCGTGGCTTTCAGCCTCTTTTAGACAAAAAGACATGAATTTTCTCCGCACGAGCACCCAGAGCTTGGAAACACACAAATAAAAAAACAACTCTACAACCTCGTGTTCAACATTCTTTACACAACAGCCATAGCCATGTCATGGGTACATATATATAGTTATAAATATATAAATATATATAGTATGTATATGACTGTCTCCATTTCTTGTTTTTTATTTCCTGGTTTCTGAGCCCTAGTGCTTGTGCGGAGAAAATTCATGTCTAAATGTCTAGCGCACCCCTCAAAGCCATACGGGCCGCGGCCTGCAGCCGTAGACATGACTTAGACAAAACTTTGTCTAGATGTCTAATATTTTGTCTAAAGGCTCTAGCACGGGCCTCTTAGCGTAGACATGGTTTGTCTACGGCTTAGACATGCCTCTGGAGGCCACGTAGATCAAGGCCTCTTTCCGCGCAGGCTCTAGATCAATGGTTTCAGAGGTGCTTTGAAGGGCCTCGCCGCAGTATTCTACTACGACCATACCTACGATCACCCTGAGACCCCTTCCTACGCACTGTGAGCTCCTGAGATGCGATCTGAGCAACGATCTAACTTCACCCCTGGCAAGGGTAGCTCCTAGATCCAGTCGTGGCTCTAAGAGACCTTACAGATCGTTTCCTAAAAAACAGACTTCCCCACATCGACCTATGTGTGGTATAACAATGATGTAACACCCCATAACACTTAGAGGTTTTCACCATGTCTACTAACTTCAAACCGATCGGGGGCCTGGGAGATACGGCCACCCCATCCGGAAAAGTTAAGAAACCAAGAGCCAAGAAGACGAACGAGCTGAGCTTGGACGAGCTGTACGCCAAGGCAGCCGAGATCGGGAAGATGATGCCTTCGATCCGGAAGCAGATCATCGAGAAGGAAGACTTCTCCAAGATCCAGGATCGGTACTGCAACTCGGCCTGTGGTCTGTGCCCATCCAGTCGTCGTCCTAAACAAGTGACTTTGACCACTCAACAGGTCGATATCGTCATAGTTCAGGACCACAACGCTTTAGCCCAGATGTACAAATCCTCTGATGAAATGGAGCGTATCTACCGGGACATCATTGGCTTCCTGGCTCAGAAATATTTTCAACGGTTGAGCTACGCCGTAGTCAGTACTCTTAAGTGCTTGCCGCAAGCGTCTGACCTTCGGGGTCAAACCGTGACAACCACCAAGATCAAACCATGTACTCCCTACCTTCACGAGGAACTTCGCAGGATCAAGCCTAAGGCGATCATCGTGATGTCTACGAACTCGATCAGTGCTCTGGGTATCAAGGCCACCTGTTCGTCTAACCGTGGTGAATTCCACACGACTGACTACGGTACTGCGGTGATCACTCTCCACCCTAAGTCCTTGACGATGATCCGTCAGAATGCCTCAGGTAAAGAATGGGGTCCGGACTACTTCGAAGTCCTTGATCGTGACTTCGCTAAGGCTGCACGGATTGCTCGTGGCGACCTGAAGGTAGTAAGTCTTGACGATGCTCTGGCCGAAGCTTCAACTCGGATCACCATTGCTCGATCTATGACTGACGTCAGAGCCATGATCAAGATCCTTAACGACCTTCCGGCGAACAAGATCATCAGCTTCGACTTGGAGACGACGAGCCTTGATGCCTGGGCGGCTAACGCAAAGATCATCACTGCTCAGTTCGGATACACGGACCCTGCGGATGGCGTGATTAAGGCATTGGTATTCCCTCTGTGGCACAGGGCCAACAACTTCTACGATTCAAACGAAGCTTGGCCGTTGATTGCAGAATTGCTTCTGTCTCAACGACCTAAGGTTGGTCACAACATCAAGTTCGATATCATTTACACCTTCGTTACTACCGGTGTCCGTGTGGTTAACGCTGCGTTCGATACGTTGCTGTTACTGCACGCGATCAACTCTGGGTTGAAGAACAACTACAGTCTGAAGAAGGCTGTCTGGGACTTCTTACCTGAGAGTGGTCTTGGCGGGTACGAAGACAAGCTCCCTGCCCTGACCAAGAGGAAGAAGGTGGTTGAAGGCGAAGAAGAGTCCGAGGAAGAGGAGGTGGGGGAATGCGACGAATAAAGCTGAGGATATACGAGAGGAGTAACTTCTACATCCGTAAGGCGAGTGCCGACGGCTCTCTGGTAGAGATTCAGAATCAGTACTCAGGAATCATTGTTAAGAATCCAAGGATCAGATTTTCTCTGGTCCACGGGGTTCACTTAGTGGATAACAGCTACGAGGGCAATTTCTTTAACGACGGTTGGCTTCAGGACACCAATTCCCGGGGCTTCGAACAGAACGCTTACACGCGGGAGAACTACCGGGGATGAAACTCTTCCTAAAACCAAAGCCTGGAGAGACGATCAAGTATCTGGGGTTGGGTAGTTTCCGAGGAGACTACTACCGACGTGCGATAAGTGTTACGCCTGTGGATGGTTTCAACGTTCAGCTCGTACGGATTAACACTGTCGTCAATCCTCGTGCGCTAAGGGGTGTTCTTGGTCCCTACCTTCTTTTTGAAGACCCGGGGAATGGCTTTGATTACACCCTCGAAACCACGGTTACGAAGGGGTTCCCCCGTGCCCCTAGCCCTGTCCACCTCAAAGCGGAATGGATAAGCACTATCGTTAGCGCAGAGATGATGAGTGATACTCAGTATGCGGCTGCGTTTGAACGGGAGCTGCGTAATAGGCTTGTCCGTTTTATTAACTTAAAGGCGAAAGGGCTTGGGGTTACCCATGAGATTTCTGGGGCAGATCTTCGGATCAGATTCGACATGCAGCCAGTTCCAGATGACCCTGAACACGTCCGTTGCTCAGTAACCTCTTCCGAACTTTACTTAGCTGTGATATCGTCTAGGCCTAGTGAAATACTCCAACGGGCCAACTTTCGATGATGATATCTACGATGAGGCTGAGTAAGCCTCTTGAGTTAAGGCTACATGTAGAAGATGCGATTATCGAGGCCAGTGTCTACTCTGCTGATGGCGGGTTCTTGGCACCGGCCTTCTCGTATGTCATGGGCAGTCCTATGGATCTTCGTAGGTCTGTCCTTGGTGTTCACTTCTTTCAGCCTGAGAGGTGTCCGGGAGAAGTAGTCCACGTTGACATCACCGCCAGCATTAAGTTCGGTACCCAAGTTCTTAGCGACTACCGAGAAATGGTCAAACCCTTCCCACTAACCACAGAGTGATCTGAGATGTATTCAAACGTCTTGTTTAGTTTGCCTCCGGAAGCGAGGCTCTCTCTTAGGACTCCCAAGGACTTCTTTTCGAACGACCCTGTAAAAAGGGTAGTATCGATCATGCATGACCCGGGTGGACCTGGTACAGAGAAGTTGGCAACCAACGTAGTGAGCCTGCTTCTAGGCTCTCCGGTGAAACTACTGCGTGCAATCAAAGGGGCCCGGTTCGTTCAAGGTTCAGTCAATGATCCGGATCGATTGTCGGTGTGTAGTTTTTACGTTGACGGGGAGGAGGCGGTAAAGAAGTCTTCTAACGTCTACGAGGCAAACCTTGAGGCTATGGGTCGATTCAAGTCTATGGCGGAGAAGCCTTTGGGGGTAGGGAGATACCAATCAAATCTCTGTCAAGAGGTTTACCTGGGACCGTCATACCCCTCGTCTTTCCCAGATGTTACCGACGATAGTACTCTAGTCGAAAGCCAGACTATCCGTGATATTCACCTGGCTCGTTTGTCGCGGATGACAGATCGTGTAGGTGGGGTATATGGAGTCCACGCATTTGATAGATGGGCTAACGAAAGACCGATAGGAGCTATGACCACAACTATTGGTGGGCCCCACGATACCTTCCGAGCTGCGGATTTTGATGGTGACGTTACTGCGGAATGGCGTAATGTTCGGCAGGGTGCCATGGCGGAATTAGCCGATATGGCCGCACGTCAAATTAATGACAACATGGGTCGTAATGGGTTTCTTCGTCAGATGACGAGGGCACAAGAACTGACTATTGTCGATGAAATAGATCGAGAGATTGTTAGAGAGTTGACTTTGGGAAGGCAGAATTCTCGTAACGAAGCCTCTCGTCGTATTAATCGGTTTGGGGAAGAACTTCATACCCAGTTCTACGATGAGATTGCTCGATCTGCGAGTACTGTGACTTACCGTACGGACGACATTCGGCCTCACCTACCACAGAACCAACGTAACCGAGGACCCGTTCCTCGTAACCAACGCTGGTAAACAAGGGCCCCATTAAGGGGCCTTTTCTTTGGTATAAACAAAGTGCAATCCATAGCTTAGGAGGCTCTGATGCCCAAGATAGTACCGTTGGTGGACATCCCTATGAATGCGTTTTTTAAGACGGGGCACGACCATAACAGTTCGATGCTCCACGCTTTGCGCAAGAAGACGAGACGTGCAGATGGTTTCTTCATGTTCATGTCGGAGATCATGATTAATGACACTTTCCCCCTGACAGGTCTTCGGTTTACCGGGTCTTGGCGGTTGGGGAAGATCAGTCTTACTCCGAGTAAGGATACGGACTACAAACTTGAAGTCTATCGTCGTTCTCTTTATCTGACTGGAACCTTAGGTACGGTCTACGAAGTAGAAGCGATGGATGACCATGCTCTTGCTGAGGCATTGCGCTCCTTGGAGAAAGGGGAAGACATCAGTCGCTACCCTTCCAAGTGGAACGTATCTGAATCCAAAACTTTCGCCGAAACCGGCTTTGATATTGTCTGAGGAAGTAACCATGTTCGAATACAAGAATGTAAAGCCGCTGACCAATGTTCCACTCGCTTGCTTCAAAGCTATGGGTCTTAGCCGAGATCGGGATCTGTACGAACTTCGTCTTGGTGCTGTACGCAATGATGGTTACTTCCTGGTGAAGCTGCGTGAGGATGAGAGCAGCGTATCTGCGTTCACCCTTGAAGGTGATCACGCCGGTTCGTACTTCATCGGTCAGATTCAGCCAAGCCCTTCGGCAGTAGATCCTAACCGTGTGTATCACGAACTGTTCATCCACGGTGGCAGCCGAGACGCAACTGCGTTCTGCAAGCACCCAAGCGAGATTATGAATCTCCTCAAGGGCCTTGAGCTAAACGGGACAGATAGTCTGTTCGGTCTCTCCGAGTACTGGGAGGCATCCTTGGATCATCCTTTCCAAGAGAAGTTTGTAGAGCATCCTCAGGATCTTCGTTTCGAGATGCTGTTCGGGGATAACTCTTTGTTCGGTGGCAACTCTCAGATGGATGATGGTGACATGGACGATTACTTTGGTATGGGTGGCATGGGCTCGGGAGGTATCTACGAATGAGTGGTGGAAATATCAAACCGCTGCACGCGATGCCTCAGTACTGCTTCCCAGGCGTCAAAGGTGATCCAGGTGTCCTAAAGGCAGTACGGACTATGGCCAAGCCTATCCATGGTATGTTCATGGTTCGTAACTTGAACACCGAACAGACGTTGGGTTCGTTTGTCATGGGTAACACCTCCGGCTACGATGGTCGTTGGTTTCTTGGTCGTATTCGTAAACACAAAACCCAACCAGGCCGTTTCGAAATTCTGATCCGTCGTAATAAGACGTGCTACTATAAAACCGTCGATTCTGAACATGATCTTGCAGACGAATTGCGGTTCATGGACGTAGATGCAGACGTCGAATTCTCTAGCGCTTCCGGTGGGTGGATAACTACGCCCGACGCAGAGTTTACAGAAATAGGGTTCTCCTCTGGGGAGCCATCGAGGACAAACGGATGGGAAAGTCTGTCGCAGTAAAAGAAGAAGCACCGGTATACAACACGTATGAGGACTTCCCTCCGGAGGATCTCTACCAGTATGCTGGTGTTGACTGCTTAGCGACAACGGGGGTACTGAACGCAGTATTCCCCAAGATCGTAGAGCAGAAGTCGTACATGTATTCAAACGGTGGGATCATCGTAGGTGGTAAAGCGCCTGCGATCATCGACTTCATGGATAAGGTAGAAATGCCTGCACATGAGTTCCTCATTGACCTGGAATTGAATGGTCTTCGGTACGATGTAGAACTGAATAAGAGCCAGTCGAAGAAGATTCAGGAGGAGTTGCCAGCGTTAGAGGACAACGTCTTCTCCTTGTTCGGGAAGAAGTTCAACCCTGACTCGGGTAAGGAACTCGGGGATCTTCTTTATCGTGAGCTTGGGTTTACCCCGCCGAGTTACACGAAGAAGAATGAGCCGTCTGTCGATGGGGACGCACTGGCTTCCTTGGCTAAGACCCATGACCTTGAATGGTTACGGGTCCTTGCTAGACGAAACAACCTGGCATCGGTAGACCGTACGTTCTTCCGTAACTATGTCAGTGACTTCGTGAAGTCTGACGGTCGTATTCACCCGAGTTACAACCTCTTCGGTACTAGTTCGTATCGAATCACCGGTGACAAACCAAACCTCACCCAATTGCCTAACGCCCAGACCGAGTCGAAGCTTGGGTATGCGATTCGACAGTGCTACATCGCTGATCCCGGTCACCTGTTCCTCTGTGCTGACCAAAGCTCTGCCGAAGTGAAGATCTTGGGTGCTCTGTGTAAAGACCCGAAACTGCTCCGGGCTATTGCAGAAGGTAAGGACTTCCACTCGTACTCTGCTAGTCAGATGCATGGCATTCCTTACGAAGAGATCGTCTGGCACTTGGACTACGAAGGTGACGACGTTGCTATCCTTGCTATCAAGAAGAAGTACAAAGGCTTGCGTCAAGGCTCGAAGGCTCTGACCTTCGGAATCCTTTATGGCTCCAGCGTTAAGGGCATCGCTTACAACCTGAACATCACCGAAGCGGAAGCTACTCGTCTCATCGCAATGTACTTCAAAGAGTTCCCACTCATTGAGGTGTATGTGAACGACGCTCATGCAATGGCGAAGTACAACCATTACGTGATGAACACCTTCGGTCAGGCCAAACGTGAATACGGGGCTATGGACATCTTCCGTAAGACTGCGGTTTACAACGCAGCTTTCCGGAACGCTCAGAACGTACGTGTTCAGAGTACTGCGTCTACTACCGGTCTGTACGCCTTCTCGAAGTTGAACGAGGCGATCAAACCAATCGGTGGTCGTTCTATCTGCACTGTGTATGACTCTGTTGAACTTGAAGTTCCTTTCAAGAAGACCGCAGAGACCATCGAAGCCACCTTCTACACGATGGAAGATCGTCTGGTAGAAGACTTCGACTGGTTGGATCTACCGATAGCCATCGACTGTGAGATCGGCCCTAACTGGGGTCAGCAGGTCAAGGTTCATCGTGGTATCACCCAGGCAGAAGTTGAGAAACTGATGCTGGATAAATACCAAATAAACATGGCTGCATAACGAAGAGGAGGCTTAGGCCTCCTTTTTCTTTTAAGAGGATTGAACGATGCAACTTGTACAGGCATTGGTAGATCGTTTCTATTTAGTACCGCTACCCAAAGAAACCTATATGAAGGTTCATGAGAACTCGTATCGGATTTTCCAAGTAGGCAAGGATCGTATCTGGTATGCCTTGGATCGTGAGGGCTCCCCGGTAAACGTCCTTACGGTGGGTCAAGAAAGGAGTCTAACGATAGTGAGAGTAACCATCTCTCCGCCTAAGAAACTTAACCAGAAACAACGATATGTCTTTGACTGTCGGTTTATTAGTGAATGAGCGGAGGGGTTATGAACTTTGTTCAAACAATGATTGACCGTCTAATAGGCGTACCTCTCCCCAAGGAGTTGTACCTCCGGATAAAAGAGACGCCGTACCGTATAGTCGGCGTAGACAGCAAGGGTGTGTATTACACGCATATTAATGAGACAGGTCGAAGCCTTCTGGCTCCTCATGTCTACAGCGACCTGAATATTAAAGGTTTCTCAGTAGAGACCGAGAGGAAGCTGGTAAACACACCTAAGTACTTCATCGACTGTCAGTTTGATTACTGAGTAGGGGGAGTTATGCAGTTTGTAAGTGAAATGATCCGGCGTTTCTCTGGACGTGTACTTCCCCGAGATACGTTCCTGACACTGGGTAGTAGCACCCACCGAATAGCAAAGGTTACTGACAAAGGGATCTATCTACGGATAGGGGGACGAATGCAGGAAGAGTGCATAACGGTAGAGAGCAACCCATCCATGCGGCTTATGGTGGTCAAAATTTCTTCCGCTAAAAAGTTAGTAAAGAAACCGCGTATATACTTTGAGTGCCGCTATAGCTAGGAGGTGTTATGCGATTAATAGAAACGTTGAAGCGCCACCTACTTGGCAAGGCGGTAGGTAACGATCTTTGGCTTTCCCTCGCCGGAGTAAGTTATCAAATCACGGAGGTAATTCCAGGTGGTATTCGGTACCGGCATCTTGGGTCTTCCAGCACAGGAGTCTTGGATGAAGGCACCTATAAGAACCTGCACATCCAAACTGTGAAGATAGAGAATTCTAACAAAGTTCTCGAACGTGGACGCATCCACCTCTACTGTAGGTATAAATGAGTATGGACTTCGTTAGCACGTTGGTGCGTCTTTTCGATGGCCTTGGTAGTCCTGAGGGGCTATCTTTCAAGTATGGAGATAGGAGTTACCCCATAGAGGAAGTAGGTGCTGACTTTATAAAGTATCGGACTGATTACAACGTAGAAGTGTTGTATGCAAAAGCGACAAGCTACAGGTACTACATACGTGGTGTCCGCATCCGTGGAAGCAGCTTGATCCATGGAAAAAGAAGAATCGTTATAGATATAGGGAGTGGATGAATGTACTTTGCAACGATGATGGTGAAACTGTTCTCGAACCAGAGTATGCCTCGTGGTGTTTACTTCAAGTACTCTCGTCGGTACTACTTGATAACCGGTGTTGAGGGTAGCCAAGTTGACTACCTGTCTGATGACGGGGGTTCTGGATCACTGACTGCTGGCCGCTCTGATTACCGTGTTCGATCAGTGACCACAGAGGGTAGCCGTTTCCTCCCATCTAAGCGACGTGTCGTGATTGATATCGGAGGTAACAGTTGATGGACTTCGCACGAACGATGATCAAGCTATTCGCCAACAAGGATATTCCCAACGGGGTCTACTTCAAATACGGTCGTAGGCTTTACAAGATCCACATGGTTACCAACCTAAGAATTCACTACCATACGGATACTGGGACACCTGCCTCGTTAGAGGTCGCCCGAAATACTGCGTATAGCATACGTTCAGTTATCACCGAAGGGAGCCGTCTGATTAAGAACTCTTCAAAAACGATAATCGATATCGGTGGAGCGGCCTAGTGGACTTCGTAACTACGATGGTGGAGAGGTTTGGTAGCAGGGCGTTAGACGCTCCGGTAAGCTTCGAGTACCGGGGAGTAGATTACCCAATACTATCGGTGAATAAGGATCGGTTGAAGTATCGTTTTTCGGATGGCGATGAGGATACTTTATCCGTAGTCGCACACAAAGGGCTCTTCACCGTGACCGATATCATACTGAAGGGCAGTCGTTTGGTTTGTAGAGCGGTACTATTCAAAGTAGAGGCTTAATAATGAGCAAAGACGTAATTGATCTTCTTCGGTACGTAGCCTTGACTGAGCTTGAGGCAAACCCAGAGAACGACCCTCTTAAGCAGCAGTTACTGATCATGGACAGTACCGAAGGAAACATATCCAGGGTGTACAAGCTCCTTGGTCGTTACGAGCATCCAGTCATCACTAACAAGATCTGGACTGACGCAGTGGCTAGCGGAGATACCACCACTGGCTACTGGGACTGGGTATTCCACGTTCTGACCACCGACGACACCCATGCAGCCTTCATCGACCGAGCCATGCAGGCAAGGATCGAACTAATCTCCAAAACCTAAGAACGGGCCCAGTCAGGGCCTTTCTTTTACGTATCCTAAAAAACACGGGTATAAGGGAAGTAATGAACCTCTATTGTTTAGGTAGAATGCTATGAGGATGACCGAGGTACTAAGTAGATTGCGTAAGGAAGGGATACAAGGCCCTACCACAACTCTTCTGTTACAGCTTGACGTCGTACATGGGGATAATCCTGCGGGGTACGTGGAGACTATGGAGGTTCTCAAAATAGATTCGGATAACACGATAGAGTGGCGTGCTTTAGAAGTGGGCTTAGTAATAGACACGGGGAGAGCATCTCCTTCTTATTCAGCTAACTGCCACGTTAAAAAAGTGTCATTTCGACGAAGCCTGGTTAAAGCGAGTGCTTTGAATTTCTTTTGTGAGTATCGGTACAATACGGAGTTCTAAACATGAAACACGTTAAAGGCGATTTGATCCTAGGCTTCAGCGAAGGTGACTTCGACGTAATCGTCCACGGTTGTAACTGTGGTAATAACATGGGCGATGGCATTGCCAGGACTATCAAGGAGAAATACCCGGAAGCTTACGAGGCGGATTGCCGTACGGTTCGTTTCGACAAAACGAAGTTGGGGACGTACACCCACGCAGATATCTACCGGGATCTCCGAAACTCAGACGGTGTTCGTCGTGGAGTCTTTTTAGGTACGATCATCAATGCCTATACCCAGTTCCACTGGTACGGCAAGGGTGTTCTCTGTGACTACGATGCGTTGCGATCTGTGTTCAGGCAGTTGAAGCCGGACTACGGTAATCAAGGCAAGTCCTTCGGTGTGCCTGCGATTGGAGCTGCTCGTGCTGGCGGTGACTGGCGGATCATTTCTGCAATCATCGACGAAGAGCTGGAAGGCGAGGAAGTGATCTTCGTTGAGTACAACGGTGTTGACGCTGTTCGTGGTGATTACAAGAGGAATATGAGATGAGTGAGCTACAAGAGAAGGGTGCTTTGATGACTTTTCTGTCTAAGTTTGTACAGCCTAAGACAGAGGTTTCTACCTACGGTACGCGAGTTATTGCTCGTAAGCAGAGCACGGTGGACCGCTTAGTTTTTCTCGACGATCATGACCCGTTTGACGTTGCGCTAGTGAAGATGAAGCTGGACAAGATGTTCCGCAGTTCATTCTTCAGTATTTGCGAGGTAACGGAGGCGGTTGATTTCCTCAAGTTATCCACAGTTGACACTAAGCACACTCTGAACCGTCTTCGACTGCTTCACTGCACTCATTGGTACGGCATGGACAAGAACTTGAAGGAGTTGATCCCAGAGATGATCTCTGAGATTCTTACCGAAGGTGCTTACGTTTCCGTCCCGTCCGGGGTGGTATCAACGCAATAGGTGAGATATGAGGAAGTCATTGGTCAATGGTTACGACTTAAGGATTCTAGATGGTAAGGTGAAAAGAGTCGTTAGGGTCGGTATCGTTACGGACGGGGCTCGTAAGAGTGGGTGGACTAGGGTTGGAGCCCTCACCTCTCAATGGGGATCTGCGAATGATCTATGTGTCCAGGAAGAGTTTGTACAATTCCCAGTCATGTACCCTAACGTACCGTCCGTTGTTCAGGTAAGTACGGGGTACATTTCCGATATAACTCGTTACGGATTCCGATGGATTCGTGAACTTAGCCTTGAGCCCTCTCTCTGGTTTTCCGCAGGGTTATCGCCAAGTTAATATCCAACCAATCGCAACGGAGAACCGCGAATGAGTTGGAAAAAAACCAGATATTGCTACTGTGGTAATTGCCGGTTTCACAATCAGGCAGAGAAGGGCTGGGAGTCATGCCCGGATGAATCGAATCCTGAACGTGGTAAGGGTAGCTGGCTGTGGATCAAGGTGATATCCTCTGGTGATCATGAAGGCGAAGACCGTGCTTATCTAAAAGTGCAGTTGAAGTCTCAAGTCATCGAGGATGTTGGAAGTGACCACTGAAACGTACCACTATGGCTGTGACCCCGCTTGGCGAACTCACACAGTCACCATCCTGAACCAAGATCATAAAGTTATGTGGTCGAAGGTAATGGACTTGTCTGTCGGTGGGTTTTCGAAGTCTCTTGACCAGATCCCCATGGAGCAGTACCCCCCTAAGACTATCGTTTTTGAGCGATACGTCTCCTACGCTGGCAAAGCAAACAAATATTCCGAGTACATCCTTATGGCTCTTGGTGCTACCATGGACCGAACGAGGATGGCTGAGCAATTCTTTTTCAGAGCGCTTGATTGGAAGACTGCCTTGGTTAAGAGGGAGTTCCGGGAGAGAGGCTTTGTCAACGAAAGTACTCGGATGGACAAGAAGTTCAGCAAAGCAATGGCATTACACTTGACCGGTCACAAGTTCAAAACTGACCATGAAGCAGATGCTGCGTGTTTAGCAGCCATAGGAATAAGAAGTGGACCAGGCCTTAGATCCGCCCCTTTTGAAACCGCCTAAGAAGATTTTCTTCGGCTCAGATTTCCATTATGAGCGCTTTGGCAATCAATATGCCCCAGCTATGACCAAGGACTATATTCCGGAAGATGCTCCTTTCGACTATCTGATCCTTGCGGGCGACATGACTCATACCCTCCACGTACCCGGACTCCTCAAAGCAGTTCGTGAGTACAGCGGTGTTCCTGTCTTCTACACACCAGGCAACCATGAGTTCTGGGATGGTGTCAAGCATCACTGGAACATGGACGAACAAGTCCAATACATGCGGGAGGGCTTGGCAAAGGTCGAGGGAGTTACCTTCCTTTACAACGAAGGCATGGACATTCCCGACACCAACTACTCGATCTTCATGTCTCCGTGGTTCACCAACCTCGTTAAGTACGAAGATTACGACGCAGACGGTAACGTCTTCCAAGTACCTCAGTCTGAGATCCAGAAGTGCATCGGGGATTACCACCGTAGCCGAGTCAATGGATTCATGTTGACTGCTGAAGATCACATCAAGATGAATCAGGAGGCAGTGTCTGCGTTGGAGACCTGGCTTGAGAGAGACGTTCTTAGTAAGGGCCGTATCCCGATCATCGTTACTCACTTTGGTCCGTCACGTCGTAGTGCTCATCGAGACTTCCCTCAGCGGGATATCGTTGCAGCTTACTTCAATACCGACTATCTTGACGACGGTGGTCCGGGCTACATCTGGCCTAAGGGCTCTACCTGGATTCACGGTCACACCCATCAGAACGTCGATTATATGATCGGGGATATGCGGGTGGTCACCAACCAGTACGGTTACAAAGGCGAGTCGAGCACTAACGACTCTTTCGAATTCATGAAGCACATAGAGGTTAGGTAATGGGTATGGCTAGTTGGTGGGCAGGCAAGTTTGGCAAGAAAGAGAAGCAGAAGAACAAAGATAAGAAGTCGCAGCAGTACTTCAACAATTCTGTTTCGTCTCACGTCCAGGCTCGTAACGAAGTTGCGTCTGAGTACAGCACGGCTATCGCCAAGCTTAAGCAGAAGCTATCTCCGGAAGAGCGTTACCGTAACCTGGTAATCACCTACCGGTCAGGGCGTGATCTTCTCGTAGTTCCGGAAGCCTGGATGGGCCGGGACATTATCGTCAACTGCACTTGCCGCAAGATCTACGTGGATACTCCACTCCCAGCAATCGTGAGGACTCGATAATGACACATGTTACCAAGATCAAAATCTCGTTAGAAGTGAGCATGCATCACAGTGCTCCTGACGAAGTCAAATCTGACGAAGAAGTAAAAGAGGGTGTCAAGCAAGGTCTTGAAGATATGTTAGGGTGGGGTAGCCTCCCCGAGGATATAAAGCTCGATGCGTATTTCTGCGAAGTGAGTACCTCTGAAAAGGAGCCAGGCAATGGTGAAGTATCCACTCTCAACGGAGGTGTAGACCAATGCGTGTAGTTCTGCACATCCAGGATGATGGCCTGGAAGAGGAGGAGCTCCTAGAACTGATTGAAGAGACGTTGGCCGAAGAGGGCATCGTTGCTGTTGCCCACATGGAGGAAGACGAATGAAGATCGTACTTGATGTCCCTGACGTCCATGACGACTCAGGTAAGGACATGTTTGATTTCGTAGGGGAGCTGTGTGATAAGTATGAAATCGCAGCAACTATGTCGGTTATCCCTGAACCTGCGAAACCGGCTGCTCCACCTGCTTACCTGGACTTCTGTCTGACTTTCACCGGGACCGTTGGTATCGGTAAGGCGGAGGAAGGCGAGTGGGTCCATAACCGATACTCTTTGGGGACCACGTTGGAGTCCTTGATCCAGCGGGCGATTGATAACGGGGCTATCACCACAGATAGTAACTCAGAGCTGCTACGGCACAACTTCAATACAACTGTAAAAGTTCTCTGATCCTCAAAGATTCATAACACTGGTATAACAGTAGTGCGGAGCCTATACGGCTCCGTTTGTTTTTCCACTCCCTGAGACATAGAAAAATGACTAAGATCGATCCCCATTTCCACCTGAACATTTTGGGTAGCGCACGTCTCAAAGTTAAGGTCCTCCCACATCTGCGTGGTTACACGGTGGGTACCTGGCTTAAGCACAATGGCATCACTTGCAACCCACGCAAGGTAGAAACCCCGAGTGATTGGCGTATCTCCTACGGTGTACTTCGTCGGTTTGCCAACGCTCTGGGTACGTCGGTCGATAGTTTGTACAAAGAGTTAACCAAGTAGTACCGTTGTAGAAGCTGTTTAGTATTAATGTAAAAGGGTGGAGTTACTCTGCCCGCTTCTTATCCAATCCGAAGGTTGGTTTGGGCCGCCGCGACGAGTAAACAGCGAATGAGCATAATTACGTACGACAGACTGACTGGGGAGAAGCACCGGGATACGCTTAGACGTTCTCTTGGTGAGATCCTTTTAGGCCTAGCAGGTGCAAACAACGTTAACCAAAGTGATCTGGCCACCGTCCTGCATACTACTCAGCCGAGGATAAGTGACCTGATGAAGGGTCACTACGAGAAGTTCTCATCTGACTGGTTGTTCGAACGGATCAGCATGATTGGTTACGTCCCGTTGATCTCCTACGACACTAACAAAGGTTGGCAGGGTGGGGAATTGGCGATTCAACTCCGAAATATGGGTGAGCAGTTCTCCCTGCCTGATAGTGAGTTCCCCTGTGAAAGCTAGCCTCGAAGAAGCACAGAAGTTAATCAACAAGTACTACGAAAACAAGAACCCGACCGAGCGGTTGGGGCAATTTCTATTGAACAACATGAAGGAGGTAGTTGACTCCGAGTTGTACTACGAGGAGTGTCCTCGGGTTGCCCTTCATCTGTTCATGGATCGTTACGTAGAGACCTGTTAATATCATCTAACAACCCATTAGGAGATATGCATGAAACGTGAAGAGTACGAGGGCTTTGGCCCAATCGGTGTTGGCGAAGGTATCGGCAGTCAAGAAATTGGCACCGGTGTTGGCGAAGGTATCGGCTGCGAAGAAATTGGCACCGGTGCAGGTAGAGAGGAGGAGTGGATTTGAAACGTGAAATCGACTCAGGCCTCTTCGACGAGATGCCAGACATCTAAGCAACAATCAAACCCCGGCTAACTACCGGGGTTTTCTTTTACCCAATCGGAGAAATCCAATGACTACCTATAGCATCAACATCGACTACACCACTGGAGATAGCTTCGGTTCTGAACGACAGTTTCGCGAAGTAGGAATGAACTGGCAGAGTTTGGACCAAGCCAAGAAAGCCTTGGTTTGTATCCAGGAACACTATGCGGCTTACAAGAAATGTAACTCGGCTAACTCCTCTTCATGGTACCGAGAGAATGAACCGTTCGAGCTCTCGGACATCTCAGACAAGTCCTGGTATCACGGCCCACTTGATGCGGATAGCTGGCCAGACGCTTGGCAGCATACGGTAGTCATCGAGAAAGATGATGGAGTTGATTTCGCCATCGCTGCGTTCTGGGTCGGGTACTTCGAGACTCTCCACATGGCCGAAGTTTGTATCGCAGCAGACTCCGAGAAAGAAAATGACGATATGAGAATTTATTTCTAGACAAACTGAAAACGCGTGTTAATATTCTCTCACACCCGCTCTAGTGAACTACCGCAGCGTACGGGTACCCTCTGAGATAGTACGTGGTTTTACTCAGAGTTCGGTGAGACGGTAGTTTACTGGGGAGGACCATGCGGATATGGTGGAATCGACAGACACGAAAGGCTTAGGTCCTTTTGCCGAAAGGCGTGAGAGTTTGAATCTCTCTTTCCGCACCAGTTATAAGGCAAGAGTGAAAGCCGGACTCTGAGAAGTAAATCCGAGAGGGAGACAGATATAAACCTCTACGAACGTTTCTCTTGCTTTGTTTTACGGAGAGTTGGCAGATTGGGAATGCGCGGCGCTGTAAACGCTGTTCGAAAGTAGAAGTGGTTCGATTCCATTACTCTCCACCATATATTCCGGGATAGGCAAATTGGCAACCCCACTTGGCTGTTAACCAAGCGTTTAATTACACTGCTGGTTCGACCCCAGCTCCCGGAGCCATTTAACTAAGAGCACAGTACATGACTGAAATAGTATTTGCTTTTAACGCAATATCGAGTAGTTCTGACCGCTACCTCGGTACCTGCAGAGTAAAAGACGGAGACAGTATCTTCGGAGCTTTGCAGGACGCACTAAAAGAAGCAACCGGTGAAGAGTACGCTTACTTGGAATCGGTAGACTTGTACACTGACAACCTTGAGTACCAAGATCAGTGCAGAGGTTTTGTTTCTCTTCTTGTGAAGGACTTCCAACGAGCCTACGAGTTAGAACAATGAAACTCACAATGATCCCTATGGATCAAAACAACCGTATGTTCCGACCCATTGCCATTGGCCTTAACGAAGGTCGTCTGTTCGTAAGAACTGATTGGTGGTGGGTCGGGTTTCGCTGTACCCCCGATGGAAAAGTTAGGGCATTCATATGTCAACTGAAAGCAACTCCGTTCGCCTCGCTCGTATCGAGCTTGAGCTTCTTGAAAAACAAGCTGAAGACCCTTCTGACCTAGAATGGCAGAAGATGATGACCCGAGATGTTCTTCAGGTCGTCCAGGTCATTTCAGAGCAAGGCCACTCTGGTGGAAGTATTGGTCCTTTCCTTAACCTGGTTAGGAAGTGTGCTCTGCAAGAGAACCTTACCCCTCTTACTGGCGAAGACTCTGAGTGGAGTGAAGTAGGTCCCGCCATGTGGCAAAACAAGCGATACTCTGCGGTGTTCAAAGACGACGAAGGTAAGGCCTACGACATCGAAGGTTATATCGGTGTTGATCCTGATGGCTGGACGTACACGGGTGGCGGTAAGCAGACTACCTGCTACATCGAGTTCCCGTATACGAAGAGCCGTAAGTATTACCCTCGACATGAGCTTATTGCCAAGGCCCCGAGCTTCACTATGACATTCGAAGAGTCGCTCTGCGATACGGTCGAAGAAGTCATGGAGATCTACGTCAACGCAGGTATTCCTGTACGGGACAAAGTCCTGGTATAAGGACTGTGTAGAAGGAATGTAGCTCAACTGGTAGAGCACACCAACTTTGGTGAGTCGCAGGTTCGAATCCTGCCATTGGGCCCTTCGGGGCCCTTTCTATTTGCCTATCAAAACAAGGACTTGTCTATGTTTCTAAAAGTGGAGGGAAAGACGTACCGTAAGCGCCGTGGAAAGATTGTGGAGATTCCTAAGGAATGGGTACACGTAGTTCCACCAAAGAGCTGTAAACGGGAACGCAAACAAGCCAGCGTGGCTAAAGGACGTAGTCGTCATCGTAGTTATGTTTGGAGGAAAGATGCAGATAGTTCCGATAGCCGCATCGATTGACGAAGAGTTACCTCGGTTGCAGGACTGTGACCGCTGGGGTAATTTAGTAGTTTGGGAAAAGGGCAGAAAAAGATGGTCTATTGTGACCCTCGAACACCTTCTTGATTACCGTATTTGTTACAGTCACTGGGCATACTTGCCAAAGGACATTGAATGAAATCAGTTCTAGTATACGACTACTCCGGCCAAGGAGAAGGTCAGACGATTAAGATCGTGTTCACCAACTCACCAAGCATCACTGATGAACAAGCCTTGGCAGATATGAAGGAAGACATGGATGGGTATTTCCACGTCGGGATCAAACTCATAGACCTTGAGTGCATTGCATTCGACTCGAAGTGGATGCGGCTTATCGAGGCGCACGTACCGGTACTGTTCAAGTACATCACCGGCAATGACAAAGATTACTTGCTGAGTATTGACTATGACTATCATGTGAATTACAGTTGACGGACTAATCCTCAACGGGTACTCGCAATGAAAGTTTTGATCAACTGTAAGGACTATGAATTCGAAGAAGGTGAAAAGCTTACCTACGAGATGATCCTATCTCAGGTAGGCTACGATCCTAAATCAGTAATCACCGTAGTTTATTCTCGCGGTAACACCTGTGGCAGTCTGACCTTCGGCCAAGGTATTGGCGTTGTTGAGAATTTGAAGATCGATGCCTGTCGTACTGGCAACGCCTAAGCTTTACGGGCCGTTAGCATAGTGGTTCAATGCGTGGACCTCATAAGTCTCGGATAGGTGTTCAATTCACCTACGGCCCACCAATCAAGGTACTCACATGAAGTGCTCTAAACACCCTACTTACGAGGCAACGCAGGCTCCAACTGCGGATTGTAAGGAATGTAAGTTAATATGGGATATAACTCAGATGTCTCCTGCGGAGGTAGAAGCAGGAAGACAGCGGTTAGAGAGCAGACGAGTAATGACGTCTACTAACTTCGGTGAGATTGTCGAAGGGATCTTTGATGTGATCGGTGACATCATAGACTTCGACTAAAGCAGTGATGATACCGTTGTTTATCTGCGATTGCGGAAACGGTGTCCCTAGTTAGAACAACGGTAAGTCGGGTACTACCAGGCAGGCGGTTCAGAGTCCTGTTGTTGCAGACCCTCTCCGGTAGTTTGATCAACTATGTTCTCTCGACGTTTGAAATAACGTCACTTTTTCGGCGGGTTGACAGAGTGAACGATTGTAGCTGACTTGAAATCAGCCGGGTCTAACGGCCCCCAGGGTTTGAATCCCTGACCCGCCTCCACTTTTGATACAAGGATAATATCCATGAGCATGACCGATAGCCGTCCGTACCTACTCCGTGGCATCTACGAGTGGATCGCAGATAACGACCACGACGTACACATTCTCGTGCATACGAATTATCCTGGGGTAGTTGTCCCAGAAGAAAAGGATACCGACGGGCAGATTGTTCTGAACATTTCCATGGGTGCAACCCGGGAACTGGTCATGGATAATGAGAAGATCTCCTTCACTGCCGCCTTCAAGGGTGTTCTGCACGACCTCTGGGTCCCTATGGGGTCTATCGCAGGTATCTACTCCCGGCAGACAGGTCAAGGGGTCGTGTTCGAAGTAGCACAGGCGGTCCCTGCGGCACCGGAGCCGGTTGAGGGTGGAGTAGTAGAACCTGAAGAACCTAAGCAACGACCAGGTCTACGTTTGGTCAAGTAACTCTTTCGGATCTAGATGGTCGGCCAGTCCCTCTAAAAGACACGGCTCCCGGATCGTGTCCGGGTAGATCCACCAGTTCCAACCCAGGAGAAATACCATGCATCCTAAATCCGTATAGACCCGCAAGCTCACCAAGCCCACACTTCGTTTATGGCGCTGGGGTAGCGATGTCCACGACACTGGATATCGAATCTTCACCCTAGCTTTTAGTAAGCGACTGGGCTTTGATTGTTATCTGTTCCACTACAAGACTGGATCGTATATCCCCAAACACAAAGACCCTTCTAAAGGCAAGAAGCTGTACCGGTTCAACATAGAACTGGTCTCGGCTAAGAAGGGTGGACAGTTCGTATGCAATAAGACGATCTGGTCTTGGAGGAAGATGTTCCTGTTCCGTGCTGATGATTCGTACCACTACGTTACTCCTATCGAGGAGGGCAGTAGATGGGTACTTAGTTTCGGTAAACTGATTTGAGGTGTGCCATGCTGCCCTATGGTTCTAAGAGAACTTACGGTGATTGTCGAACTACTCGCAGGTACGGTAAGAAGAAAATACGAGTAGACGTCTTTGTAAAGAACAACAAGTTTGGAAGAGTCTGGGACCACTCCCAGGTAAATGAACCCGCCTAGTGCGGGTTTTCTTTTGGGAGAAATTTATGCAGTTTTACGATTTCATGGAGGCCTTGTTTAGTCGAGGTGCAGACATTGGGAGTATCTGGATCGAGTCAGCAGATCCGGGTCTGAGTGACGAAACCGTTAGTCATACCAAGTTTCTGATCGAAGAGTTTGCCAGAAAGAGGGAGGAATACCCAGGGACCCATTACTCTGGTGCTCGTCGGTTTGGATTCGATAAGGGCTCTTACATCGGAGACCTTTCGGTGTTGAGTGTTAGGAAGAAGCTCACTCTTCGCAGGGACCAAGTGTCGGTAGGTCTTGGTCGTCCGGAATTCGATATACTCTGAGGTGTGATAATGATTCTATTCGGAGATTTTCTCGAAAGACTTACCGGTGGCAAGTATGAGGCGGTTGATAATGATCCCCTCTACTACAGCACAGAGGCTTTCCCAGAACCTAAGAAAATTCTGAGCTTTAACGCCAAGACATCACAAGATACGTTAGTAGCGGAGAGGCTGAGGGACAGTCAGCTATTGTTCTGGGACGAGTATTCCATTTTACGATTTGAAGTACTCTCCGTACGTCGGTATAAGGGCATGGTGGGGAAAGGGACTCTTATATCAATGGTGAGGATATGACAATTCTATTCCATGAATTTCTGGACAGGATTACTAAGGAAGGGGGGAAGATACAGAACATCATTTTCCAGGGCCCTGACTTAATGCACTCTTACCGAATTGATCAGTTTCTGACTATGCGTAATCGATTGCAAACTTTTAAGATAACCTCCCCTAGTGCGCCGAAATCCTACTACCAAACAAGTCGTGCTATCTTTTCATGGAACCCTGCCGGTGGAAATCGGTTGGAAGACGGAGGTAGGAACTTCGCTTTGGCGGGAGTAGAGGCTGTTCTGAAGGGTGACGTATGTGGTGAGGGGGTTTTTCGCGGCAGAAGCGTCGTTGTAACCTTGAGGAGATTCCAATGAAGTACCGCGCAATTGAAACTAGGTTTTCAATGCAGAAATTCTTGAATAGGTTTTTGGATAAAGGTGGTGATGTAACAAACGTTTTTTACGTGTTTCCAAATAGTAATGGTGGGACGGGTGTTAGACAAATTACTTCGTACCATCGTAAATATGGAACCCTGAAAGCAGTAGTACTGAGAGATAACCGGTCCATTACCCCTGACAGGTCATTCTCCGGGATGCAATACGACGTATCAATAGATAGCTACCCTCTTGGTGGCTCTCGTAGGCTCATACGCCAGGCAGCCGTACTTATTAGCCTATACGATAGGGGCGACCGATGAGATTTACTATGTACGAGTTCTTAACTCGGTTCGTTGCGGCGGGTGGGAATGTAACCAAGCTGTCGTACACGATAAATGCTAGAAACGACGAAGGTATTCGTTCGATACTATCGTTTAACGACGACGTTTTGAGGGTGCATAACGATGATGGGCAAAACGTCTACGACGCTACCGGAAGCTTCCTGCACGATAAGGCGTATGAATTTGAAATAGAAAGGGTTGTCCGTGAAAGAGCAATTACAAGTAAGTACTATCGACCCGTGAAATTGTTGTTGAAGATACAGACAAAATAAGAAGAGGCCCGAGGGCCTCTTTTAGCTTAAGTGAGAGACTTCAAAGTTTTCATAGACTACCCAGCCGCCTTCTGTTTCCGGACCAGAATTGTCTATCACATATGCACCGGCTTTAAAGTAGAACGGGAACGCAGTCCACAATGGGCTTACTTGAGTTTGAAAACCAAGTCCATTTATCGTAACGGTCAGCATCCCTGACTTATCTATCTCTATCTTGTACTCGAACGACTCTCCTAGAGGGCACGGCACTGAAAGAGCCTTAGTGGTCAGGCCATTAGGTACTTCTCGAAAATCGATTCGGGCAACCCCATTCCACCAAGTAACCATCAGGAATGGGTTTGAAGCTTTATACGCATGGATTTGACCTACGATTACTTTTCCAGAACTTGGAATCAGTTCTAGACGAACCTTGCCAGTCAGGGTATGTACTGCCTCACCGGCCACCCAGTTGTAGGGTTCTCCAGAGCGAGGGAGAGTTTCACGAGTCTCAGTACGAGGACTTGAACTAGATCCAGATAAATCACCAAGAACTGAGCACCAGAAATTTGTATGGCCTTTTGGATCGACCCACATTAAATCTTGAGGGGGCTTCTCTGGATACAGGTAAACGGCACCGTGAGCGGTGATATTGCCGAAGTAAAACATGGTTAGATCCTATTACTTAGAGTTAGCGTCAATCAGTTTATTGATATCTTTCTTGATGTGTTCCTTATCCTGGCTCATGGCGTGGAGGTATTCATCAATGGACTTGCCTGCGGGCTTACCGAAGAACCCTCGCGGGAGACTTGAGTGGTACTTATCAACTTGTACGTGACGATCATTTTCCTGCAGATGGGCATGGCTTCCTCTTCGGACTGCCCGAGCAACTACCTGACGGATCTTGGAATCATTCCAGTGAGGCTCCATCACTTGCATGTGACGAACACCTTTTAGGTTGATACCTTCTGCACCAGAGGACGAGAGGAGTAACGTATCGAACTTGCCGTCGTTGAACTCATCGACCATTCGTTTCTTTTCAGCTTTGGAAAGCTCACCGGTATAGACTCCGTGGGAGATCTTCTTGGCTTCCAGCTCTCTGCTTAGGTGTGCCAGGCCGCTGCCCAAGTAGTTAGAGTAGACAACCCCACGATACTTCTTACCGAGACTCTTACGCAGAGCATCCTGATCTTTTATCATGGCCTGGAACTTAGGGGAGGCCTCGACTTGCTCTGGTTTGGTCGTATAGGAAGCGTAGCTGTTGGCTATTTGGCGAACACCAGAAGAGAAAGCATTCAGAGAGGCATTCTCTTTTTTAGATAGCGGCAGACCCGCACGGATCTTCATACGGATAGGCCAAGGTATGTTGTTCTCTGCGAAACGATAGAACTTGTACTGGTCTTTGGACATCTCTACGTTATGGATCTTCTCGGTGGTCTTGGCGAACTCTTCCGGCATCTCTTTCTGAGCATCGTAGTTATGAACGGTGTCACCGATCAATTTCTTAAGACGACTCTTATTCGTAAGGCGCTCAGTCTCACCTGCGGTTGCCCCGAAGAAAGAAGCAAAGCTCCCGGGTTCGACGTGATCGGTGGCCACGAACTCTTTTTTGAACTCGGCTTCAGTGTCTGGAAGTTTTTTGTAGCCAGCAGCAAGGTTAACAAGGGCCGCTATGTCGTGCGGTTTATTATACATAGCCGTACCGCTCAAAATAAGAGCTTTATCCGAAGAGTCCCGGACTAGAGCGTGTGCCTTATTCTTTGCAGTATCTCGGTTCCGAAGACGATGGGCTTCATCGATGATCAGAAGGGAGTTTTTATTCTTGGAAATATCTTTTGCACGATTGACTAGCTCTTCGTGAGAGTAGTATTTGGTGCGCTTAGGATCGAGTTTGATCCCGAATTTCTTAGCTTCGTCTGGGAATTGCTTGATCACGGATGCAGGAGCAGAGATTACAACGTCTTTGTTAGGATGTTGCTTCTGGGCTCTGGCAGCAGCCCTCAAGGCGAGCAGGGTTTTACCACTGCCCATAGAGTGTTGAGCCAGTACCCCTTCACCTTTCTCAAGTAGACCGAGGACTTCGTCATGATGAGGGCTGTTACTTTTCTTTTTCTTAGGCTCAGCCTTGGCGATTTTGATGAGGTACGGGTTCACAGTTAATTACTCAGATGGCTTTATATGGATTGATCTTAGTCGTCATACCTTCAGGTTCTTGCACCGTACCTGCATCAGTAGGGTTTACCTTGAAGCCCATACGAATAACAAAAGCGTGGGTATCAGACCAGAGATGAACAAAGTAGAATCCGTACCACTTCTTCCCGCCATTCTCAGTAGTAACGAACTGCCAGCCAGCGCTATCCTTATCGTCACGAACGTAGAAGTCACCCTTGTAGGTAATGGTGCTACCAGTAACGGGTGCTTGGAACATCTTCATCAGACGCATGTTGTTAACTGGGTTACGAACTGCGGTCCACCAGTACATAGATTGCCAGGCGGAGGCGTCAACTACCTTAAGGCTTGGGAAGATCTTGCGAATCAGTGGACGTAGACCGAACCAAACTTCAGCGTCGGCATGTTCATTCCACCACATACGTTTATCGCCAAGGACCCCGTCATAGTCGTTGCCGAACATCCAAACCCATTTAGGCAGGTTCTTGATAGGGCGACCGTCGCTCAGAGAGACGCCATCAACTCGGAAGGCCAGTGCCACCAGAACTACGAATAGTCCAAGAACGTCAGTGACTAGGTTTGCCAACAGTAGAAAGGTCCACTGTAGTATTGCTTTGATGTAATCCATTTAGGACTCCTGATAGTAAAACCGCCCAGCTAAGGGCGGTCTTTGTTAGTTACTTGTTATCTGCGGTAGGCCATCACAATTTCCCTGACTAAAGGGTCTCGTGTGATGTCATCCTCAGTGAACTTCACGATGGCGACTGAGTGAGAGTCCTGTAGTTTGTACAGAGAATCTTCTAGACCATTGCCTTTTCCAGGTGGTATATCAGATTGCTCCAGGTCTCCGTCAATGATTACCCGAGAGCCTTCGCCAAGACGAGTCAGGAACATCTTCATCTGCTTAGGGGTGGTGTTCTGGGCTTCGTCCAGGATAACCAATGCGTTGCGGAAGGTAGATCCACGCATCATCATCAAGGGCATGGCTACGATCTTCCCGTACTCAAGGTAGGACTCCATCTTCTTACGTCCAAGCTTACCTTCGATCACGTCGATGAAAGGGCCAAGCCACGGCAAAAACTTGTCCTGCTCCGAGCCGGGTAGAAAACCCATCTCTTCGTCACAACCGACCATAGGCCGAGTAATAACGATTTTCTCAATTTCTTTTGCCTCTAGCATCTCACAAGCGATAGAGGTCGCCACGAAAGTCTTACCTACCCCAGCAGGTCCTAGACCGAAAACAATTCGTTGGTTTTCGATAGCTTCTGCGTATGCTCCCTGCATCCGATTTCTAGGCTGGAACGCCCCGAAGCGAACTCGGTTCACTTCGTATTCTAAATGAGCTTCTACGTCTTTCTGAGCGTTAATGAGTTCCGGGAATTTCCCAGCATTCTTCTTGTTCCGACTAGCTTGACGTGTTTCAGGCTTCTTATAGCTCGACATAGACAGCACCTCGGTAGGGTAGGATACTTCCATTTTAAGGCTGGCCAGAGTTTCCTGGTATAAGCAAGATAGCAAAGGAGAATACACAATGCTAATTAATTCTAAGTTCCGTGATTTTTACGATAACTGTGCGGGTTATGGCGTGGACACGTCTGTCCGGTACAACCGAGAGGAGGAAAAGGTCAGGATGCTTCCGTACTACCGGGCCTCTCGAAAAGATGAGGTAGACCAGACGTACAAAAACCTCCTCGCAGCGTGTGATGGGTGGGGCCGGGCATTGACTGGAGAATTCGCGGACACTGTGAGCCGACGTGACCCATACACTGTTGGCGTGTTCGGCTTCTGCGGGGTTCTTCACCGGGTAGTTGTTTACCGTGAAAGAAAGCAAACCGAGTCCAGCGTTAAATACAACAGCTCATTTTTCGATACCGAGACTTATCGAACCGCATTCTCCAAGCATGAGATGCCTCAGGAGTGGGAAGGTAAGCACCGCAACTGGAGAACTGAGCGAACTCTCTTCGAAGACTTCGAAGTCCCAACTTCTCGTGAGAACGTTGAGGTATTTACCGAACTCGGTATTCCGATGTTCATTGTTTTCGATAACACACTGGTAAAGAATCCAAACCTCAAAGAATGGGGTTTGACGAAGTTCAAGGATGGCGTCACTGTCTTCCAAGAGATTTCTTCGTTTATCTCAGGTACACTGGCAACGGCAAACCAAATGAAGCACGTTGCCTCGGACCAAGAACTGATCCAAGCACACGGCTTCGATAAGCACAGTTTCAGAAAGGGGAAAACGAAGTGAAGTACCTTTTGATCGTAATGGCTCTTGCTCTGTCCGGCTGCGATTTAACGAGCAAGATCGACAAGGTTGCCACCGGCGACAATGCAAAGACGGCGTGTATTAAACGACGCTTAGTCCTTGAAAACGTTGAGTATTTCCTCACGAAAACACAGGTTACCTGTGTAGACCCTTCCACCCTTGAGTTCATCAAACTGAACATCCACAACGTCCAGCGGAGTCAACAGAAATGAAAGAGAATATCTACCTGCGTTTCGGCAACGTAACTGAAGAAGTCAGCTACATCAATTTCCCAGGCGGGGAAGTGGTGCCACAGATTCAGACAGGCAACCTCTACCCTGAAAAAGTGATGGAAGTAGAGATCGTGGCCAGGCTGACAACGCAGGGTGATCTGCTGAACCTGATCATGATCCACGATGCTGTTAGTCGTGTGTATCCCCGAGCAGCGATCTCCGCGTTTATCCCGTACATGCCGTACGCTCGGCAGGATCGGGTATGCAATCCAGGTGAGCCTCTGAGTATTGCCGTCGTTGCACGACTGATCAACGCCTGCAACTTCGTCAACGTGAAGATCCTCGATCCTCACAGTGAAGTGACCCCGGCCCTGTTCAACCGCCTCGAAGTTGTCAACCAGTACGACATCTTCAAAGACATCTATTCGTCGTGGCGAGAAGTCTACATTGCGGCCCCGGATGGCGGTGCTGCGAAGAAGGCGGAAATGTTCGCTAAACGTGTAGGTGCGGCTGGGGTAATTCACTGCACCAAAGTACGGGACCTCGAAACGGGTATTATCTCGGGTACTCGTGTAAACGATACTGTCGAAGGTCGTACCCTTCTGGTTCTGGATGATATCGGTGATGGTTGCGGGACTTTCGTTCCATTGCTTCACTCCCTGAAAAGCCAAGGTGCAACGTCGGTAAGCCTTGCAGTGACCCACGGTCTTTTCTCAAAGGGGATTCCGGTGGTTTCCGATATCTACGACCAAGTTTTCACCACTAACAGTTACATTCGCCATCTCAAGGGCACAGGTAATCTGGAAGTACTCAACGTAACCCGCGAAACCAACTAAGGAAGTATCCATGCAAGTGCAGATCCCTACGCCAGTAAGCTCCACCGCATACCCTGCAATCACCCGTATGCAAACCCCTCCGGCTCCGATGTACGCAGCCATCCTCTGTGACGCGTACAAGTTTTGTCACCCAGGTCTGTTCCCGAAAGGCTATACGAAGGGTCAGGGTAACTTCACCCCACGTAGCACCAAGCACTTCCAAGGCAGTTCTAAGTACGACGGTAAGATCGTTGTCGCGGGGGTTCTCCAAGGTCTGAATGCCATCAACCATGCCTGGAACCAATTCTTTGAAGCTTCGTGGGAAGAAGTTGAGAGCGTGATCCGCCCTCTGATAGAAGCAACTACTCCGAACGCAGATCTCACCATCTACTCCGATCTGCACAAACTGGGTTATCTGCCTATCCAGGTTCACGCAGTCGAAGAAGGCCGCGTAGTACGGGCGGGTACTCCGATCATCTTGGTGGACAACACCCATGAGGACTTCGCATGGCTGGCAAGCTACACCGAAGACCACTTCAGTAACGAACTGTGGCCTGCCTGCACCGTAGCAACTATTGCTCGTGAGTACCGAATTGTTGCAGAGAAGTACGCAGCACTGACGGCTGACGATAACGGCTACGTAACGTATCAGTGCCACGACTTCAGTCTTCGCGGTCTGTTTGGCATGTGGGCGGGCTACAAAACTGGTCCTTCGATGCTGTCTGCGTTTACCGGCACCGATAACATCCCGGGTTGCTTGGCTGCGATGCACGAATACGGCGCAACCAAGGCTGACTTCGGTTCCATCATGGCTACCGAACACAGTCTGACAACTCTGAACATTCAGATGCGTGCTGTGATGCGTGGCTGCTCCTTGTTCGAAGCAGAGGTAAGCTTCCTCTCTGACTACTTGGACAACGTCGGTCCTATCAGCTATGTGATGGACAGCTATGACTACTTCGGTATGTTGGAGCACGGCCTGCCACTGCTCAAAGACAAGATCCTGGCTCGTGAAGGGGGTCCGTTCGTAGTTCGGCCTGACAGCGGCGTCCCTAAGGACATCATCTGCGGCACGGTTGAAGTCTTCGAAATCGGCTCCGAAGCTGAAACCGAAGACCATGCCAAAGGCTGGATCAAGGACTATGTAACCGAGATGGTCTACGATGAAACCGCACACGGCGAACCTGGCCGTTCCGAAGTTTCTGGCGTTGCCCGCTGGAACGGTGAGTTGTACCGCTACACCGTGGACATCGAGTGGAACCGTCGTGACAAGCAGTTCTACTACATGGACGGCAAGAAGGTTTCGAAGTTCGAACCTACTACCCTGACCGTGGAAGAGAAAGGCAGCATCCAGTGGCTGTGGGAACTGTTCGGCGGCACCGTGAACAGCAAAGGCTACAAAGTGCTGAATCCGAAGATCCGCCTGATCTACGGTGACTCCATTACTATCCAACGCTTCGAAGCTATCTTGCAGCGTCTGATGGAAATGGGCTTCTCCGCAGAGAATATCGTGGTCGGTGTCGGTAGCTACAGCATCCAGCACATCACCCGTGACTCTCTGGGCTTTGCTATGAAGCTGACTTACGGGGAAGTCAACGGTCTGAAAATCGATGTCTACAAGGCACCGAAAACAGACACCGGTAAGCACTCTGCCAAAGGCTGGCTGGCCGTAGAGTTTGATGAGGCTGGTGAGTACATCCCTGTCGAAGGGAAACCCGTTGGTTATTACGGTGTTCTCAACTGTGCGTACCGGAACAGCCAAGTTCTATCCAAAGCAACGTTGGTGTCGGTTCGTACGAATCTGACTGAAAGTCTGCCGAAAGCAGCGTAACAAACAGGGGCTCTTCGGGCCCCTACTTATTTCTGGGGAAAGGTATGAGTGGCAAAGAACGATACATCCGTATGATGGCTGCCCAGGAAACTGGCAAGCGGCTGTGTGACGTCACTGACGCTCAGTACAGGACTGCTAAGGAACTTTTCTTGGCAATGGCTTACGATGGGCAGCCTGAGTACCTCGACCGCCTCAAAGCGAAGCTCAGGGGGTTCTGATGCCAAAGGATAGGCACGGCTTAACTTTCTTATTCCTTCTGTTAGTGTTAACGGCAATTGTTGTGGTGGCGGTCCATTACAAGAACAAGGAGACCTCAAAAACAAACCGCACGGCCACGGAGCTTCGTGGTGAAAGCATCTGTGAACGTTCTAACAGTGATGTGCTCAAGGTGGAGGTAGGTTTTGTGTACCGACCCGTCCAGCAATCAAGTAACGACCTATCAACAGTTCGTTGTACCGACAAGGCTACCGGTGAAGTAGTGGCCAAAGAATTCAAAAACGTTCTTTATCGAGAAAAGGAAACGACTCAATGAAAGCACCAAGGAAAGCAGCTTCAGTGAAGATGAACCCCGAAGTACGGGCTGCAATGAAGCGACAGCAGACGATGGAAATCCGTATGCGTAAAGTATCGGATGACCAAGTTTGGATTCATGAAAACGGTACGGAGTACACCACCATTCTCCTTACCAACGAACACGCTACGAAAAAGGATAGCTATCCAGTAACTGTGTGCTACTACGCAGAAGGAAAGTACTGGTCGCAGACTCTGGAACGTTTCGTCCAGGATAAGAGCTTCGTTCGTAACTACGAATCGGTGATGACCCCTGCCGAGAAGACCCTTGCCCCGTGGATCTCTGGCGGCATTAGTGATCCTGATACCTGTGCTGAATTCAAAACTGCTGCGGAGAACTGGCTGAATGAACTTCCAATCCCAAAACTCGTTTAATAAAGAATTCGCTCGCCTTGACTTCAGCGAGTATGAGCTTAGAGTAGCAGCCCAGATGGGCACTCAGACTACTCCTGCTACACAAACCGTTACTCACCGAACACCTGCCACGTTCGAACCTCGTGGTTACTACTCACCAACTGAATTTGGAACCTTTAAATGAAACGTCTATTCCTTGCGTTGACCCTTACGTTCTTAGGTCAGCATCATCGGGCGTTGAGCGATGCGGAAAACGTGGCTCAGCTTTTCCGGAGACTTGTGTAGGAGGCAGGTATGAAGTCGGTTCACCTTAACGAGTTTCTTCGCAGGCTTAGTCGCAAGAAGCCTAGTAAGGATGACTTGGAGAGCATGAAGTTCGAACGAATTCTTGATGATATGAACATCGGTAAAGGTGTTTGGACGATTGAGAGATTTGGAAGTGGCATGGTGACCTTCTACAAAGAAGGCATAAGAGGTAAGATCCGGGTATCGTGGCATATCTCTGAAAACGCCAGCTCCATACTGATAGACGGTGTTCATAAATCTCCGTCAAAGCGGTTGGGTCGTAAAAACCTGATTGTTTTCAACTTAGGGGGGAAGTGTCGATTTGACGGGGGTGCTATGAGGTCCTAGTACTAGACGTATTCAATCTAAACACAGTTAAAAGGTATAACAGTAGTGCCTAAGGGTGTCGTTGTTCAGACACTCCGGCACTATCTCTTTAGCATAGGGGAATTTCACATGTCTGCACTTGCAGGAATCATCGGCAGCTTGGTTATCTTCGCTTGCCTCATTCGCGGTATCATGGGTTTTTATCAAGACCTCGGCTCTAAACAGAAAAAGGAAGAAACCAATTGAATTACGTTACCCCACGCAACATTATCATCGGCGTCATCTTGGCCCTCCTCGCGGCTTTGGTGCTTAGCGGTTCGTACACCATCAACGACCGTGAGCGTGGTGTGATCCTGCGTAACGGCAAGGTTGTTGGCGTTGCGGATGCTGGCTGGCACATCAAAGCCCCATTCATCGACAGCGTCGTGGAAATCCCGGTAACGAACGAAGCCATGCGCTTCGATAAGCTTCCGGCGTACTCCCGAGATTCCCAGACTGCTGCAGTGCGTGTCTCGGTTTCCTACCACATCCCTCCTTCCGACGTTGCGGAGGTGTACACGAAGTACGGATCGGTACAGGGCATTGAGTCCAAACTTATCGCTCGCCAAGTTCCTACCCAGGTCGAAAACGTGTTCGGTCAGTATGCCGCTGCGGATGCGGTGAAGAAACGGGCTCAGTTCGGTATGGATGTGGCCAAGGCAATCCGAGAGTCCGTCGTCGGGCCGTTGATCATCGATTCTGTCCAAGTCGAGAACATCGACTTCGATGACAAGTACGAAGACAACATCGCCAAGATGATGGAGAAAGAAGTCGCCATCGCTACTCAGAAGAATGACACTGAGTTGAAGAAGGCGGTCAACGAAGCTACGGTGAACCAAGCTCAGGCCGAAGCTGACTCCCAGGTTGCTAAAGCCACTGCAAACGCCAAAGCTATTCGCATGACCGGTGATGCCGAAGCTTACGCCATCGAAGTTAAAGCCAAGGCTCTGGCACAGAACCAGAACTTGGTTGAGCTGACCAAGGCAGAAAATTGGGACGGCAAGCTGCCTACTACCATGGTTCCGGGCTCCACGGTTCCGTTTCTTAACCTGAAGTAAACCCTTCCGGGAGTCTACGGACTCCCTCTTTTTGAGGAATCACCATGTTGCATGATGCTATGTTGTTTTTGGCTGGATACATTATTAGCTGGCCTGCGTTTGGTCTGCTGTGCCTCTCCGGTATTTTCTTCGAGCACATCCGTTGCCACGGCTGGGCTGTGATCATGGGTATTTCGGCCATCGTCGTCGGTTACTACTACTTCGACGTGACCCTGGCGGAGATCCTCTGGTGGGTAGCATCGTACGTAGCCATCGGTTTGGTGTGGAGCTTCTGGCGGTATCACCGTCACGTTTCTGACGAAGCCGAGGATATCCGTAATAGCAGTAGCACTGGCGTATACCTGACGGCGAAAATCGAAGCTCTGGCCCCTGGCAAGAACGTTGACCTGATCACGTACTGGATCATCATCTGGCCATTCTCCGCTATCGAAAGCGTAGTTGGGGACGTGATCAACGTCGTCCAGTCCCTGGTGACCAAGGTCTTCCGCAGCGTTTACGCCAAGATCTATTCTGTTCATGTTGCCGGGTTGCAAGATCTGGTAGACAAACAGTAATATTTACAACCGACGCCCTCTAACCGGGGGCGTTTCTTTTAATCTAAAGGAGGTGACCTATGTCTCGAATGTGAAGACCTTAGGAGAAACATATGTCCCGTACAATTCGTTGCAAAGGCTGCCGTATTCCAGAGAACTACCTTATCTCCCGGGATGAGCATGCTCAGATGACTACGTTCAAAGAAGTTCATAGTTACCGTTGGTTCCGTAGAAATTGGAACCACTTGGTCAAATCCTCTTTCGAGGAGACTCGTAGGGCCGAACTGAAGAAAGCTCATTCTGATCATGGCATGAAGTTCTTCTTCACCGGCTCTCCTCCTGCACATTTCCGAAGGGATTTGAACGCACAGAGAAGGGCTATGGAGAAGGTCGAAGTGGCGAAATCCGTAAAGAAGGATTTCGGAGAAAGCTTGTTGTTCAAAAACCCACCTAGCCTGAAAGATGTTTGGTATCTCTGGGATTGACAGTTGTAAAGAGTCTAGGATAACCTAGGCTCTCTCTGCGGGTATGGTGTAGTGGTAACACTAGAGCCTTCCAAGCTTTCGTCGTCGGTTCGAGTCCGACTACCCGCTCCAATTTAAGGACTACGAAATGTTTGAATTCCTGAAAAACCTGTTTCGTAAGAAGAAAGTCGAAGAAGTAAAGAAGGTTGAACCTGAAGTCTCAGACTTTAAACGTCAGTACAACGCAGTGAAGAATCTTCGCCCGACTTTGACAAACAACAAGGGTAGCCTGTCTGTTTCTGGCTTGACCCCCAAAACTTCTCCGAAGGTAACTCCAAGTTACTACGGCCACCATCACAGCCCTCGTTCGTCTTATCTGCCTACGAGTCAGACCTTCCAGCCACACCCGAACCAGGTAGTCTATGACGACCACGATTCGATCACAGGTTCCAATGACTCCCTGTTGATGGGTATCGTTGTAGGGGCTTTGGCTGACGAAGCTCTTCATTCGGTTTCGAAATCGGTTGAAACTCATCATCACACTCCTGCGCCGGAACCCGTACACGTTACTCCGAGCAGCTCTTCGAGTGAGTACTCGTCGCCAAGCAGCGATTCGTACAGTAGCTCAAGCTCCGATAGCTATTCGAGCAGCTCTCGTTCTGACAGCTACAGCTCTTCGTCGTCATCTGACTATTCGAGCAGTTCGTCTTCCGATTACTCCAGCAGTTCTAGCGACTCTGGCTCGTCGTGGAGTGACTAATGAGAGACTTCATCGGTCAAGAGTTGGAAGTAGGTGATGTGGTCGCAGTTACTCCAAAAGATTATCGCGGCTTAGTGAAAGCAACAGTTGCAGCGTTCACTCCGAAGCAGGTAAGATTGCAGTACTTCAACCACAACGACTATTTGATTGAGTACCTCACTCCGCCAAATTCAGTGGTCAAAATCCCCGTCAATACGTAAGAGGTTTTAAATGAGCATTTTGAAAATTGATGCAGTACATTTGATTGGCGGACTCTCCTCTGCGGCTGCTTGTTTGAGTAACGTACCTAACTCCAGTAGTAGCATTAAGGCAGTTCTTGCCGCTATCGAGAAACTTGCAACTGCAATCTCTGATTCTCCGGCAACAGATGCCCACCTCGCTGCCGAAGCAACTAAGAAGACTTCGTAATAAAGGAAATAGAAATGACCGCATTGAACGTAGTAGAACAAGCAGCGCCAGTTGCACCACGTACCCCAAAGATCGGTGAGACCGTAATGGTTCGTCACCGTGTCAAAGCAAACAAAGCAGGCGTTGTTAACCTGGAGCCTTGCAAAGGCGAAGTGATGAAAGTCAAAACCGTTTTCATGGACGGTGATGTAATGATCGGTGACGATCTGTGGTCCGTGAAAAAGGCTACAGACGGCAAGACCGATTGGTGGACTCACGCAGAAGTTCAGCGAGAGCATCGAGCGTAAGTGATTCGGAACAAAGGCCCTTAACCGGGCCTTTTTCTTTTAGGGGTGATAATGGACATTTCAGTTAAGAGCTTCTTAGAGGGGCTTTCTGAACGGGTACAGGCTAAAGACGGGTTTCCTATTTGCTACTTGGAGTTCCAAGTAGAAGGCGGTGGCGGGTACAACAGTCGGATCGCTATTTACCACATAGATGTCGAGGATCACCGCACGGAGGTACGCTATAAGTATGTGGGCAGTGACAATATCCCGTCTGGAACCATGGACGACTGGTCGCTTAGTGATACCAATTACTTTGTTTTGGACATAGTTCCGGTAAATGACCCGGAGCCAAGAAACGGGGTCTTTCCAAGGACTTGGCTTCCATTGATAAGGGTGGACTGATGGAGAGAGTTGAACTCCCTGATTTTCTGAAAAGGCTTGGAGATGTAGTTGGAACTGCGACTTCTCCTGAGCCAATCATTCATCTCCAGTTTTTACTAAGACCTGACGATGACGAGTATGAGCAGGGTAAGAAGTGGGGGTTAAACACTTACATCTACCGTATAGGAGAATCCAGTGCAGATTGGGCTAAGGTGTCTGATAACCACAGGGTTACTACCTGGAGATTCGAACACATGAACCACGAGGTTCTTGAAGTACTACCTCCCCGAAGAAGTGTACTGAGAAACTACGGTTTACCGACATTGAGGATTAATTGATGAAGCGAGTTGAACTTGTAAAACGCGTAGGGCCTAACGAAAACGGAGGCCGGGATTTCGCTTGTGGTGATATCCACGGCTACTTCCACGTTCTGGAAAAGCTCCTGGAAGAGGTGGGCTTCGATAAAACTAAGGATCGTCTTTTTTCGGTAGGTGATCTCGTAGATCGTGGGCCGTACAGCATTCGGTTCTCGAACTACATCTTCGAGCCATGGTTCTTTGCGGTACGTGGCAACCACGAACAAATCCAATTGCAGCACCATGAGAACGGCTACAGAGTTCAAAACGGTGGTCGTTGGTTTGTAAATGAGTGGGAGGATTCTCAGCGGGAGATTCGTTTGCTCATTGGACAGCTTCCAATTGCAATCGAAGTAGAAACGAAGCACGGGCTCGTCGGTATCGTCCATGCAAACGTACCAGGCGATGACTGGGGTGTATTCACTCGTTCTCTCGTGGATTGGCATGAAGAGGTAGTCAACTACGCAACCTGGGATCGTAGTCGTTGGAGGTACTCGTCGAGAGTTACCAAACCAGTGACTGGCGTGGCTTACTTGTTTTGCGGTCATTGTGCCCATGACGAAATTCGTATCAGCCATAACGTTTATGACTTGGATACCGGTTGCGGCTACGAAGGCGGCAAGCTTACTCTGTGGTCAATCGACGATATGAAGATTGCTGCTGAGGGGACGTACGTCTACGATCCTGTCCCGGAGCCTGTGGGTACCGGTTGGTGATTCAATAATTCTTGAAACAGTGGTATAACAATAGTGCGGGAGAGTGTTACACTTTACCGTATTGAGCCGAAGGTCGTCTGGGTTACTGCTAATGACCCCAGGACTATTAACTTGCTTAAAACTTCTCGTGCCGCATCGTTCTCCGTTATAAATTTGGATTGTAATCCGGAGGACATAAGATTCACTTTGCACGAGATTTAATGTTTTACGTAAGAGCCGACGGTATGTGGGTTATCGACTTTTAATCGGCTGGTCGCAGGTTCGAGTCCTGCCTCTCCCACTTGCGGGGAGAGTAGCTCAGTTGGTAGAGCAGCTTACTCCACGTCCATAACTTGTTCTTACACTCCGCTTCAAATAGGGATCGGCAAGCGCTCACCAAGCCTGATTACTAGGCCCGGCATTGTGTTCGGGTAAGTATCGTCGCTTGGCAGATAGATTCTTAATTCGGATCTTCTTAGACTGCACCGGTTCCGCTCCTCGTTTCAAATCGCTCCATCGCTACAAACGTTGAGCCGTAATTGTTAGGTTATCCTCAGACTGTCGCTGGTTCGAGTCCAGCCTGAGCACCTTCGGGAGTTCAGTAGCTCAGTTGGGAGAGCATCCGACCAACCCCTAGCAATGCAAACTTTGCTCAACACCCAGAACGGGCCGTAGACTGATCGTTATTACAAACCGGCAGCGCAAGCTTACGCAGGTTCGAATCCTGCCTTGGGGTACGCCCCGAGTTGTGGAGTGGCTAAACACACTGGTCCCCTTCGATCTATCGACAACCTTGCCCGTTCACCACGGCACTAGTACTAGAAGTAAGAGGAGATAGCTACTATCTCCGCCCTTCACTTTCCCTGTTGGGGAAAATGTGATCTCGCCGACGGAGCTGCAGCCTGGACCAGGTACCCCTGGGACCCAGTCTGAGCACTGAAGAGAGACATCACGAGTAGTGCCCATTAGCAGGGCTACCCTCAGTAATGAGCCTCCGCTTGCTTAATAGGACGTCCAGAGTTTGGTAGCCCTGGGACGTCCGACCCGGAATAGTATTCACTGTTGTTACAGGTTGAAGCAACTTCGACCGCTCCATTTCCATCTCCTGATGGACTGGGGTCCCCACGAGTTAGCGTCTCCTCAGGAGCTCTTAAGTTTTATATAGAGATCTATACCAGGGGAGATGAGCCGACCCGAGTGTTCCGAAAGCAACACCGAAAGCCGACCTTAAACAGTCGGCTTTTTTTAGTTTTGCAGAGGTCAAACGTAGACGGGTATAAGAGTAGTAGAGAAAACCCATTCTATTAGGAGCTTCACCATGGATAACAAACAAGTGGTAACCAGCACGGATTGCCGCAGTGGAGTAGGTGTTACCGTAGGCCTTATTGACGGTATCATTGCGATGGCACGAGTGCTTCGTAAAAGCGATCTGTCCTCTGATGAAGTGAAGGAAGCGTTGAAAGACCTTCGTTCTGACGAGGACGTTGCGTTTGTTTTTGGGATGTGGGGCAGAGCCAATGATCTCTAATTTGGTAGGACTAATCCCCATCGCTGCAATCATGATGGTTGCACTGTACATCGTCCACGATCTCACCAAGGATTAAACCATGACCGACCCACGAGCCTTTAGTTCGGAGCGTCTTGTAGCACCTCATCCACTTCCTGTGGTTAGTCGTCGCTGTCTCAAACGTGTCGAGAACCCTCTGCCGCCACCTACGGAATGTCCTTGCTGCTTCGGGGAAGTCCGTCTGGTTAACAACTCGGAGATCTACAACGGTCGTGAGTGGGGGGACTGGCCGTATGCGTACTACTGCAAGCTCTGTGACGCGTACGTAGGCCTTCACCCGGGCACAGACATACCTTTGGGTACGTTGGCGACAAAGGTCCTTAGAGAGGCTCGTAAGAGCTCTAAGACCTCGTTCACGAAACTGTACAAAGAAAACAAGTGGAGCCGCACTCAGGCCTACGATTGGCTGGCTAAGAAACTGGATATTCCTCGCGGGGAATGCCACTTCGGCTGGTTCAAAGAATACCAGTGTACTCTTGCGGAGAGATTCTGCGAGAATGAGCTTATCCTTGTAACCCGTAATACCCTTTCCAAAACCCGTTAATCAGGAGACTTGTCATGACTGCTACCTCTGACGCACATGGCCGATACATCATTACCCCACCCCAAATGCTTGAGCGTTTCTTGCTCATGGGCTCGGTGCAAGCCTCGTACAAAGCGAATGATAAATTCGCTGACTACTCGGCTGCCGACCAGACTGCCGTAAAAACCATCTTCGAAGTTTGCCCCGAGCAGGCAATCGCAGTTCTGCACGATGTTGTTACCAAACGCAAAGCTCCTCGTAAGCCTCCTGTCCTCCTGGCAATCGCAGCGGCTCTCCAAGTACCGTCGTTGAAGGAGCGTGCGGAAGATCTGGCCAAGGCAAGTGTTTGGATCGCCACTGACCAGTTCGTCCTTACCAAGTTCATTCTTGGTTTCGGTCGTGGTAAAGGCCGTTCGTTCAAACGTCAGGCGAATCTACTGTACAGCCGCTTGGATGCACCTTCGGCTCAAGGCCGAGACATCTTGGCCATGAACATGGTCAAGTACCGTAACCGTGCTGATTGGACTCACCGCGATCTTCTTCGGGTAAGTCACTTCAAACCGTCGAAAGAGAACAACGATCTGTTTGCGTGGGTCACGGGTAAAGGCCCTGCGACTCACCCGACGATCCACGGCTACGAAGCGGCAAGCGCAGTGACTACCGAAGCTCAGGCTCTGGACGTTCTTCGTCAGTACCCTGATCTGCCGTTCGAGGCCTTCCCGACGGAAGTTCTTCGATCCCGTGAGCTGTGGGAAGCACTTCTGCCTAACCTTGGCAACAGTGCGATCATCCGTAACTTGGGTCGGATGTCTTCTCTTGGCGTAGTACTCCGCACTAGCCTGGAACGGATCGTAGAAGCATCCAAGTACCTTCACCCGGTTGCATCTCTGTCGGCATGGCGTGTTTACACGAAAGGTCGTGGTGAGAAAGGCAACTTGACTTGGCCGGTCGATGTTCAAGTAGGTAACGCTCTTGAATATGGTTTCGTGCAATCGTTCGGTCAACTCAAGCGCTCCGAAGCGAAAGTCTGCTTCGGCCTGGATATCTCCGGCTCCATGGACTCTAACTCCTCGACGGTTGCGGGCTTGAACTGTCGAGAGGTTGCAGCGGCAATGGCGATGGTTGCCATGAAGCAGCAGCCGTACATGGCTTTCGGTTTCGGTACGTCTCTGATCCCTCTGGAGATCCGTGATACCTGGAGCTTGAGCGAGGTCATCAACTACATGAAAGGTATGCGTTTCGGCTCTACGGACTGTTCTCTGCCGATGCGTCACTGCTCCGCCAGTAACATCTCTGACGTAGATCTGTTCGCAATCTACACCGATAACGAAACCAACCAGCGTGTCAAACCTTCGGAAGCTCTGAACGCCTACCGTCGTGGCCACAACCCTCATGCCAAGCTTGCAACGGTGGCATTGCAGGGAGGTGCGTTCAGTATCGCTGATCCTAGCGATCCAGGTCAGGTCGATTTCGTCGGCTTCGATCCGAGCGTACCGTCGGTCATGGTTCAGCTTGCTGAACAAAGACTGGTATAACTACAATGTGGGAGACGTAACTGTCTCCCCTTTTCTTTAGGAGGCTGCAAGTGTCAGAACTCAAACAGATCATGCTCCACACAGATGGGTCTTGTATCGGGAATCCAGGGCCAGGTGGCTGGGCTGCAGTCCTTGCGATGGGAGCCGTAGAACGAGAGTTGTCTGGCGGTGAAAAGCATACTACGAACAATCGTATGGAGATGACTGCGGTAATTCGTGGCTTGGAAGCTTTGAAGGAACGTTGTGACGTGACGGTGGTCTCTGACTCCAAGTACGTCATCGATAATATCCGTGGCGTCAATGTATGGAAAGCTCGTGGCTGGAAGACTACCGCGAAGAAACCTGTTAAGAACCAGGATCTCTGGGAACAACTGGATGCCCTATGTGGCGTCCAGCAAGTAACCTTCCAATGGGTCAAAGGTCATGCGGGTCATCCTGGAAATGAACGTGCGGATTCTTTAGCTAACAAAGCTGCACAGGAGTACGCAGGTGGATGAAAACCAGCGGCTGGAAAAGCTTGCGGATACGATGTCTCCCGAAGAAGTTCTTAGCCTTCTCAAGGACAACCGTTTACTCCGCAACGAGAACAAGCAGCTTAAGGGTCGGTATATCGGTTGCGAACGTAGGCTTAAAGCCGCTCGTAAGGAAATCAAAAGGAATTCTGACCTCGTTAGCTTACGGAATGCTCAACTTAATACTATGAGTTGGGTGTGGTGTAGCGGCGGCTGCTACGGTGAACTGCTTGGCAAGAACGGTCCTCTGACAAAAGAAGATATCAGGAGGATGGAGGGTAACGTTTCTCGAATTAAGACGTACTTCTTCAACTACCTGCTCCGTACTCGTCAACGAGAAGTCTTCGTAGAGGCCAAAGGTTACCTCTGTGATGAGCCTCATAACCCTGTCGCAGTTAAAGCTGCGGAAAACATAGCCAATGATTGGTGGGAGAGACATATATGCAAACCGTCGTAATGTATCACACGCGTTGCTTTGACGGCACTATGGCAGCAGCCGCTGCTTTGAGCGCAATTCAGGGTGGCAACCTGCAATGTGATCCTGATAAGGGATTGATCCCAATCAACTACAACGTTTCTACGCCAGAGGAGTTTTTCTCTGATAAAGAGGATAGCCCGTACTATTTGGCTGCGGACCAAGGTGCCGAAGAGATCATCTTCGTAGACTTCTGCCCGAAAGCCGCTACGGTCCAGCAACTGTTGGCCTATGGTATAAAAGTTGTAATCCTCGATCATCACAAGTCTGCCAAAGAAGATGCAGAGAAACTCGAAGGTCTTGAGGGCCTCGATCTGAACTTCGACATGAATAAGTCTGGGGCCATGATGGCCTGGGACTATTTCCGTGGAGAAGCGCCTAAGCTGGTTCACCACGTTCAAGATCGGGATCTTTGGCAGTGGAAGTTGGACTACACTCGGGAGATCATGGCTTGGCTCGGTGCCTGGGCGGAAACCAATGATCCTCAGTCGTATCTCGATGCAATCCTGAAGTTCGAGTTCACTGAAAACGAGATCATCGAAGTCGGCTCTATGCTAACGGCTCAGATGGATTCCGCAGTTCAGAAGATGGCTTCAGCATTCCGCTATGCCGAGATCCCCGGCCACGGTCGTGGCATTGTGGTTAACGCAGGTGTCTACCAATCCGAAGTATGCGAGTATCTGTACAACCGTCACGAAGTTCCTTTCGTAGTTGCTTACGCAGGTACTCGCGGTGGCCAGTTCTCTCTTAGCTTCCGCAGTAAGCAAGGCGCAGCACATTCCCTCGACGTAACCAAGATCGCAGCCGAGTTCGGTGGTGGCGGCCATGCTAACGCTGCGGGCGGCGTTGCTGAGTTGGAGGTTTGGACTGAGATTCTTCAGGGGAGCGAGCATCAATGAAGAAACTGTGTTTGGCGGATATCCTTCCGCCACTCCGCTACTTTGAAATGAAGTTGTTGCGAGAACGCGACAGCTTCTGTGCTGAAAACAACGTTCGCGGCGTAGTCCGCATCACTGTTAAAAAGAAGAAGGTAATTGACCGTGGACACAACTGATCTGATCTCCCAAGTACGTTCCGCCATCGCAGCAGCCGCAGGTACCGCACAGGGTCTCGACGCTCCGGTACCACTGACTGCACGTCAAGCAAGTGCTCTGATCAATACCATCCTGGACCAGGAGCGGGAGTTGATGCAACTGGACCGTGCCCGTGAGTCTACCAAAGAAAAGGTCGAGGCTATCCTTGATGGTCTTAGCTGCTTCGACTTCTCGAAAGAGTTCCCTCAGGCTTGTTACGACGGCAAGGTCTTTGAAGTTCTCGTCGGGGATAACCCTCTGGAATGCGGTCGCCTCTTCGTTCACTGGGATGCTTCGGAAGAAGAGTTCTACTACCCGAAAGAAGAATCTGAGAAGAAGCTCAACGTAGAAAGCGTCTTGTTCTGGCGTCACGTCCTTCCGGAGCCGCACGAAGCATTCGACGTGGGCGACCTCTGAAGTACTTCCACAGACACAGACTTCGAGCTATCATGTTTAGAATTAATGAATCTCGGGGTCTGCAATGATTGAAGAAGATGAAGGGTCGTACTACCTAGATTTCTTTAGCCATAATATTGGCTTGGTTCTATTTGCAGCGTTTGTTATGGCCCCGGTTATTCCGGGGTACATAGCTCAGGCAATACTCATAATCGCTGCGGCAACTAGCGGTGCGTTAAGTGTTACCTTCTTTGCTATTCGACGTATTCTACTGAAGAACCAAATGCCTGGAATCCGCAGCTCTGTGGTAGTAGCAGTTACTTCCGAAGAGATATTCCAAATGTTCCAGGTACTGGGCTCCACGACCTTGATCATGGTAGCGGTATTGGCCTGGATGGGCTTTGCAAAGATGCTTTGGATATTTGAAAGCTTCTTTGTATTGTTCGCTGCATTCCACCTCATCAATATGATGGCTTGCATCTTCATGGAACTGGCCTACACAAAGAACGAAGTGGATGAAATCAAGGCAGCCTTAGCCAAACCAGAAACTGACTCCCCGGAGTAATGAATGTCAACGTTCAAGAACAACATTCCGAAATCCTATCTGATCGCGGCGTTCAATCAGGTAAATCACTACCTCACGTCCCTTAACTACATGCCGGACTTGGCAGAGATCTCACCTGAGGTTTACGGGGCTCCTGTTATCTTCGGTGGCGAAGGCGACTGGAACCCCGAGGTAGACCCCGCTGCTATCAACCTGATCATGACGAAGCTAGCCGATGAAGTATCGGTTCAAGTCTTCCGAATGAATCGGTCAGGTACCGCTAACACTTTTGTTGAACGCATAAAAGACCCCGCTGAAACGACGGGGTCTGAGTACGGCTTTGATGCTCTCTTCGAGCTTATCGCCCCTGAACTACTCTGAGGTCACGACGGGGCTCCCTGTGTTAACCGTATACTGACCGTAATTCTGACCGGTGTCCCCTACTCGATGAATAGGGGCTCCACCGGCAGTATTGATCCCACCCGTAAGTGCAGTGGTTTGATGACCACAAGTAGAAGTCCCTAAAGTCCCTACCGTACATACTAATTTACCATCCACCTGGACAGTAGCTGCTCCAGAGGTGAAAGTAGTAGTGTATATCTGAGGTGAACCATGGTTGGTACAAACACCGATCCCGGTATCTCCAACTCTTGCCACTGCGTTTTGAGCCATCTTTTTTAGCCTTTATGTGACGAGGATTCTGAAATTTCCAACTATAGTAATCATTTAGAATGATCATGCATCAAGTACTACTATGGTCCAGGAACCGCTTCGAATTGAATAGCTACTGCATAACCTTCTATATCACCAAATGGGTTGTAGACATCTCTCCATTCCCAATAGGTGAGACCGAAACCGGCTGCACCGCTAGAAGTATATACTCGACCCTGAGAAGACGAAGCCATGAAGGTCTGTGAACCAATCTTCATAGAGTTAACGTTTTCTTCAGGCATATCGCCGACGAAGGTGACCCGTAGAGCACCTCCTGTATAACTGAGTTCAGCAATTTCATGATCCATGTAGAACGCCGGACGTAGACTTCCCGTCATCAACAGCCCTCCACCGATACCCAATTTGATTGGGTTCATATATCCGAACAGATCGACACTATTCGGAAGATGCGTTTTGCCAGAGGCCAAGATCAAAGCGGTATCTGGTATGTATGGGGAGTACTCGTTCGGGAAAGTATTCGTGTTGTACACATTGACGATGCCTCTCAAAATCTTGGATCGACTTTGGTCAGGATTGGTCAGCACTAAGTCATACACACCAGAAGACCAATTTACACCTGCGGTAAACGCACCGGAGATGTTCACAGTTATCTGGCCCGCAGACCCGAGGACGATAGACCCATCGTTGTATGAGAACGAGGTAGTGATCCCCTTAAGAATCTGAGCACTTCCCGGAACACTACGAACATAAAGATCCGCACGGTATCCGGTAAGGTCTACTGGAAGTAAAGTACTTTCATCGACATACACGAAGGGGAATGAGTAATCCATCCCTTCACTCAGTTCTAGATGAAAAGTATCCGATCCTATTAGTTGCTTTGGTTGCATGAAATAGTCGCCATTTCCAACTTAGTGATATAGCCTTCCTTAAGCTCCCGGTCAGCTAGCAAGACTTTTGCCTTGTAGTGGAGATTGTCTGTAGTCTTCAATGCTGCAACAAGATCAACCGGCTTTTCAACCGGTTTAATGTTGCAATATACAGTGGGGCCCGGAACTTCTATCTTCTGGTAGACGATTTGAGGAGGCGGAGGTGTCGCCGCACAACCTGCCATTAGGAGTGCGAAGAGGATAAAGATGAACCTCATTTCTGAGCACCTCTTGCGATATACGAGTCAATCAAATCATTAGCCTCTTTGCAGAGGTTCTCTGATTTAGGAGTTTCTGCCAGTAGCTTAGCGGAATAGGTGGAGTGAATCTTTGCAATAGAATCCACTTTAGCCATGGCGTCTTCGACTTCTTTTTGTCGAGTATCTTGGTCTGCCTGTAATTGCTTAAATTTATCTGAGAAGCTTTTCACAATAGAATTCGTGCTTTCAAGATCTTTGGTAAATCCGCCGATCTTATCTCGCTGGTCTTGGATGGTGACGTCATCTGCCGCTACTTCCTTCTTCAAGGAAATAGCGTAAACCCACGTACCTGCAAGGATCAATAACAGGAACCCGATAACGTAGTTCTTAATTAGGTCAATCATTAAATACCTGCCTCGAACCCCGGTCAGGCTCTATCGATTTATCGCAGTGGTCTTTTTGTATTAGACCTAGGAAGTAGCAAGTAAGTTTGCAAAGCTTGCATTTACCTGCTCGAATGTTCTTCCCCATCCGAGAAGACATCGTCTCATCCGGATCACCTCCCAACAACGTGTTTACGAACTGATCAACAGCGATCAGGATATTCCAGAAGTACTGAATTAGCTTAGCTTTAAAGTCCGTCATCTGGGACCACTTCCCTTTTGGCTTTTTTTAGATCAGCGTAGAAACCACGTATGTTGACTACGTAACCCAGGGTCTCCTTGCTATTAGGTCCTGTCACTCTTGGTAGACAAGGAACTATGAGCTTGTATTCCGGTGGATTACCACAAAGTTTCTGTGCAGATATCAGGTGCCCAGCACCTGCGTTATAACTGGCAGCAGCAAGGTTGTGCCTATCGGCCATAGACCTAGGAGACTTCCAGATTTTGTACTGAACACCCATGTAGTAGGCAGCAGCTTGAATATTGTACTCCGGATGGAACACCGAAATGTCCCTTGAGATCTGCAAAGCATTTTTGGCGTCCTTCCATGTAGCAGGCATGAACTGGCAAATACCAGCAGCTCCTACCTGAGAAGTGGCCATCTCTTTGAACCTGGATTCCTGCCAGCACTGAGCTTTGATCAAATCAGGGTCTACCCCAGGCATATACCTGTGAGTGTACTTGATGAAATAATCGTCATACTTACTTACTAGCGGAGGTGCGGCCATCGCAGAAGTAGAGATGAGCAGGGCCAAAATCCAAGTCAAAGCTCTCACGAGTCCTACCTCAAGCGTATTTGAAAATAGACGCAATGATCAGGGCGTTGCCTAGACCTAGAACTGCGTAACGTACGGACAAGTACAGAGAAAGAGCACGGGTGTCCTGCTCTATTTTGGCATACGCATCACTGAACTTAATGTGAGACAGATGATTCGCAACTCGCAGAAGAAGGAAAGTGATCACCGAAAAGATTGTCACCGCCGCCGCTGCGTTCATTAGCGTAATGTAAAAACCTGCCTGAGCAATTTGAATTGGGTCCACGGTTAACCTCCGATGAGTTTTAGGAACAGAGCACCGGCACCTGCCGACACTGCTGCTAGTAGAAATGTAGTTGCAGACTTCTCGATGAAGCCAACTGTCTTGCCTTGAAGCCTATCACTGGTGCTCAACTCTTGGACAAGGCCCGTCAGAGTCTCCACCTGCTTAGACTGCTTAGTGAGGTCACCCGTAAGGTACTGAAGCTCCCTCTCAAGCATTGCGATACGTCCACGATCCTGAGTAAGGTCCGTGATCCTATCAGACATTTCTTTCTGACCTTTACTAAGGTCATTCATGAAACTATTGTGCCAAACAGTCTTTTCTTCTAGAGTAGCCAGACGGTTCAACACCTCTCGAATTGCGTCGAGAATTTCTATTACTCTGGTTTCGAGCTGAGGGGATGAAGTCGTCAAGATATTCGTCCAGTCCTAGTAATTAATGCTTGGGTATACTACCCTTTTTGTGAATTGTCTTTTCTTCAGAGACTCTGTAACTTAAACACCTGGTTAGTACCCGATAGCTAACCAGTGAACAGCGTCTGCTGACTGAGTCATAGTGCTAGCTGACCAAGTTACTACTGTGAAGTTAGTCGTGGTTGCCGCCCCTACCCCTGCAACAGAGGTCGTCGCTAGAGCCGGGGCGCCATTGGTAAGTTCCGTGGCATAATGCTGTAGGCATGCGTTAGGGAATATAATAGGGAAGGTCACCGTGGTTGCCCCGCCACTGGAAGCCGTATTTGCGTTACCCCACTGTATAATTAGCCCGCCTGGTAGCTTCTGATAACCGTTTGCCGTTATGTTCTGATTCGTACCGGTGAAATCTGCAAGAGCAAGTTTAAGAGGCATTTCACTAACTAGAGTAGGAACTTGACTCGCCAGAGTAGCGACATTCAGAATCCCTGCACTTACTGGACAATCGTAGGCTTTAATGCAGTAGAGAACTGAGATGTTTCGCGGACGTGTGTACCCCAAGTTTCCGACGACAGGCGTAATTACGGAGCTGCCAGATGATGCTCCCGCCACGATGTCGAAGCCTGCCGGCAACGACGGCAAAGGCTCTGCACCCCACAACGACAACGACTCCGTGAAGAAGTTGGCTGGAGTTACTGGGATACCGTTGGCCTGGCCCTGACCCGTAACAATCGTGGCGGATTGAGCAGTCCCAATAGCTCGACCAGTATCAACTCCTCTACCGTTATCCCAACCACGAAGAAACTCTCCTCGAAGATCTGGAAGAGTTGCCGAAGTAGTTCCACCCAAGAAAGTAACCAAGCTTGGGAACGTAGCACTAGAAACGGATTGACCGCTGCAAGGCAGATAGCCGTACGGTGCAGTAGGACCATAGTAGGCGATGATCGTACCGATCGGGTTGGCTGCTTTCAGAACATCGTCAGAAGAAGCTGCACCGAGGTTAGTCCGGGCAGTGGGCTTATCTACTACGTCACTAAAGTTGTTAGCAGCGTAGATTGGTTTTTGAAATCCATCAGGAGACAGACCGAAGTATTCAGAAGACATGATTTTCCCTTAGTACCCGATGGCTACGTAATAGCAGTTAAGTGCTGAACGGGTAGTTGCAGCAGACCACGCTTGGTAAGAAGCACCTGTAGCGGATTGGCTTTCTATTGTTGCGAAGACTCCCGTCCCGCTTAATGCAGTAATTGCTACCGTTGCAGTCAACGAGACCAGAGCGGTGGGGAAGACGATTGGGAATGTAAATGGACTTGGCGCACTAGCGCTACCTACAACGGTGCCCCACTGAAGAATCATTCCACTAGGCAGCTTCTGATATCCGGATGCTGCTAGGCTAACCCCAAACTGAGTCAATTTAGTACATTGACTAAGCTCAGTCAGAACGTTGCCCATGTTGGCGGTAGAGGTGTTGACCAATGCCCCGTAGGCTTTCATGCAGTAGAGGACTGAGACGTTTCGTGGTCTGGTTTCAATAGAAGTTCTAGGAGTTCCATTAGTCCCGTCCGATATAGCCGCTCTTATAGAATCAGTAATAGGCCCAGCGTTGTTGCCGCTAGTAGTGAACATTGCATAGGAGCTACCACCAGTACCTACGGAAATAGCCGAAGAATACGTCTCATTATGGTAGTGGCCTTGGAACGCGTCTAACTGCAATGTTTTAACTGCACGACTGGAATCTATTCCTCTACCGTTATCCCAACCCCGAAGAAACTCTCCTCGTAGATCTGGAAGAACCTGAGAACTACCACCGCCAAGAAAAGTAACTAGATCTGGAAAAGTACCAGAGTTAACAGTTTGTCCATTACACGGCAGATATCCTACAGGAGCAGTGTTCCCCCAAAACGGAATAATGGTACCGATTGGTACCGAGTTCAGCATGATATCTGACGTGCTTAGAGTTCCAAGGTTTGCAAGCGCAGCAGTCTTATCCGGCACGTCGGCAAGATTTTGACCCGCACTTAACGGCAGAAGGGCTGCTAGAGATGGTTGACCAAAAAATGCCATGGTGACTCCGAAAAAGACTACGAAAAAAAGAAGAGGGACCTCAGGGGTCCCTCGCTGGTCTTACTGAATTTTAACTTGACTTATTCTGGCCAAACAGTAAGGGCGTCAACTGCATCGTAATCTGCTGCGACATCAATAGCGGCCTTGATTGGCCAGGCTTTTGCGTACAGAGATTGGATATACGCAGATACTGCAAGGCCCATAGCGATGATTTGATCTGCGGTCAATTGATGGGTAGTGTTGCTCTCAGCTTGAAACGGAATTTCTCCGGTATAACCGGAAGCCTTAAGGAGCTGGGCAGAGGTAACCATCGAAGAGACGTTTAGCAGATCTCGGTTATTACGAAGCTGAACTACGTCCGTACCTTCAGGGAAATCGTAGGGGAAACCTTTTTCTTCAGCATCTTTGCGAAGGCTATCAATCTTATCTTTGGCAGATCGTTTGTAGACGGAGAGTTCTGGTTTATCCGGAAGCTTGGTAGTAGGTTTTCCATCGGTACCTACACAGATTACTCTACCTTCAGACTGAGAGGTGAGCAGAGCGGCATGCTCCCCTTGAGTGATCTGAACGCTGTCCGACGGAATAGTAGTGTGAATTTCGTCGTCGTAAAAACCAGCTTTCGAAGGGCTGTAATAAAGTGTCATGTATGTTCCTTAAATTAATAGCCAATGGCGATAAAATGACATCCCGGCGTACTACTCGCACTAGTAATAGTTACGGCTGAAGTAGTCGAAACCACCGAAACAACGGAGACTGTCGAGTTAACCGGGGTTGCTACCACCTGAAGCGCAGAGTTAGGAAAATTAATCGGTAGAGTTGTGGCGACTCCTACCGTAGAAGAGTTACCTGTGCCCCACTGAATAATAATACCACCGGGTAATTTCTGGTACCCTGAAACGGTGTTGTTTTGGTTGGCACCTGTAAAATCCGCGTACTTAACAGCCGCAGCATTCAACGTAGAATAATCACTTACCAATCCGGCTATGTTAACGCTGGAGGTAAAGTTCGAGACTGAGCTGTAAGCCTTTATGCAGTAGAGGACGGAGACGTTTCTAGGCCTAACAACACCCGTATTGAACGTAGCGACGGTGGCCGACGTTAATGCCACAGTAAATGTTGACACAACAGCTACTGAGTCAAACTCTGTGTTATTCCAACAGTGACCTACGCTGCCTGAGCCCCCTGCACTACTTGAAGCGTCTCGGATGTTAGACCCGTTCTGTAGGTTCAAGTTTGACCTGCCTACATCAACGCCACGACCGTTATCCCATCCTCGCAGGAATTCACCGCGAAGATCCGGGATAGTAGCAGAGCTCTGACCTGGGTTCAGAAACTGGACAAGCTCAGGAAAGCTACCAGAAGTAATGGTCTGGCCGGAGCAAGGGAGGTAACCCGCAGGAGCGGCACTACCCCAGTATGGCATGATCATACCTATCGGTACGGAGTTATACTGAACCTCGGCTTTACTTGGAACATCCAAGCTGGTTCGTGCGGCAGCCTTATCCGGGAGATCTGCAAGGTTTTTAGCCTTGAACAGAGCCCCTGTAATATCCGCCGGGTTTTGCCCGAAGATGTTAGCAGCCAATTAAGTTTTCTCCACGTACGAGATATAAGCCTGCAAGAAAGTAGGAGCATCAGCAGTCATGTATAATTTCTCTCCCGGAGCCAGCACCAACTTAGGAACTTGGAGAGAACCACCCACAGCAATTGGGGCGAGGGTGACAATGTTGATATAGCTGGAATCGACTTGTTGGACTTCAACGGTTACACCGTGGTAGGCACCGGTTACGTCCGTGTTAGAAATATTCCCACCGATCAGGATAGTCTGTACACCAGCAGTGCCGGTCATAACCAAAGTACGAGTACTGAGGATGTTACCAACAGCGATTTTTTTAAGAGTTGCGGCCATTTCTTAACCCCCGAATACGAGTGCGTTGATTATTGAGTCATCACTCAGGGCTGAGAGGAGTGATAGTTGATAGGAGTTGCTTACTAGGAGTTCGAACTGAGATCCTACGTCTGGTGCAGCAGTGGTTGCAGTTGCCCAACTGATTGTAGTACCTGCAATGCTGGTAATAAGTCGAGTCTGACCTGCTAGTCCACCCGTTAGGAAATTGATGATGTATCTTCCAGTGGCGACAGGGAGAGCAGTCAAGGCAGCCGCAGTGATACTGGTTGTATTCGAGGTACCTACTGTGGTTAGAATAGCTACCGTACTGTGAGTAGGATACCTCCAACGGTCAGTGCTCTTAACTGCGATGATAGGGTTTCCTGCATCATCTACTTGCTGACACATGAATGAGTTACCAGTGGCAGCAGTTACCGTTGGGATTTGATCAACCGTAGCGATGTCACACAGACGATCCGTCAGTCGTGCCAATTGGGCCATGCTGTTAGCAGTAACCCGCATTTGGACAAGGCATCCGATAGGCAGGGAAGATGCAGTAGTACCTTCCTGAGCACGGACAACGGTGAAGCTATCTCCTACTCGGCCCGTAACTTTGCAGATTTCAATGATCCCTGCACTTTCAAGAGTGATCAGGTAATACTGTTGAGAGCTGCCAATAACTGGGAACTTCGCCCCGTCACCTGCGGCTACCGAAAAAACGGTATCCGAAGGAGCGATGGCCAGTAGCAACGTGGATTTAGCGTTGTTCCCGTATAGCTGGATATCAGTCGAGGACATAGGTTTGTGTTGACTCTTTTTCTGAGTTGAATTCTTTCACGAATTTCTGGAGAGAAGCTTTCAGTTGAGAGATAACTTCATCTACGTCGTGGCGGGTGTCTACCAGTATTTTAATAGTAGAGGCCCTTACCCACTTGGAAGTAGGCAGGGGCACTACTGCACCGGTCCATCTTGGAATCTTCGGCATATCGGAGATAGTAACCACGGATTGGAATTCACCTAAAACCAACGTACCTGTATTTAAGTACAAAAAGATGTCAGTAGGAATCGTCCCGCCCGCCCCAAGTGATCCAGTGATGGTCCACCCTTCGTTTACTAGCCGTTTTGTAATCGTGACGGCGTTAGTCATATCACACCGCCTTAATAGACCATTCGAAGTGAAGGCCGAATTCAGAAGTCTTCGGTACAGCAGGGAAGTTCTTCACGTTGAAGATTGCTCCTGACGCCTTAAACAGCCCGGCTTCAGTGATGTTCAACCCATTACCCTGGGATTGATCTAGATCGGCAAGGTAGGTGACCTTTACTTCCAGAGGGTATGTAACGTAAGAAGTGCTTACCGATACCTGAGGGCTGACAAGGCCAAGCTGCTCACCATCTTCTGGTTTGGGGAATTGACCAAGAGGATCTATAGCTCCGCCAGTACCAAGTTTGAACGTAGTTACACGGTCAGGTACAAATGCAGGATCATACAAAGCCGACAGAAGATGTAACTTGGCAAGGCGTACGATCAAGTTCTTTTTAACGAAGACTTCTTCCTTGGTGCCATCTGGGAATACCTTCCAGCAGCCAAGGACTCCCTCCACAATCTCCCATATAGATTCACTCTTCATTTGAAACGTATTCCTCGAATTAGGTAGCAGGGTTCATGTCTGCACCAAGAACCGCATTGACATTTATCTTAGCTGAGCCACGGGTCCTAGGCATATCCAGGTTCACGGTATCCGTGAAGGTCAGGGTTGCTGTAGGCGCTCCATCTTTATTTTCGTCGATACCGCCAGCGTTGATAGTTTTGACGGAAGGAGTTCCACCTTCTATCAAAACACCGCCACGGGTCATATAGGCAGGGGAGCTGATTGCAGGACCCAATCCTCGTGTAAAGGACATGTTAGCTTGCTTGATAACCAGAGGATCAGGGTCGGAGTACAGCTTTACCGATAAGCTTCCTTTTGCAGAGGCCGCGTATGATGTGGTAATCCAATACACTGCGTAGGTCTGCTCGTAGATCTGAGTACATAACAAATAATCAGTGTCTTTTAAGTCAACCACCGACGGAGCATAAACGTATTTCGCAGTATCCGGCATGAAGTTTCCGATATAGCTGCCCTTAGGACCTTTTATAAAGATCTGAGAGTACTTCTCTACCATCAATCCGTACTGGTTAATCTGAACCCCCTCATCAATACCGAAGGAGTTGATATCTCCAGTAGTCCAGTAAGGCTGCATCAATGTGAATGCTGCGGTACCTGCTTCAGGTACGGGGACGTTGATAGCACGGAATCGATCTTGTATATCCGCCAGGGTAGTGGTGTATATAGGAACGGAAAACATGGTAGTGGGCTTGAGCCTAGGCCACGGTTCTGCGTACTGACCTGAAATTGCGGGCGGTACTAGATTGCGTGCGTAAGAAACCATAGATCGAAGATGAGGTACGTTCCTTTCATTACGACGGAACTTAGCAACCATCAACGCTTTCTCGTATCCCGTGTTCGCCTTGAACGCAGCAGGGCGATTTATGAAACCCGTCACATTACCGTTATTCACTCTGGTCGGGATGCCATTAGCGTATGCGTCTAGCCCTAGAAGAAGTGTTTCGTGCTGACCTAAGTTGTATCGCTGGAAGTTAGGGCTACCACGAAGTAGTGGATCAGCAGCATTCCTACGCATACGCCGAATTTGAGCAAAGTAGATTTCAGATCGATTGTTGTCACGACGAGTAGTCGTAGACTCTTCTAGGAATCGAATAACCTCATCATCAATAGGCACCGACCAAATATAGATCGGAGAGGTATACGTAGGCTTGACTCTGCGAATGATATCGCCTAACTGCTGGAACGACTGGATGTTCTTGAAGGTAGTAACGTTTACTTTCACGAGGAAAGTATGATGCTTCAAGTATGTACGCATCAAGTAGTCAGCGTAGGTGCCTGGCTTTGCGTAAGCATCAGGTTGATCCGCTGGAACGTATGGCATCAGGGACTTCGGAACTTCCAGGTTGATCCACCAATCACCGTCATTAATATAATCCTTTACTTCAACCCAAGTAGTAACTTCGTCACCGACGGTAAGAGTGTCTCCTTCCGCAACACTAGGAACTAGGCCAAATGGAAGAATGTAGGAGTTAAGGTCTGTGATGACAAAGTACTGACCGGAGCCAGGGTACTTACGAATAGACAACACGGTTTCGTTATCCCGGCAGAGAGGAACGCCAAGAGCAACGTTAAGTCCACGGCGAACCATTGATAGGTCTGGGCCGTGTACATAGAGGTAAAACAGTCCGTATAGGAAGTCCTTGTAACGCTCAGTGGACTCTTGTGGGTCTACACCGATGAGCTTACCGTAGTAGTTGTACATCAACTTCTCATCGGTCTGAACGTCGATAGCCCACATCGAAATCTCGTCGAACCCTTCTGAGTTGTTCCTGCGAGGGAACTTGTCATTGAACGGATCTTTTGCGAACTGAATAGTGTTCGAGTCGATATCTATAAAGTAATCTGTACTGTCTTCGTAGGTCGTAGTTGCCAAAAATGGACGGTTGGCCATATACCTAGCATCCTGCAACCCTTCTGGAAGAGTATAGGTAGCTACTGTTCCAGGGACATAGGCAGCCTTCGACAGGAGGACCAGTTTTAACTGAGTCCCCATGTTGATCTGTATATCTTCCAGAGTGATGCTGCTAGTGAGCTGTAGGAATTTACTGTATATGTCAGAAGCAACGATTGCGTTAGCTTCGAACAACAGGTCGATCTTCTCCGAATCTTCGAAAATCAGATGCCAGAAATCCGACAGACCATAGAGCATGGTCATGTTTCGGTTAGACCCCTCAGTTGACTCGAAGAAGCCTGTTGATCCGTCGAATTCAGAACGCATTAAATGTACCCGTTGGTCGTAGTTAGGGACTCTAGCATGAAGATGGCAGTGGAATCGTTAGGGTCCAAGTAGTCCGTAATTACCCCACTGACGTAAGGTATGTTATCACGGTGGAAGTAACGATACGTGGTAGCGATTGGCGTCTGAATAGTCGTAACACCGCTAGCGTTCAGAGCTGCGATCAGATCGGCCATGATGAATGGAGAACCTGGATCAAGAGACTCTAGGTAGGCATTCGCCACAGTCGTACATTGTGAGGAGCTTGGCGGAGGACCGTTATACCCCACAATGTTCATGCTTATCAGGTACATATTGTAACCGCGAGCGAGGTAGTCTCCTGCGAGAATCTTGTTATCACCAAGATTTAGATAGGATTGAACACTGGTCAACCCTTTGAACCCGTAGGTGTTGAAACTCACAGTTTTGTTTGCGTTAGCGCCACCGAAATCCACAACTATCTGCTGATTAGCGGAAAGGCCGGTATCCTGCATTGGGGCAGTGATGGTGAGCAGCGGAGTACCGGTAGCGTTAGTTGGCAACGTGATATCTGGGTTGGTTACCGTGATAGTGTTCTGGGTTACCGCCGTTGCCCTGAACCATCCGTTGAAGTTAGCCTGAGTACATCCGGTAATTTTTACATACCGACCTGGGATTACTCCGTGGTTGTTACTTGTGATAGTTACAGTAGTACCTGACCGAGATAGAGCTGCGCTCAGGACAATCTGACTTGGATTGCTTGTGGTGTACGGAGTCAGTATCTTGGCGAACATTGTCCCAGTAGGAGTACTGGCGGGAACCGAAGGCAGCACGTAGGTGAAAGTGTTGGTGGTCGCTGTAGCTACAATGAAAGTACCGTTGTAAACAGTAGGGGTGGCACCAGAGATAACGATTGAGTTACCTACGCTAAACCCGTGAGCTGCTGCGGTTACGGTTGCGGTAGTACCCGAGAACGCAATGCTGGTAACCGGGACAGTGCGGTATACAGCAACGGTATCATCTTCAGTGCCACCGGTAATGGTGCTGCGGGAGATCTCAAGGTAAGGACCGTTGATGTACGCCTTGCCGGTAGCATCAGTAGGGTACTGAAGAATCTGCTTCTCAAGCGGTACGCGAGAGTAGATATCAGTCTTACCACCAATGTGGATGAGGACCGGGTTATTTGATGGCGGAGCCAGTACAGTAACTTGGTCTCGGTACATATCCGGATCGCCTGCACCTACGGTGGTGATGGCAGTTACGTAGTTGAAGTCTGCCTTCAGCTTAGCGTCCACTGAAGGAATGTTGATAAGGTTGCGAGTAGAAACCGCAGTCTTAGCACGAGAAATAAACGTAGTGTTAGTCTCTGTGACAGAAGACATGGACTTCAGATAGTTGATCTCACCACGCAGGAAGTACGGGTCGAAGTTCGAGAAGTACAGCAAGCTACCAGAAGTAAGGTCGTAGTCAGCCCCTTCCTTATCCGCAGCCAACTCCACGTCTACGTAGTACTCACTTGAGAAACTATCGTAGGTCATGCTGTCTGGAGAGAATGAATAGGTAGTGATTGGGTAGAATTTTTTGGTGTTGTCTGGGGAGAAGAAAATCTCAGAACTTACCGCTACGTTCTTCTGCTTTGCAAAGTATAGGCGAGCACTGATAACAGATTTGTTACCTGCAATTCGCTCCACAAACCAGTTCGACAAAATCTTATCAACGACATCTGTAGGGGTGTTGTCAGTGACGCCCGGCAAGGTATTTTGAGAGAAGTAGAACAAAACTGCCTTGTTAACCAAAGCTAGCAGAGTAGCCGATGGACGGATAACCAAGTCACGAAGACCTGTACCCTGACGTAGATCAAGGTCCGGATACTTGGCTTCAAGAATCTTCTGGGCAGCAAGCTCTGCTTGCAGGATTTCGTCCTGAGTAACCTCAAGGCCGGGGAGTACGGTATATAGATCGGTAGCCACTTAGACCAGTCCTGATTGGAGCTGGCCGTGTTATTCAGCCAGTCTCATATCCAATTGTGGGAACGGTACCGCAACCTGGGCTCGTTCACCTGCGTTAGTTACAAGGTATAGAATCATTGTAATCGAATCACTGCCAACGTCGATGGCTGCTACCTGAACTCGGTTCAGTTGGCCCGCTAGGTCAGTGTTCATTGCATTTAGAATGTATTTTACCTGGGTCTCTGCATCGGAGACTTCATCGACTAGTTCCTTCTCAATGTTTGACGCGCTGCCTATGCGGTTTGCGTACATTGCCAGTGCGGAAAAGTTGGTACCCTTGTTAGGTCGAAGAGCATCAGACCCTTTCGTGGTCATGAGAATATGGAAGAACGTCTGAGCGACCTTCTGAACACCTGTTATTTTCCTAGGTGTATCGGTAAGGGTGAAATCTACGGCACCCACAGGGAACCCTTCCGAGAAATCCATGAGCAGGAGGTCATAGGTGGCCCCGGAGTTAAGGTTGTTGTCTATACCTAAGCGAAGTAGTTTTCCGGCCATGATCAGTTCTGCATGTCGTTGGTGCCGCTAATAAAGCTCTTCATTGACTGGCTCTGGTTCTGATAGTAAGTAGCATCTTCAGAAGCGGAGCCCTGTGCATCAGCGAAGTAGTCGGATCGTACCTTAGCCCGCATCGCACCCTCTCGTAGGGTGGCCATGACCGCACTTGCAGTCTCAATCAATGCCCCAGAAACCATAGTAGGACGACCCTTCGCATGGTTCTGAGACTCGGTAATAATCTGAGTGAAATTCAGGTTCGGCAAAACCTCCATGAAATTCGGCAGAGGCTTCGTAGGATCTTCGTGATAAGCCTTGACCCCAGAGAAGTAACCATTCATAGCACCGTAGTACTGCTCGACTTGTCCAGTAGAGGTATCTGCCATTATTGGTACCTAATCATTTCAGTTTGGATTCCCTTCAGCTTCTTGACCATCTTACCTTTCAAGTAGTTGAGGCGGTTTACGTTGATCCCTAGTTTGACCGCAAGCTCCGTAGAAGAAAGCTCACCTGTATGCTTCATGATCAATTGCTCTTCTGGAGAAAGCTGATCCATCATGTGTTCGAACATAGGCTTGCCTGCGTCAAAGCGAGAATACTCACTAGCTTTCTCTTTGCTGCTCTCAACGATGTCCTGGTAAATACCAGATTTGAACTTGATGACTGCCTTCTTTGACCAACCAAGTTCAGCAGCCAGCTCCTCGTCAGAAGGATCACGGCTCAAACGTTCGGTGAGGCCTTGTTGAGCATTGTTGTACTTGTGATAAATCAGTTGGTTGTTCTCAGACAGCCGAGCAGCGTTCTGATACCGATAGTTCATACGACGAACCTTCTGAAGATAGTTCGTAACGTGAGTCGATAGCTGAGTGCCTTTCGAAGGATCATACGTGTGGATCGCATGGATTGCCCACTTAGTAGCCTCCGAGGTCAAGGCTTGCGGTGGCAAGGTCCCTGACGCTCGCTTAACTTCGGTGTGGATCAAGGGCATCAACTGAACTACAAGCTTGCTCAAGTCCTGCTGAGACTTGGTATCCTGATACTTCTGAAACAGCTCTTGGTCTAACTTTCTTACTTCTGACATTATTTGTACACCGCGTAGTAGGAGGATACTGACATCACATAGCTGACCATGAATATCTGTAGCTTCTGTGAAAATTGCTGCTCACGAAAACAGGTGAGGGCTTCCGAAGTGCCCGACAGGTTTCCTGATGAGGCAATGTTAGTAGGGATCTTAGACGTCTGGTCAACGGTAGATCCTACGGTGTAATTGGTAGTAGCCATTATGGGACACTCTTCTTCGAATCAGTAGGTAGGGCCGATATGAATGCCAGCTCATCTCTTGATGGCAGTAGCTCATCCGAGTAGTCAAGAAACATGCTCTGACCTGGCTCCATTAGCTTGGCCTCATCCAGAATTGGTTCCTGGTAAGCAAAGGTCACCGGGTCGTAGTTCTCTGGAACCATATCTATGAATTTAAGGTTGAACCGAGCTGCGTGATCCGCCTTTGTTTCAATTGGTCGGAATGCAAGAAGAAGGTTACCCTCCGCAGACACATGTACCTCTTCCGTCCCAGGAGCTTGCGTAGTGGCTGATCCGTTTATCCGGGAGAACATGTACGGGGAGCCTGTCGAGAAGTCGTGAAGGAACTCTGGTGCAGCCGCACCGACTCCCAAGGTTGACTTATAGAAGTCGTTGGCCTTCTCCCTGGCAAGAGTGTTGTTCACAATACTCGTACGGTAAGAGACCTTTCCCTGCTCATCTACTTCTTCAGAGATCGTGTCAGTAACCGACTGCAACCAAGGATTCGTGTAATGCTGCTCGTAGTTACCAAGCTCCTGATAGCTCATTGCTGAAACAAAATTGGCAGTAGTGGATAGTGAGTTTGCAGTAATGTTGTGACTCACTTCAATGCAGAAGGCATGGAAGCTAGGCTCGGTAGGAGTCGGATCAATGATGTCCATTGGATACCCCGGAACGATATATGGGTTGAAGATCATAGTCACGTTGCCAGTACGAGCCTTGGTAGTCTCCGTAGTAAACCGGGAATCCGCCGCAGCAAACAAAATACGTTGGAACGCATTGATGTCTGAAGCCAAATCCCATGGGTTCAACATGTTCTTCACGCCTTTTGGATCGTACCGGTACTGCCAAGCCTTACGGAATTTCTCAAGCATTGCACCATTGGCAGTCGATCCATCGGGTCGAGTTTCACTGGAATTTGCAGGCTGGTTGGCCAAGCTCTCACCCAGGATAGCCAGCCAACGAGGAAGCTGAAGTCGTTCATGGTGAATACCACGACCTTGCTCATACTTACCAACTCGGAACTGAGATGCAGCAGTAGTTCGAGCCAGGGTAGCGAAATGAGTAGTATCAGTGTCGCCACCAATAACAGAGACTGCCTTTGCAATAGCCTCACGAACAGATTCCGGAGCACGGTAGTTCACACCGAATTGACCAGTGTTAGCGGGAGTGTTGTCACTCACCGCAGTAATACGGGTAGGAACCGCTTCTTCATCCTGGTTGATGGAAATCGACGAGAACATATACGGCAAAACTACGTTGCACATAGGCGAGTAATAATGAGGCATCTGTGGCTTGACGATAACGTCCATTGCCGCAGTAGCAATACCGGAGAAGGTATTCGACGGGTCCTTAGGTACTTCCGCAGGTGCGTTCAGGAATACCATATCGTATTCGGAGTAGTACATGAAATCCTGTAGGACCTTCATGAACGAAGTCAACTCTCCTGAGAACTGTCCAGCAGTGTAAATAGCCTGAGTAGCAATATCTGCCTGAACCGCAGACTGCATCAGTGTCTGATACGTAGGCGGAATCAAGCGAGGATTCGTTTCTGATGAACTCTCACCAGTAGAGTTGGCAGTACACGGAGCCTGTCGGCACTGCTCAAGAAGAGCCTCTACCGGATAGTGACCACCAATACGACGGAAAAACTGCAAGCCTTCCTCAACCAGTGGAATGTACATACGGGTCATCCCCTCGTACATCGTAGGGTTCACATAGACCTGGTCCTTGAGCTGGTTCCATAGATTCAACGGGATACCCGGGAAACCTATGAATCGGTTCTTAAGGTCGTCAAGGTACTGAGGGATAGAGTCGTATACTGGGAACTGAGGCGCAATCTTCGCCTTGTTGGCTATGGTCATCTCCCAGTCACCACCGACCTTAGCAGTGTTAACTCCAGTAAGAGCAATACCTATAGAGTTCAACGATCCAAACTGGTTTGTCTTAACCGCAGCTTCCCCAGGGTTGCTATCTACCTTATTGGAATCATTTCCGTACCCGGAGTAATCCATGGTGATCAAGTCCATTTTGCTGTAGGCGTGCTTACAGTTGAAGTTGATGAACTTCTGACCTGGGGACTGAGAAGATTTGAAGTAGCTAGTAGATACGATATTTCCAGAGAACAATAGACTGTCCCGCTGTGATACCGGATCTTTGAAGAATACGTGTACCTTGGGTTCGTAATAACGACAAATCTCCATAAGGCCAGTCTGGGACGGAATACTAACCGACATTACCGGTAAACCCCCAAGACTAGATTGGATGTTGATTGCCATGAACGGAACTTGGACACCCTCTATGTAAAGGGAGAACTCTTGGAACATTACATCCGTGCGTGGGCCGGGCAGTTTCATGCCAATACGGTCAGTGCCCTCAGGGTGGTACTGGTTATCAACCGTGGTAGTGGCCTTACTATCATTCCCCGAAGAGATGGTGATAGTGTCATTCCCTGCTGTACCAATATTCTGGTTGCCAGTTAAATCAAAACCCATTATCAAACTCCTACATCATAGAATACGCCGTACAAGGCAAGGATATACAATTCCCGTTCTAGCGGGTCCTTGATCTTAGTAATGTATTCTACGTACGTTGGTGGAATATGCTGAGAATGTTTCTCCAGTGCATTTTCCAGAGAAGCTAGGCGACTTTCAGTAATACGTTCCTTTAGGAGGCCTGTACGGATCGGTAGATCCCCTGTAGCAAGGTACGCCGCACCAAGTAGGTTTCCTGCATATGTAGCAGATAAATAACTCATGAAAGGCGAGGACGTTCCATTAAACATCCGTACAAACGCAACATCTCCAGTAACAGGTGCAGCGTTCAAGGTGATCTCGTACTCACCCGTGCTAAGGACTGTTAGATCGTAGTCCTCAGCGTAGACGTCGTTGTAGTACAAATGAACGTCAGAGATATCTGAACCGTCAGTGTTGAGTACGAACTTAGTAGCACCAGCAGGTAATAGGACCGTCTGAGTTGCTACTACCAATAAACTGTACAAAGATACCGGACTTCCGACTGTGGAAGTAGTATCACCCGGGTTAGTAGCCTGGTAGCACTTACGGCAAACACCACCTTGAGAAATACAGTGTGGAGGATTCCGAATAAATCGGTAGTAACTACCTTGACTTAAGAAGTAATCAATGTCCGCTTTCGTGATGGCACGGTCAAGAGCCAGATCCCACTGCCCAATATGGGAGTAGTCCAGCGAAATTCTGTTTCCTAGGTTAGTCAGACAGTCATCCTCTACGATAATTACCGTAGGATTGAATAACTGCTGACCTTCGTTGTAGAGAGTGGTGTCATCGTCTGGAAGATTGTCGAACAAATCCTCCATTAGAAGAAATCCAGAATACGTGCCCATTTATCAACCTGATAGAGTTGCGCCAGAACCGGAATTGTAGCTAGAACCGGAGTTAAGTAGTGCAATCTTAGCTCTGCTCACTTTTCCTGACTTCAGAGAAGCAATGTGACCTGACTTAGCCCCACCCTTCGATAGCCGCTTCAGAATGCTGGAGATGTTCTCAGGTGCAGAGGTAATAGCACCCGCAGCATTTCTCAAGGCCTGGATTGTTCTGCGGATATCATTACTGCCAGACTCGAATGACGAGACAAGACTATCTACACCACCTTCGATGGCGTTGACCAGTGCGATAGCTTCGTTAGATATCGACTTGATATCCTGAAGAATGCTGCCGAGAATAGAACTCCCACCACTAAACAACGATAGGACTGATCCCGTGATCGACTTCACAACCTTAGTCAGAGTAGTAAGTACGCCGTAGACTGGGGCAATGATATTTGCACGAAGACTCGCTACGGACAGAAATCCACCCACAGAGTTATCAAAGAATCCACGAGCAGCGTTGATAGCACCATTTACTGCTGAGTTGACACCTCCTGCGAAGTTTTCAATGCTAGCAGCAGCATCACCTAGTATGCCAGAACTTGCACCCATGGTAGATCCAAGATACGCTCTAGCGCTATCCACACCACGTTTAATATTGTTGATAACTGCGGTGTTCTGAAACCTAGCCGGAAGCTCCGCCTGAGCAATGTTCAACTTCAATGCGTCGTTGTTCAAAAGCTCAGACGGCATAAGTACCGGACGTGGCTGTATAGACTTCGCAAGGAACTGCATTGAAAAGTGGATATCGGTATCTCGGGATGAATCCTGGGAATACGAAGTTCCTAGGATAGTCCCTATCAAAGTCATGTTTGGAAGGCTGATCTGAACCAACTGGTGATTCTGAGCTACCTTAGTACCACGTAAGACTCCATGGTATGCAACCATGTATTTGTAGAACCAGTTATTGTCGATGTCGTCAAATAGGACCCCGGAGAAGTTGAAGGTCACAGGGCTACGTCCGAAGTAGTACACCACTTCAGAATCACCGAATACTTCGTTCACTTGAACCTTTTCGTTGAAGGACACATCTACGTTCGTTAACAGAAAGTCAGTGTAGCCAGAGTCGCTTAGTAACTTGTCAGCTACTTCGCTAAGACCTTGGTTACCTGCGTTAACTTCTAAGAGATCCTTCATGACCTCCATGTTGCTACGATCAGATTTGAGCTTGATAGAGGCGATAGGCCCACGATCAGACGTGTATTTCATCAGGTTATTCAAGGGAGTAGAACGAGGCCTTACGGTAAGACCTCGCTCCGTCTGTTTGATAACCCCAGCATTAGAAATGCTATCGCTCCCAGAAGAGGAGTTCTTGTTACTGTTCAATCCGGCAGACGACAAAAGACCTGCCGCAGTATCCTTCGCAGTACCGATATACGAAACTGCACCGCCTACGGCTTGCCTGGCGCTGTTAACTGTACCTGCTAGATCACTTACTGCTGACATTTAATTGGTCTCGAACTCAATGAGTTCCAGGATGTTAGGGGTGCTGACCATGGTCTGCTGGCCAAACAATCCACCGAGGCTAGGAGGTATATAGTCCTTACCTACTGCGGTGAATCGAAAAGAATCATAAGTAGCCTTGACCCGTTGGAGGTAGATCTCCCGTGGGGTCATGGCTATCAGTCTATTAAGTATCTTAGGTTCATTACCTGCCATCATTGACCACCTGTGGTTTGTGATTTGACGCCGTTACCCCAACCAAGCCATCTTCCCAGAGGACCATGAGCGGAGTTAGCATCAATCGGGCCTCCCGGAGAGCTACCCGCGAACTTGTTAGCAACACTATCAAGCTTGTTAACGAAGTCCCCGAAAGTGTTCACGGCTTCTTTCATATCCAACGCAGCCATGCTGGCATACTTGGTATCGAAGTTAATAACCTTCTGGGCAGCCAAGGCGCCTAACTGAAGTTTCTTGGACGCGATGTCACGAGAACCTTCCAAACCATTGTTCAGAGTATCTGCGCTAATCCCTTCTGCCAGGATTTTCTTATCGTAGACTGCGCTCAGTGGCATGCCAGTAGCCTTTGAACGGAATAGAGTAATCGCATCACTGATCTGAGACGTCTTCTTGTCCTGTGGCAGATTACTAGACTCAATATCACCGATCTTCTTTTTGACCTCCGATCCGTACTCACCGAATTCCTTGATATCGCCAGCACGAGCAGCCCGTTCAAGTTCTTCTGGAGATCTCCCGTTCAGCATTCCTGGGAGATGCACGACTTCGTTCTCAGCAGATTTCTTATAAACTTCCTGCGCCTTGAACATCAAAGCAGTGTTGTCCAAATCTCTACCATATACAGAGCGAAGGGTGGCACGGCTGCTTTCATCACCTTGTCCGGTTGCAACTCTACGAGCGGCTTCCAGGATACCGACGCCTTCCAGCATATTCACATCTTTACCGATAGAATCACTTAAGCCTTTGCGAATCCTATCTGCCTTAGTGGACTTCTCTACTGGATCTACCAGAGAAGTTTCCGAAGATAGAATCTGATCTACTAACCGGTTCTTACGACCCGAAGTCAATGGATCACCTAGCTTCTTATCTGCGTTCAATCTGTCGATAGCTGCGGCACGATCTTCTCGTGGGCTATTTGGGTTAGTAGCAATTCGTGCGTCTTTATCTCCGTTACGGGCCAGCTCATTCAATGCATCTACGTGTTTAACGTTACTAGTCATGAACTGAGATGCGCCAAGCTTACCGTTAGGGTCTGACGCAAACTCGTACATGCTGTTGACTACTTTGCCGAAGGGGTTAGCGTTGAACATACCTTTAGCACGTTCACCTAGCGACGACCTCACTTCGTATCCACCACTACGAGATTCTGAACCTCCTACACCCTCGAAGTCATTGAATGAAGTAGGTTCGGTGCCACCAGTGAGCGATCCGAAACGAGCGTTAGTCACACCGCTAGCGAGGTAGTCTTTTACCGAACCCGCTCCCTCGATTACGCTACCAACGGAATCAGATCCACCTGCCTTAAAGCTCTTCCAGGCAGTTGCCACCGGATAAGTGATAGTGTTGAAACGGCCACCGTTAAGACCTTCTTGCTCAAGATACTTCATTACGTCAGATTGCATTTGGCCATGAAGAGCTTTGGTATTCTGCTCTCCCGTACCGGAATAGCTCTGAACTTCCTTGAGCATAGCCTTGGCTTCCATATCCGGAAGGCCCATGTACGTGGTCATAAGCATGTGAGCCTTTTCCACGTCAATGGAGCCATCAGGATTCTTCATTCCAGGCATTACGTCTGCGATTTGTTTGATCTGATCAAGGAATGCACCAGAGCCTTTCTGCATCAATTGCTTACTGGTCATCTCGCCTTTGTAATAACCCATGGCACCGGCGATACCCATAGGATCACCAGCAGCCATCTGACCGAAGCCGGACAGGTTGTTAACTACAGAGTTACCGTTCCCCTTACCAAAGTTCTCATTCATGAGCATCATTTGGTTGTACGGAGTCTGGGCAGCATTCACATGGCCGGTAACAGCAAGTTGAGTAGCACCTTCTCGACCCCCGAACTGAGCCATAGTGGAATCACTAATCAGACCCATTCGATACGCAGAGGAGAACGCACCGTACGTAGATGCTGCTTGGGTTTGACCAAGGTATGGAGTCAGGCCGTTAGACTGGTAGATGTACTGACCCTGAGCACCAACGGTGTTCATCATCTTCTGTACAGACACGCCCGCAATAGCAGACGATCCTGCGATATTCTGTAGAACCTTACCTACGCTTCCCGCACCGGCACCCGCAACTTTCAGCTCAGACATCATCTCCATAGCTGCTCGAAAGTCTGGTTCGTTGGCCACCCGCATCATGACCTTGACCTGCTTGCCGAGTTGCTTCATGCGGCTTTCGATCTGCTCAAGCTTTACGTCATCGAGCTGTCCCGAACGAGCAGCAAGGTCCGTAAGATCACCCATGCCATAGGTGTCAAACGTCATGTCCTTGATACTTGCGTGAGTCAGTTTCGAGGCTAGCTTGGCAGAGAACTTATCAGACATGCCGAAGCCGTTAACGGAGTTACCGTTAGAGCCATCACCACCCATGATATGTTGGAAGTTGCTATTAAGACCTCGTTGAGCATTACGAGTAGCAGAATACGGAGTAAACAGAGCCGCGTCAGCTACGCCAGTGATAGCTTCACCCACAACTAGACCGCTCGCTACCGCACCAATACCTGCACCAACTAGACCTGCTCCTCCAATGAACCCACGAGCACCAAAACCACCAGCCTCTACTCCCATGCCTCGTGCAAGACCACCCGCAAGGCCTTGACCCACTGAAGAACCGAATCTTGCACCAAGACCCATTTCGCCTGCGGATACGGCGTTCTTAGCCAGTTCACGTTGAAGCGTTGCGTGTGAAGCACCAGAAGCAGCACCGCTAGCCATACGACCTGCATGGCGAACATGGCTCCAGGAGTTGTTCCACCCCTGCATAGTTGCTGAGTAGGCAGCACTGTTAGACGTTACTTTTACCGAAGAGGCCTTCATACCCGCTGCAAAAGCAAGCGCAGGCACGATAACTCTCTGGGTTGCCCAGGTAGCATTGTCTAATGGCCGATAGGCCATAGCGGAATAGTAAGGATCGTCTTGAGATACAGGATCACCATACATATGGCTATTGCCAAATGGAGTCATGGTGTTGTAGACAGAGGTCCCAAAACCTACGTTTTGACTTGGAGGAGGAGCCCCCTGTGGACCTTGATACTGCGGACGATATGGTGCTGCGTAACTCGGGGTGAGGTACGTAGGATCTATGCCCCAAGAACCCTGAGTCGTGTTGAAAGGGTTCAGCGGATCTTGAAAGGAGTTATTGGCAACGTTCGCAGTAGTTTGAAACAAGCTCACAGGAGGTACTCGTATCTATGTTTTATAGCCCTTCCACACTTAGAATGCCGTTAGTACTGACAAGCTTCACGTTTCTGGACTTCATGGCTTCGTATTCTTTGAGCCAACGCATTTCGTCTTCTTCTCTGGACGGGCCAGCCTTCTTCTGAACTTCTCCACCAATCTCAAGGGCTACCAACTCTTCCCACAATTCCTTAAGAACTCGTTTGTTCTCAGGTCCTGCTGCAATAGCGGCTATCGTCCAATTGATCTGTTCTGACTTGAGTCTCCGAAGAGTCTCATGCTCCATGAACCCTCGTAGGATTTTGTCCTTGATCGACCCTAGGCCAGGCAGCTTGACTCCGGACGTGAACATCCGAAGTCTTTGCATTGCCCAGGGTCGTTTTAAAAATTTTCTTCGCCGTGGGCTACGGCTGCCTCCACCTTCAAATCGAACTTGACCAAAGCCTTGATCATTGCCCCGATTACAGCAGAAGGCATATCTTCGATGAGTTCCAGTTTCTTCTCGAAGGTTTCGCCAGAAATGTCCTTACCATTGACGATAACGGTAGACTGGACGAGGTTGCAAAGAGCACGCATGCTCTCCATGGTCAAGCCCATCTGATAACGAGATTTGTCCAGTAGCTCAACAATGCTGCGGATCTCTTTACCGGTACGTGTTTTCAGAGTCAAGGTCAGACGACCACCGATCTTTACTTCTTCCATGTACGCGTTATCGAACATCAATGCATCGAAGATTGAATCCAGCTCGGCTTCATCATACTCCGGGCTACCACCCTCTACTACGTGGACTTGCTCACCAACCGCTTCTTCTCTAGCCGGAGTCACTGCCTCTTCCTTCAAAGTAGGAGTCTCTTTTGGGGTCTTGGCACTACGACCGCCTTTGATCACTGGCTCTTCTTTTGGGAACTCAAAATCGTTGTTCATTTTTACTCTCTGATATTTTAGGTCTAGTAGTCTTCACGGCCCAAGCCGCCAAACATATTATCGTCGTCATCACCTGCACCCCAAGCATCTTTGTCGTCAAAACCGCCAGCGACAACACCGTGTGGAATGTGGGACCCAACTTCGAGCCCTTCGACGTATTTGAATTCTTGACGAAGAATCATTAATCCGATATTAGCAAAGACAACACTGTGAAGCCAGTCGTCTGGAATATCAGGATTCTTACAGTAGATCCTTCGCCCTGCCCGGGTCTCCTCTTCATGTACGCTCAGTGCATCTCTCCAGAACCCTGCCGTCTTCTCCCAGCTTGGGGTTTCGAAGCTATTGCGGCCAAGCTTCATCTTCATGATAACGGAGTCTATACACATTGTACGATCCGCTGCGAAGTACTGACCTTCTTTGTCCCAACGAAGAGCGGACTTAGATGCCACGTAGTTGATTGGTGCTACAAAGTCACGACCCATCTCATTCTGCAACAACTGACACTGTAGAACACCAACCCCACGGTCGGAGGCAATGATCTGAGCCTTATACTTACGAGCTATGTACATTACGTGACGGACTTGGTCCAAGATGTCTACACCGTTCAGACGCTCAGAATACAGTAGAAAGGTCTTGCCAAGCATGTTGGTCCCGATCACCGTAATGATCGTGTAGGACTTCGATGCAGAGGTTACAGACCAGTCCACCCCCAAAGACACTTGTAGGATACCCCGATCATCCGTAGGCCAGCCTTCTTCAAACTCAGTCCTCTCAGTGTTGCAGCAAAGCATGGCCTCTCGCTGAGTAAGGATCTTACCACCCATACCCGCTGCTAAGCCGAATACTTCGTTGGCTAGTTTCTGAGGGTTATACATGGTGAGCTTGTCTTGCAGCTCCCTCCATTTCTTCGGCTTGGTACGAGCACCAATGATGAACTGAGGAATGTGTAGACCAATGCTGCGGGTAATCTCAGGGTTGAACGAAACCCAAGCACCTTTCGTAACGTCGATTACGTGATGGCAATACGGGCAGCCAGGACCGCCTTTATGCTCAAGGATCTTCATGCAGGTGTCGTAGTCATAAGCTGCGATATGACGACTGCACCCCTGACACTTCATAACCCATTCACACTGATTGCTCGCACGCCACTTTATCTCAAGGGTGTTGTTCTCAGTCTTGGCGGTGCCGGTAAGACGCTTGTAAGCGTAATCAGATGCGGAGAGGGTTTCGTACAGTACAGGCAGAGCGTCCAAACTCACGTCTTGGATTTCATCCACGCAAAGCAAGTCGGCGTTGACTCCTCGAATACGGTCGGCGTCGGCTTCCGTCTCGGCGTATCCCAGATAGATCGTGGATTTGTTCTTGAAGGACTTCTGGAAAACGTTCTTCCGGGAAGAGGTGTCTCGATAGTACTTCTGGAGCAACGGTGACTCCATGAAGGTATCTAGGTAGCCAGTTGAGAAACGACTTGTCTGCTGGCTTAGAGGAGCGATGTACAAGGAGTTGAAATAGCTAGTCGAGGCACTGTTGGATACGAGCGCTCCTGAAAGGGACACCGACTTCCCTATCTGACGCCCGCACTTAAGCACCATCTCATCTGGGTACAGATCGTACACGTCAATGAAAGGTAAGTACTCATCGAAGGACAAAGGCTTACCTTTGATCTCTAGGAGAGCGGTTGCAAGTTGTGCCCGCGTAAGGGCCGTAGGTTTGTTGGTCATGCTATCAGTTTACTACTCCGCTAGCCCTATCTCATTGGTAGCCCCTAGGAGCGCTCCTGGCGATAGTAATACGTGAAGGACTACCGTTGGGTACACCGTAGCTCTATCAGTCCTCCAGCAGCCTCTCAGGAGCTCGTATACGAATCAGGAGCATGCTCTACGGATCATATACGGACCAACCTCCAAAACGCCTCCCGGAGACCATTGATCTAGAGCCTGCGCGGAACGAGGCCTTGATCTACGTGGCTTGCAGAGGAGCGTCTAAGCCGTAGACAAAACATGTCTACGCTAAGAGGCCCGTGCTAGAGCCTTTAGACAGAATCTTAGACATCTAGACAAAGTTTTGTCTAAGTCATGTCTACGGCTGTAAGCCACGGCCCGTATGGCTTTGAGTGGTGCGCTAGACATTTAGACATGAATTTTCTCCACACAAGCACTAGGGCTCAGAAACCAGGAAATAAAAAACAAGAAATGGAGACAGTCATATACATACATATATATATTTATATATTTATAACTATATTAATGTACCCATGACATGGCTATGGCTCGTAGGTAGGGATCACAGAGTTGTTTTTTTATTTGTGTGTTTCCAAGCTCTGGGTGCTCGTGCGGAGAAAATTCATGTCTAAATGTCTAGCGCACCCCTCAAAGCCATACGGGCCGTGGCTTACAGCCGTAGACATGACTTAGACAAAACTTTGTCTAGATGTCTAAGATTTTGTCTAAAGGCTCTAGCACGGGCTTCTTAGCGTAGACATGGTTTGTCTACGGTTTAGACATGCCTCTGGAGGCCCCGTATATCAAGCCTTGTAGCCGCGCAGGCTCTATATCGCGTGTTTCCGCGTGTATACGCAATATTATCGAAATAAAATTCAATAATTCCCATAAGTCTGGTATAACTATTGTGTAGCGGGGAACATATCGTTCTTATTGTTACACAACCTTTTAGACTATTAGGAGTTTCACCATGGCTATCACTTCGACCAAGATCGTTATCAGCACCACTGGCCAGACCTTCATCGTTCCTGGCGCCAGCACTGCTGAACAGGTCAAAAACCTGTACGGTTCTTCGGTTCCTGCCATCAACTCGATGGACGCCGACGTAAGCGATGACGGCGAAGTCCGTACCATCACCTTCCGTGCTCGTACCGGCACCAAAGGCTAATTCCGAACCCTCGGTCTTAGCTTGATTGAGAAAGCCTCCCTAGTGGAGGCTTTTTCTTTTAGTCATCTGGAGGATTTTCATGTTTTCATTTGATGAGAACGGGAACGTTCTAATTGACACTGAGCAGTCTGATGCGATTACTCGTGCGACTAGCAACCGCACAATCTCTGCTCGTGCAACTGCACTTACCCGTGGGCAGTACGTTCCGATCAACCCAATCACCGCTAGTACTCTGCAACCGTTTCTGACGAGCTTGGGTGAACGTTACAAAGCTGTTTGCAACAATCTTCGTGGTGGCGCTTCCAGGATTGCCTACCCACGGAGTCCGTCTGATCTTGACGTAATCAGTAACCGTGCAGTTGCTGACTGGGTGTCCGTAGAACTACAAGGGTTTGAAGGGCCTCTGCCTATCCTGGAAGTGGAAGGGGTTCGCACTATTGATTTCTTGCTTCCTGCGGACGGCGCGGTGATTCGTTACCTGGGCCGACTGCTACACAACTCGAAAGGGTTGGTCCATGCGGAGATCGTTGTTAACGGGGATCGTCGTCCAAGTGCAGTCCGTACTCTGGACGCCTCGGAAGCGGTTAACCCTAACGGAGACCACACCATGCGTCTTCGTATTTTCATGCGGTATTCCCATGGAACTTCCGGGCGTTTTGAAAACGCTGTTCCTGATACGTTGGTGGCTCTTCTGAAGATGATGGATATCGAGGAGGAGTTTCCGGCTCTGCCACGAGTACTGAGAACTCTGTCTCGCAAGCTTCGTAGCACTACTGGCAACTGGGGTGAAGAACCTCGATTCCCGGTAGTTAACTTTCGAGGCAAGATGGATGGCTACATGAGCAACGGGCGAGTTGAACTCTCTCTCATCCATCACTTGTTTCATGGTAACCGTTCTCAGATGTACTCCGACAAGAGTGTCTACGCGGTGATGGACGAAAACATGAAGCAACCACTCCTAGCCACTAAACCAATAACTTCAACTGGAGCTGCCCAATGGATAACGCCAGCGTAGCTGTAGAAGTAACTCGTTTCGACGGTCTTAACTTTGGTCAGGCATGCGCTCTTCTGTTTGCAGAGTGTAAGTCGAGCGCCCCAGAGGTAGACGGGTTTCAGAACCTCATCACGTATGTGAAGAGCATGCATGAGACTCTGGGTCTTGAGTTCAAGGTAGAGGAGTACTGGAATCCGGAAACGGTTTCGGGTACGTACCCGGTGTGGCCTGACGCTATTGCTCGGTGGCAGCCTTCTGAGGCTATCGCAGGCCCAGTTACTCGGGAGAGCACTCAAGCCCTTCTGAAAATACTGAGAGATACAACTCGGCTGGCAGATACTTACCGTCGAGGTATCGACGCTGTCAGTCAAAACTCTCAACGACGTGGTCGTGAAGGTCTCATCGATCCGAACATGCTCGTCCGTGCGGTTAACACCGCCCCTCTGTTCGTACCGGAAGCGTCTGAAGACGATGAAGATGACTTCCTCTAACTGGGGGAGTTCCTGGTATAAGCATTATGCAAGAGAAATCTTTAGCAATAGGAGGCTAAATGTCTAATCAACTTTTGGATATCAAACTTTTTGATACCCATGCTTTGATCACTCGACCCGGATCGAAGCTTGCAAAACCAGTTGGGGTTAAGGATCTGGTGAGTGTTCTGAGTGAGTCTGCTCAGAACGTTCTCAACTACTCCCGATCAGAAACTCTGCGTCTGCCGAGCAATGTCTACATGACGAGCTACGCAGGCAACATGCTGAACCTCTGCATGTATTTCGAACAACGTCCGCTCAAGGTTCGTCACATCGACGATAGCAAGGGCAAGGACTACGAGATCATGATGCCTAACGTGGTTATCCACTTGGCGCTCAAGGTCAGCAACAACGGCGGCAAACACGAAGTAACCGGTGCATGGTACTACTGCACTCCGGAGACTCGTGACAACCTGCCGACAGTAATCCCGGGGAAACTGAAGGGCATCTTCGGCTGGTTGCCTTTCCCGAACTGCTACGAGAACTTCACTCTCTGCTATGGCCGAAACAGTGTGTTCCACGCAGTAGAAGGCGGTGACCTTCGTATCTTCAACGTCTACTACGACGTGCTCGTCAACAGTGCGTTTAACAACGACCTGCGTCTGATGGGTGTGAACTTCGATGGTCGTAACCGTGACTGGTTCGCCAAGATGGCTGAGGTTTACAAAACCGAACAACGTTTCCCCTACGAACTGATTAAATTCTAAGAGGTCCTGAACAATGACTCTACAAGTAGTATTGCCGCATTTCTCGTGCATCGTCTCCAGCGACGAGGCTCTCAAGCAAGCTGAAGAAGAAGGCTACTGCGAGATCTTCATCATCTCCCAGACTGGTCTGTTCAAACGTACTGGCTTGACCCACGGTCGTAGCGTTACTGTTCCTTGTGCAGCGCTTCCAGGTAACGTTTCCCTGCCGAAAAGCGGTCAAGACGTTTCCAAGTTTTTCCCTGCTGGCAAGATCCCTAAGCACTTCCTGGCAAAGATCATCAGCTTCTTCAAAGCAGTAATGGTCGAAAACAAAGGCACCAACCTGGAAGCACAAGCGTTCGTAATCTGGAACCCGGAACTGGGCTACCACATTCGAATCCCTGAGCAGACTGTTGCCGGTGCTTCGGTAAGCTACTCCTGGGAAAACTTCCTGGGTCCAAACGATGTGGTTGTTCTGGACATGCACTCCCACAACAACATGAACGCGTTCTTCAGCGGCACCGACGACCGCGACGACAATGGCAACTGCACCATCTCAGGTGTAGTAGGCAAGCTGAGCACCACCTGTGAATTGGTGTTCCGCTTCAACCTGCCTGGCAACCTGAAGATCAACCCTCTGGGCATGGACTTCATCTTCGCAGAAGAGGAGGACAACTTCGAAGTCCCAAAGGACTGGCTGAACAACGTTAAGCGTCAGGTGTACGTTCCGCCTGTTGTTCCGGTTGGTGGCTACAACTACGGCGGCAACGGCTACAACAAACGTAACTACGGCAAGAACGCGACCGCTGGGGGTGTCGTCCACAACGAAAGCTTTCGCGGACAGAATGGCCAAATGGCCATGGATGATGCTGGACTAAGCCAGGACGACGCGGAGGTGCTGGCCAGTTTCGGTCACCCTTTTCCGTTTAGCGGTGAAGGAGGTAACCAACCCCCTTTCACCGAGCGCCCGCTGACAAAGGGGCGCAAAACTCAGAAGCAAGCGAGCAAGGTAACTCGGCTGAAAACGAAGGCTCGCAGCCCCCGGATTATTATCTGACGGGCGAAGATGGCTTTGCGAAGCTTGACTGGAAAAACCCAGCCGTAGCAGACGCAGCGCTGCCTCTGTTGGACGTGGACGAGGATGATGACTTCTGGGTTCTCCAGGAGACAGAAGGCCTGAACACGGCGATGGCGTACACCGTGGGTAAAAACTGTATCGACGCGATGCTTGCAGAAGGTCAGCTTGATTGGCTTTCCGAGCTTCTAGACTACGCAGAAGATACTCTCGGCTTGGACGCTCTCGCAGCAGAAGCGGGTGCCGAAAAGAGTTAAAGCTTGGTATAACTAAGGTAGTGGAGGATACCCTCCCTACCTTTTGTCTTTTGGAGAGGCTCAGTAATGTCTACGAATTTTACGTTTCAACTACCATACATTCCACAGACCGTAGTCGTATTCGGTTGCGGTGGTACGGGCAGTCGATTGGTTCCACCGATTGCTCAACTGATGTCCACCCTCCAAACTCTGGTTGCTCCTGAGCTGGTTCTGGTGGACTTCGACGAAGTAGAGGAGAAGAACCTCGCTCGTCAAAACTTCGCCAAGTCCGACATCGGCAAGAACAAGGCTACTGCCCTGGCATCTCGTTACTCTAAAGCGTATCCGACTCTGAAGATCACTCCGATCACAGTAGCTGCGGGTACTCCGGAGTATGGCGAAGCGCTGGGTATGTTCAACCTGCAAGACCGTCTGACGGGTCCAGCAGCGTATATCCTGGCGGTGGACTCGGCCAAAGCTCGTCGTGAGATCCTTGCAAGGGCTCTGTCTCCACAATCGGGTTCGGGTAACTCCAGTATCGTAATCGACGCTGGTAACGAAGACATCTTCGGCCAGGTGAGCTTCTTCACCACGGGCAAGATCGGAAAGAATTCGGCCAAGGACCTGGAATTCATCTACAACTGGTATCAGGGCATTATCCCAGGTGACATGATCCTGAGCGAATTCCCAATCGACGTAATGGCTTATCTGAACATGCAGGAAGGCCAGTCCACTAAGTCGTGTGCTGATCTCGATCAGACCCTGGCGATCAACAACCTGATGGCCGCTCAGGTAGTGGCGTACGTTCAGAACTTCTTGATGGGTAAGCCTGTTCGTTCGTGGCGTACCAACTTCGATCTGTTCAACGGCGTAAGCTACGACACGATTTCCGTTCCGGAGGTTCTTCGCCGAGCGGTAGAAGCGAAAACCAAAGGTCGTGAGGGTGAGACCTTCTTGAGTAACATCCATCAGCGTATGCGTGCAAGCTCGGCTCCGATGGACGTGGTGTTCACTGACCTGAGCTCGTCTCTGGAAGATGAAATGCTTTCGGAAACTCCAACTCGCTACGAGACTGCGAAGATGATTCGTACCTCGTTGAACATGGGTCAGTTTGAACCGAGCTTGTTGTTCGAGGCGGACTTCCCTGACTACTACACCGACGCTTTCAAAGCTCTGTGGCGTAAAGGGTTCGAGCTTCCAGAAACTTCGGAAGACGAACGCAATACCTACCAGGTTGCTCTGAAGATCATGGAGGAGATGCAAGCAGAGGTAGCCGCAGCGGCTGCCGCAACTCAAGTCCCTACCATGGCAACTACCGAAGCTGAAGAAGAGGAAGAAGCCGACGAAGATTGATTTCGTCGAGTCAAGGAAAAGCCAGGATCACTCCTGGCTTTTTTTAGTCTCTCTACGGTTAGATAGAGATACGGGAGTACGCAAGTTCAAGAGTGTCGTCAGCCGTATAGATCCCAAGGACAGAACCATCTTGACGATACATGGTCATGACCTTTGTAGACTTGTCCCACTCCCATGCACCAAGGGCTTGGTCCTCTAGATTACGGAGGATAGATAACTGACTACGACCTACGACTTCAAACGATTCAATCTTCTGACCATCAACGATAAGGTCGAAGACTCCGGTCTCAACTGGAGTGAAAGAAGCAGAGTACCAATCAGTACCCACGATAGAAGTGCAGGTCACCGCAGTTGCATCCAAGGCCCCGTCTTTAAAAACAAACGACGTTACTGGGGCAGAACTTGAGTAAAGAGAGGCCCTAGCAGCAGAGCCTAGCTGTAGTTGCATCATGTCCAAGACTCCATATGTTCGATGTACTTAGCCACTGCTTCGGCCTTGGCGGTACGGTCTTCGATTTCTTGTCCTTGTACAAGGCGATCCGGGAAGCAGACTTCTTGCAGGGCAATAGGTGCCTCCGAGTAACCTTCTTCATTCAGAAGCTTAGTTACCCCGATGCGGACTTCATCGTCGAATTCACCGTCTACAACGTTGTGAATCTCTACCGCAGCCCAAGCGATTTGTAGACTGTTTGGAAGAGGGAAGGTCTCAAAGTCAGCAGGGATGTTGTTAAAGACATCTGTAGCATGCAGGAAGAACAGAAGGTCCTGATAGAACATTTCAGGCTCCAGGACAAGAATACGAAGAACGTTGATCTTGTCTAGGAGCAAAGGGCTCAAGGCCAATTCCATGTCGAGACTGATCGTCTCTGGTTCCAGGTCTACCCATTCCTCACCGTACTTAGAAGTGAGGATTTTCAGTAGTGTCGGGAGGCGCACATTATCTGTGCCCTCCGAAGGTGATTTCAAATCGATCAAACGAATCTCCCCAAGGCATTCTTCTCGTCAAGAGGCAGGGATTCCAGAACAGCCTTGTCATTACCGTAATCACCGGTCAGAGCGTCGGCTACGTCTTTACCCAGGATATCTCCAATATGGGCCGAACCCAGACGGGCGATCTTTTCAAATGGGACAGTCTTGCTGCCAAGGTTGATGTTGTATGAGGCTTCCTTTACGAATGCTTCTTTGTAGAAGTCCCCGTTATAGAAGTGTTCCTGATCTAGACTTACTACGGCCTTAGCTACGCTTGCACGTTTCTCTTGACCGCCCAGGTTAAGGCTTTCAACACCGAACTCGGTAACCACGGTAAGGATGTCGTTGTAGCGAGTATCACCTGTCTCGTAGGCACGCTTCTGCAATGCATTAGACACTTCGGATTCACCGAAAGGAAGACCGGCAGAGTACAGGCTGGTTTCGTAACCGAATGCTTGGCCATTGAATCGTGCAGTGATGTCTTCGGCGTAGCTAGCAACCTTGATCAGATCCTGGTGGAAGCCCAGGCTGCCACGAAGCACTTCTTCTTGTAGCTGCAAGCTCTCCTGAGCGTTGTAGAGCGACGCTTGCTTCTCGGCCATACCGAAGGCCTCGATACGAGATGCAAGCTTCTCAAGCTCATCAGAGAGGCCGTAGGCCAAGACAGCACGGGAGACACGTTCTTGAGTTGCGTAGTCAACGGACTCACCAGCAACTTTGGTCAGGTAGGAGATTTGCAGACCGGACGCCAGAGCGGAGTCACGACTGTCTACTGGGAACTCTTCTGACAGGGAGGCTTCTTTTACCATCCCGACAGCTTCAGGGACGATTTGCAGAATGTTGTTTAGATCGTAGGCAAGCATTGTTAGCTCCGGGTAATTACGTTGAGTGCATCTTCTTGGGTATTAGAACCCGGTTGGTCTTTTAGCATGCTCTTGACCATATTCATATTCTTACGGGCGTTCATAGCAGTATAGAACTTTGGAACTGCAATACCTGCACCGGCTGCTCGTACGGCAAGATCTGTTATACCTTTGCTTTTGAATACGGGTGCAGGCTCATTGAATGGTTCTCCTGCCCCGAGAGCTTCATACTTGGAGACTGAATGGTGGTACGCATTCATTGTTCCTTTTACGGTATCCAAGATAGGGTCTGCCAATATTAACGCAGTACCTGCAACTCCTAACCCAATATCCTTCCAGAACCGACTATCGGTTTTAGCACCTGCACGGATAGTATGCCCGTGATCCGTTAGGAGTTCGACCTTCTCGGAAAGTGGCAACGCCTTAAATCTAGGATCGGTAATAACACGATCCAAGCTTAGACCAGAAGCTTGATAATTACTAATAAGCTTAAGGAACATGTCTTCATGTAGGGTCATACAGTATCCAGTTCACCGTCAGCATCTCCGTTGTAGACAGGCTGACGTAGTTTTGTACCAGTAGGCGTCATCGCCTCAACCTGGATCAGCTTGTTTAACCAAGCGTTAGGGTGTTTGAAAATGTCTTCTCTGGTTCTACGGTCAAACCCCGTACCTACTTTGCCAACCTCACGTCCGGTAGCATCTTCCAACAGGAGAGCACCCGCACTAGGCTTAGGCTTACCGGAGATATCCTTCTCTTGAAGAATGGCTTTGACCTTTAGATTATAGTGGTTCTTATGCTTAAGTTTAACCCTCGGGTTCTTTGCCTCTGGAGCAGTAGGATCAAGGGTTATGACGCCTTCACGGCCTTCTTTTTTAGATTTCTCAATGAGAGCGTTCATCCCCTCCACACCATGAGCATACTCAGGATGGAACATGAGATTGGTATCTCCGAAATCAGAGATCAATCCTTGTATGTGAGGAAGCTTATCGTTGAAGGTACTTACTCTAGGTTCGATCATGTCGAACACTACTGCTCGGATAGGACCGTCTTGAGACTGTTCCCTAATAGAACGCTCAGGAAGAGAGTTAAGTAGGCCAGATACTCGGGCATGTGACTCAAGGGCATAAGGATCGTGACCTGTATGAATAAGCTCTACGTTGTAAACCTTTCCTGCCTGAGACGGCAAAGTCTTGGCCAAGTGAGGAACTCGGTCAGCCTTCTCTATAACTGCACCTGTCACGGAAGGCCTACGGGAAACAAACGTAGGAATTCCGTAATGGTCATAGCATAGAAAATACGAAGCGCCATCATATTTCAATGACGATAGCTTTGGTTTGTCATCACTACCTTTCTTGAAAGTGTCGTTGTATTTAGCACGGGAATGCATAGAAGCAGATTTCTCCAGGTACGGGTTTGGATGTGGTGAGTTCATTGTAGTACCTGGAGAAGTATTGGTCATTTAGAAAGAGAAGCTGCTTTCTGCAAATATTGGTTATGAACGCCTTCTAGGTATTCATCCGCCTTCTCTTCGCCACGGCCAAGAGCATGCTTAGTAGCAGAGTAAGCACCAAGACCCATACCTGTGATACCTGCACCCATGATTACCAACGGATGCTTGGTCAGCAGCCTTGCCGAAGCCACCCCACCTACTCCACCCAAAAGCATTGCCCCTGCACCTTTCCAGGAAGCACCGTTATGAGCAAGACCGTCTGCCTTTCTGACCACGTCACTGCCGTAGTCTCGTTCAATGGTAGCGTTGATGTGACGGGTCTTCATTCGATCACGGACTAGACCATTCAGATCGGGTGTTACAACGTCACCGTTCTCATCTACGTAAGTCTCATCACGGAAGTCAGCGATAGCCTTCTGAGTTATACGGCCTGGAATATGTCCTGCCCAATCACGGTGGTAGATCTCGTCAGCTTCTCGGTTGAGATTCTTACGGTAGTCTTTGAGATCTTGGTAGTGGCCTGCGAGTTTCTCTAGGTAGACGTTGGTCATTTACTTGTTCGCCTTTTCAATAGCTTTATTCTTTACATGCTTCGCCCAAGAAGCTGCGCCTACACCAGTTGCAGTAGCAGCTAAGTACGTACCGTATGCAGGGGCCATTTTCTTTAGGAACTTCTTAGCCACGCTGGCACCACGAGTCTTCAGGAGGTGTTTTGCAGGACTGAGAGATGCTTGAGCCTCTTCCACTAGCATTGGTAGTGCAGAAGCAGCGACTGCGTACGGGGCTGCCTTTCGAACTTTCTCGTTATCGGAAGTAGCAGCATAACCGCCAGCCAATGCTCCTAGACCAAGAGCCGATCTTTGAGAAAGGGAGTGCATTATGAATTTACCCCTGACGCCTTTTCCACCGATGGCCTTCCGATACTTGTTGAAGCTGTGAGCGTGGCCATACTCATGCATTGCAAGGTCAGCACCTTTAGCATTTACGGTTGGACGCTTTACCCCCCTGAATCCAGGAGGGAGGTAGTGAGCAGCAAGCTCATGGTCGAACATCCCATTACCGCCCCTAATGACATGTCGTAGGTTTTTACTTTTCCGATAGGAGTTTACGTCTGACTCCGTAACTGCGGAGTTCCCTGCCAGGCCTTTGTGTGCGGCTCGTACCAGTCCATGGTTTATCGGGGTGGATAGGGCTATGGCCCCCGCAGTCGTCCCAACGACCGTACCGGTACGGGTCCACCCGTGTATGTGGTCCCTCTTTTTTTCAGTTGAAGCGATTTTCTCCAAGTAGATATTCATCACTTCTTATCCGAAAGTACGCCTACGATAAATTCTCGTGCTCCGTCACCAGGTTCACGTTTCTTAGCGACCTTCTCCAAGAAGACGTTAGACTCGCTCGCCTTTTTATCATGCCCCTTATACGCTCGGTAGGCCGCATGTCCTATCATGGCCACACCTGTACCGATAGCTACCTTGCGAGTTACCTTGGCCGCAATATTTGCACGATCTACCATCTTCGAGTTCGTAGTGGCCCCGGTCACAAGCTCAGACATGTATCCTTTTGAAAATGGCTTTCCAGCAGCTTTTGCCTTAGCCATATAGTTTTCACGATGCAGTTCAATAGCAGGCTTCATCTTCTCCGCTACCTTCTTACCAAGGTACTTCGAGCTTGCAGCAAGGCCGAGGCCAGCATAGCCTTCCATCGCTACGGACGCATCGTTGTTCTTAGCAGCAGCGGCCTTTTCAAGGTAGGGGTTCTTGTCGTCCAACGCTTTCTTCCTGAGAAATAGCCAAGCCTTCTCACCGTAATGTTCAGGGGCTTTTTTGATTAAGAAACGATCACCGTTGTTTAGCTCAAGATGATAGTCATTGTTGATTGTCTGGGAACTACCTTTCTGAGCGTAGTCTATTACTTGGGTACCTGCCCCGTACTGACCGTCAGGGATAACGATGCTTGGAGTAGTGGCGTAATGGGCCGTATGGACTGGCTGCTCCCATAGGATCGTAGGTTTACCTACTTCCGGGAACTCCTTTTTAGACGCCCACGAAAAAGCTTTGTCATCAATTACGATTCTATAGTCGTAATGTAATCCCGCTCGTTTAGCGTCGTGCTTCTGTCTAACGAAAAGTACTGGGGTCGGATTCTTCATTTTTCTATTTTAACGGCGACCCTACCTTGATTGGTATAAGAGATATGGATAACAACACATGGGGAGATTTCGCATGCAATCCAAAAGATACATATCTGATCTTGCAAGACTTACGTACATAGGTAAGGAAAAACTCTTAAGTCTATTTCGAGTGAAGCCTACAAAACCTGTGGATATCATAAAGGCGGAACTGGAAGCAATGGTTACCCGTCTTGCTCAGGATCATAAGACCTCAGAAGAGGCTATCAAAAATCTCATGACGGAGGCCTCGGAGTTACTAGAGGAGCTCAGAGTTCGTGAGGAAGAAGAGATGAAACAGTGGAGGGCCAATGCAAGTGAGTGGCTGCTTAAGGCAGGAGTCGATTCAAAATGTGTTGAGGAGTTCCTCAAAAATCCTACATTGGCAAACCTCGAAGAGTTACGTAAAAAATACCCTTGCTCTTAAAAGTAAGGGACTGGAGGCCCGTAACTGGGCTTCTTTTAGCCTGTCAATAAAACAAACCGTTTTGGTATAACTAAAGTGTAGCACCTTGTTTTACGATGAGAAGCCCACTCAAGGAAATTGTAAACCAAACCCAACCCTCAAAGAAAAACTAAATACGGTAAACATGACTATGAACGCAGGCACTTTTGATTTTTCCGCAATGTCCTCTGAACAACTGCTCGCCCTTGTCAAACATCTGGCCTTGGAAGTATGGGCTAGATCTAGCGGGGTGAGAAAGGTAGTTGTACATGTTGTGAAACGAATCAAAGGCTGGTTTATCTAACCGAGCTTAGGAGGCTCTCTAATGGCGATTCGCCCTAGCACCACCGCTTCACCTCGGGATACGTTGAAATGTCTTCGACCTCACAAGGGTCTTATGTGTTTTAACTCCGAGGCAGGCCACTACGAGAAATACGCAGTGGTCACGGGAACCCCTAACAACGCGGGGTTCGTTCCTCTTGAAAAGCATGTAGGAGTAGTGCGCCTTGGCGTTATCTACTTGAAGAATATCGGATCTGTTCGGAGTGGTTTCTATGCTGTCTTCCCTCGTGACATCTACCGTCGAAGAATCGACGCAAGACCCGTTCGACGACTCTCAATTGAGGAAGCAACTCTCCTCCTTGGAGGGAACCTTGATCACCTTGGATTGCCAGAAGCAACCCTTGGAGAACTCGATGCCTCAATCGAACCGCGAACTATCGAAACTTCTCAGAGTGCAGAGCTCAGCGACGCTGACGTATGCTTCGAAGAACAAATCCGATCACTACAAGCTTCTGAAGATTCCGAAGAAGGGTGGTTATAGGGTCGTTTACAACCCAAGCAATCTCATGCGTTTGTTGCAGTTCCGAATCTTGAAGGAGGTCCTAGAGAAGTACTTCGAGATCCCGGATTACATTTACGCTTTCGAACGGGATAAATCTATCCCGGTCATGGCGAAGATGCATGAGGGTAGCTTGCAAGTTGTAAGCCTTGACATCAAGGACTACTTTCCGAGCATTAAGCAAAACGTTCTGAAAGACTTGATGCAAAGCGTCGGCTTCGGAGAGTCTCCGGCCCGCACCTTGTCGGAGCTTATGACCTTAGGGCCAAATGTTCCGCAGGGTGGATTGACCAGTCCAAAGATTAGCAACGTGGTTGCCTCTAGGACTTTCGGGCCTGTGGTAAAGAAGTTCTGCGAAGACAGGGGCCTGGCCCTTACCATCTACGCAGATGACATCACGATTTCTTCGAAGGCAGACTTCAACGCCCAAGAAGCTATCGAGTTCGTGTCTGGGGTTCTCGTCGGCTTTGGCTTCCGGGTCAATAAGGCTAAGACGAAAGTAATGAAGAAAGGTACTCGACGCAGTCGTTTGTATGTGTGCGGTACCGTTGTGAACGAGAAGGTGAATCTCCTCCGGAACGAGCGTCTTCGGTTAAGAGCCGTCGTTCACAACAGTGTTAAAAATGGTCTGGAAGCAGAAGCGTCTAAGACCGGTCTCACCGCAAACGAATTCTTAATGAGAGTTCGTGGCAAGCTCAACTGGTTTGGACAGCTAAACCCTGAAGGGTCTTCGAAACTCATCGAACGATTCCAAGGGGCATGCACGGATTGGGAAGTGATCAACCGATCAACTCCTTACCAACACCAGCCTGGGTAAAACGCTGTACAACGCAAACTGTTTGGAATCTGAACATGAACAGTAAGCTATGGGCTTCTCAAGATTCGATCAAAGAAAACACTGTGCTTCAACACCAATAAAGACTACACCCGTTTTGAGGATTCCTCGGCGAAAGCCGGGGGCCTCGTTTTAGCCCAGATGAGGTCTCTAAATTGGTATAAGTATTATGTAATGAAACTAGAGGTTGTACGCTAATGAAAACCGTAATCTGGAATCGTCGCCTGATTGATGGATCAATTCAGGAAGTCAGTTTTACAGCACTGTTTTCGGAAGATCACCAGTCTGTAGATACCTACTTAGAAGAAATGGCCAGGAGGGCAGGGGTTATCCGAAGCAAGGCAACATTCACGGAGGAGATGAGCCGAATTGAGCTTGCGTATGAAATCGATCTAATCTTTGCTAAAGACAGAGACGATATCATTAAGGCCAGTGAATACTATACTGCCAAGGCGATGATCTTGGTGGTGCGATACGCCCTCTCGGACGAAAGGGATTCGCAGGAAGTAGCGCAGGAAACATTCAAACACTTCCTTGCCAAGGTTAAATTCAACCCGTCATCTGATGTTGAGATGGCTGCATGAACTGAGGGCTTCCGCCCTCTTTTAACCTAGCTGAACCCCCGCAGGAGTGATGTGTACGAAGTGGCCACCAGAGGCGTCCATGAGGATAGAGTCAACCAGGACCTGTGTAACGGTACTTCCTTTTTTAGTAACTACGCCAGTAGCATTGATCGTCACAGAAGAGTCGTTGTTGTAATTCAGAACAATGGTGTCCTTTACTACGCTAACGGTGCAGAAGGTGCCGTTGGTTGTGGTTACGGCCCAAGCAGCGTTGGTATTGTTGACTGCACTTGTGCTAGTACCGTCAGTAGTAGTCATTGTCCACGCACCGTTGGTATTGACCATGGTGCTGTAGTGGGAACCGTCTGGAGTTTTAGTAGTGGTGGTTACGTTCCCGAGGAGGTCAGTCTCTTCGATACGAAGAGTGGCACCGGTACCATCTACAACCATGACTCGTTTTAGAGGCCCGCCTGGGGTTGCAGAGCCACCGGCTGAACCTAGTTCATAGGTGTCCTTCAGAGCCGCAGCAGTATCCACGTCTCCGTACATTTCTTGGTAACGGAAAATACCTGACCGAGCTTCTGCTACGGTTCGAGCGTAAGCAGAGTACTTGTATACTGTTCCTTTTACCGAAGCGTATACATCGACGCCCACCTCAGACATAAACTCTAGGTTCCGACCTACGAGTCGAACACAGTCATCGAACTTACTAATGATGATCTGAGCGAGGACGCTGGCCTTAAGCAGAACCGTGCCTGCACGAAGAACACCCATCATGCCACCGCCCTCAGAAGAGAGGATGGTATCTCCTGCCATCATATCTCCGGCCTTACCGGAGTTGTACGAGTCACCAGAGAGTGGGGTGAGCTTGCCGGTATCTCCGAAAGAGGAGCCCGTGTCAATTGCCAGAGGCGTAGATGGATCTCGGTCGATTCTAGGAAGGAATCCGTCAATGACGGGATAACCAAGACCGGTAGATAGCTTTACCCGATCACCCATCTTTGGAGTGAACGAAGATGAAGCCCGGCCACCACCACCAGACGGAGATACCCAGATAACGTTGTCGTAACGTTGACCTTGAATGGTTTTAACGGTGCAGCAATACCGCTGAGCATCTACGCTCAGAACTGTGCCTTCGAGGACGTCCCGGGAAACCGGAGTGGTTTGATTGAATATGCTACTCATAATCTCAGTTTAACGTTGTCCATTCGGGTATAAGTAAGGTAGATAAAACTATTACTAACCTAGGAGGAGTCATGAAAGTGTTCTTGATGCTGGTGAGAGATCTTACCATCGCAGCACTACTGCTCTATGCTCTGTCCCTCACTATCCTATACTTGGTGTTAAAAGTATGACCCACCTGATTTTCAACTTCGTTACAGAACATCCCATCAGCATGATCGCTATCGTAGCTGCCTTGATACTTTGGGGGGCGGATATGGTGATAGGCTCTAAGTAGAAGAACCCGTCGCGTGCGATATTGCAGCGGCGGTTCTTTTTAGGTGTGCAGAAGTAGGATTACCTAGATACTTATACGCTTCATGCTTAAAGCCGCCTACCGGAACCTTAGACTCTGCACCATGTTTGAGAGGGTTTGTGATGAAAGTCTTCTTGAGGAAATCTACGGCTTTCTTACCGTACTTGTTTCCTTGAACAGCCTTGCTCCCTGCAAGAGCTTTTGCACCGTCGAGAATAGCTGCACCAGGTTCAATAGGAGCTACGGACATTGCGCTTAGCAACGGCAGTGCCTGAGTGTGCTTGCCGGGAACAAAGTTAGATCCTACTGGGACCTTACCATGACCAATGTTCTTAGCAATGTTACTGAGCAACGGATGACTTTTGTCCTTCCACAGTTTTGACAATTCACCTAAGTGCTTATCGCTAAGGTTTTTGATCGTCGGCAGGTGCTTCTGAAGAACTCCGTGAACCGCCTTAACTACGGGGTCCTCGTGCATATTCAGTTTCTTAAGCGTATCGAACTTACCTTCTACAGCCATTCGTGCAGCAGCTCGTTGACGTTTGGTAGCACCATGAAGGACTTCACTGAGATGACCGCCAGCCTCATGAGCAGCGGTGTGAGCCGCAGCCACGTCTGGGGTAATTACCGACGTTGCACTCCTCGCAGCCTTTGCTTTGAAAGATTTGTTTACTACACCGTGGTATCCCTCAGTAAAAGAGTTGGCGAGGTACTTCGCAACCTTCTTACTCTTGAGAGCTTGGTTGGTAGCGATGTTCTGTGCAAGGTGAGAAATGGCAGTACCAGCCAAGAGGCTAGACTGTTTCTCCAGGTAGGGGTTCTTAGTCATGGATGAATTTTAGCGCAAAAGAAAACCCGTACTAGACGGGTTGAAGTGGTTAAGACCTGTTTGTTTCGTGGCGGAATTCCCTCTGGAAAACCCTAAGACCCCAATTAGGGTCAGACCCCGCCTCTACCTCTCGCGGTAAAGTACGGCAGGAATGTTTCTATTAGACGGTAATATTTTAACAAAAAGAAACCCGCATTGCACGGGCCTTAGGGCACTCACTAGGCTGAAGCTAGGAGGAAGGTGGGTGAAAGCTAGGCTATCACGTTGAGGGTATATTAACTCAATATCTGAAAACGGTTTGGTATAACTAGATTGAGGAAGAACCTCACTACTATTCTCTACGAGACCTTACCAATGAACCAACTTGCTTTAGCTGTTCAGGCTCCAAACCCGCTCGACATCTTCAACTTCGAAGGTAACGAAGTCCGGACCTCCTTGATAAACGGAGAGCCTTGGTTCGTATGCGCTGATGTATGTGCGGCGTTGGATATCGGTAATAATCGAATGGCGATATCTCGACTAGACGAGGAAGACCGGGGCGTAACTACTACTGACACCCCCTCCGGACGGCAGGAGATGGGGGTAATTAATGAATCAGGTCTTTACTCCCTGATCTTCAAAAGCAGAAAACCAGAAGCTATACGGTTCAAGCGCTGGGTGACTTCTGTTCTTATCCCTGGAATTCGCAAGAAGGAATTCGTACACGTTTCCGAAGCTCAAGTCCCAGTCAGTGTTCTTACTCAGGTCCTGGCAGCGTTCGAAACCTTGCGAAGCGACATGGCTGATATCCGTAAGGAGCTTCATGACTCCAGGCCACAAGTACCTGCGATTGCTGCTCCGGTTCTCAGTAAACCTGCTCGTGAACCTGTGAAAAGCCATCTCTTCTCAACTGCAAAGTTGGCGAACAAGCTAGGGGTTACGGCATCCCGTTTGAACGCAATCTTTGAAGTTCTCGGCTATCACACTCGGGTAGCCAACCGCTATGCTCCAACCCAGAAAGCTATGAGAATGGCTGAGGTAGTTGGTAAGACCATAGATCGTGGCCAAGGTGCCAGAGACAAGTACCTCTGGAAAGAAGAGATCATCTCCAAGATTCCAAAGAAATACTACATGTAAAGTACAACTAGCTCCATTGGAGCGGGTTAACAAAAACCCCAGCCTAGGCCGGGGTTCTTTTTTAGCTTATGGTACTCAAATCTGAGTACCTTTTAAGTAATGCTAACCGGGACAGGTCGGTCATACTGAATCGAAACACCTTCGACGATAACTGGGGACTGAGCGTTGACCGAGAAGTTGTAGCCTTCGATCATGCAGTATTCCAGGTATACGGCGGTCAGGGTTTTGCCGTAGCCATCAGAGTCACCACCACGGGTCTTGAACACCAGAAGCAGACCGAAAGGAACTGCGAAGTACTCAGAGTCCAAGTTCATCATGATGCTTGGAGTAGGTGACTCGGCACCGGAAGCTTTCATGCCGTCTGTGTTCATCAATGGACGGTAAGCGTTACGGCTCAGAGCGTACAAGATGTTACCGTTGTCAGCCAGCATTCGACCGAACGATATGGAGCTTGCAGTCTTACCGCGAGTGAAGAACGCACGGTTAGAACCAATCTCGTACAGACGAGCCAGGTTTGCGCTAGCGCCGTATTGGATGCCGTCGGTAAGACCGATTGGAACCAAGTCGGAAGTAGAGTTAGACAGGCCGGTATAACGGGCAGGACCTGCGAACATCAAGGTGGTATCTGGGGATGCAGAAAACTGACTGAAACGTTCGTAACCGTCATCAGCTAGCTTGCTTACATAGTCCCCTTTCCAGTCCCAGCCAGTGCTGAAACCGTAGTCGGCTGTTGAGCCGAGCTGATCGTTTTGCTTAGTTACAGACATGATCTGAAATCCTTAGTGAAGAGAAGCTTTGATTCGTTGGATCAACGGCGTTTTGGCCATTGAGTGAAACCCGAAATTGCGTTTCATCGAGCCCGCAGACCGAATGAGACCGGCAGCTCCACCAACCTTAGTAACCGGCAGCTTCAGGATCGAAGCCGCCTTCTCTAGATACCGATTATCCATTAGATGATCAGGTAAAGGTTGGTGTAGTTGTTCGGGTACACGACCGAGATGTTCAGGCGGACATCAATGTTATCTTTGTTGACGGTGCTCTGAGCAATACTGGTCAGCTTGTAGTCAACCAACGGAGGCCCGATCTTCGGCAGTTTCTTAGACTTCAGCAGTTCAGCAGAAGCGGTAATGGTCTGACGAATGTTGTTCAGGGTATCGGTGGTGATGTTCCAGCTACCAATGAACGGCTTCAACTTATCGTAGAAGTAGTAGCTCAGGAAGTCCCAGTTCTTCACTACGAGGAATTCACGATATTCCAGTACGGAGATATCAGTGGTCATCGCGTGGCGAACATACGGGGTTCCGCCTTGTACGTCTTGAACGATCAAGAAGGTACCAGTCTCAGCCATACGGTCCATCTGAGAGCGGGTGAAGTAGAAGTTACTACGCTTCAGATCGGTGATACCGGCTAGGCCGATGTTGGTGAAGCCTTGCTGAACTGCGAAACCAGCGGTCATACCGGCAACGGCACAAGCCAGGTAGTAGCCAGGCAGGTACTGAGTAACACCGCCGATGCTAACACCACAAGTATCCGGCTGGATGTTGATAACACGCTTGTCGTTGAACTGAGCGGAAGTCTCTGCTACCCATTCTGCCTTCTGAGTTTTGGTCAGAGTGCGGGAAGCCCAGTAAGTGATACCGGTAGCTGCCTGAGTTGCATCTACTACTACTTGCTGGTTGCTGACTACCTGCTGAACAACGTAGGTATTGATAGCGCCAGAAGGAGTCGCAGCAGTAACGTTGATGATGTCACCTGGAACCATGCCGTCGCTCAGGAAAGCTGCGTTGGCTGCGTGCAGAACAAACTTACCAGCGATGTTATCGATGGTGATGCCTGCTGCGGAGTTCTGGAAATCAACAGAGTACTGACCGATGGACTGTGCATCTGGAGTCTTAACGTTTATCAGGGCCACACGCCACGAAGCTTTCTCAGGAACCGACAGTTGGTCGCAGTGAGTTTTTAGAGCGTTGATGATTGCGATGTCTTGGGTCAGTGGAACCAGTGCGTATAGACGCATGTTCTCTGCCAGCTCAAGAGCAACTTGGTAACCGATCAGGTCGTTCGACGGAACGGAGATGCAGCGAACCGAGGTAGCAGTGTTGGCTAGAGCCAGTTGCACGCCAAGGGACAGCGGGTTAGTGACGGTAGGGGCACCAAGTACGCCTTCCAGGTCATTAACGTCTGCGATTTCCATTACAGTGCCAGCCAGGTCAGTACGCAGAGCACGGTAGCCAACGTGTACTTCAGCCGAGATGATTGGGCCGTATACCAGTTCAGGAGCAGCATTGATAGTGAACTGAGAGAAAGTGCCGATATCATCAGTAGCGTAGTTGGTGCCGGTGGTCAGGGGCTTGTTCAGAGGAAGCAGTTGATCGCTGTAACCCTTCTGGACAAACACAGTAGCGGTATTCAAGGAGTAAACCTGAACGCCTGCTTGGGTTGCCGGAATGGAATCTGCCAGAGTGAACACCGAGCCTGCGATACCAACGATGGAGCTGTAGATATCGAAGCCAGTACCTACGACACGGACCTTTCCATTAACGCTGAAGCCGGTTGGGCTTGCAACAGTAATGGCAGCAGTGCTAACTACGGTAGAAGCAGTAGTCTTTGCACTCAGATCGGTAGGCAGAGCGTCAGTCAGCGACAGGTTAGTGATACCACCAGCCGAAGTAGTTACGCTTTGTACCAGAGTAGTGAAGATCGAGGAGACAGCCGAAGTGTTGGTGTAAGCAACTTTCAGGGTATCGCCAGGCTCAGCAACGTAGGTATTGGTCAGTGGGTTGACCGACAGCGGGTTGTTCTTGGTTACGGCAGCGCTCGCAACGGTGGTAACGATTGGGGTGGCGATGGTGATCACCGAACCGACAATGTTAACGATCTTCGAAACGAGGTTCACGCCAGAAGCGCCTGCGCCTGCAACGGTAATACGATCACCGATTACAAAGCCGGTAGCACTTGCAACAGTAACAGTCGAAGCGGCAGCAGTGGCAGCGCCAGTGGTAGCAGCAGCGGTTACGGTCAGTACGTTACCTTGGTTGTGACCCGACGCCTGAGTAGTCATGGTATTAACCAGGACGTTGTTCAGGTAGACCTTGGTTTCTGGAGCAACAACTACCATGCCTGGTTTAACGCCTGGCAGAGAGTAAGTGTTAGGGACAGAAGCGTTCACCAAGAGGCCTTTCTTGGACAGTGGCGAACTGGTAACTGCGGTAACAACTGCGGTGTCGATAGTAACTACGTTACCTACGACAGAAACTACGGTAGCGGCCAGCGGTCCAGCGGATGCAGCAGCACCTTCCAGAATCACGCTGTCACCAGCGAAGAAACCAGAGATGGAAGCAACGGTAATATCTTTACTACCTACGATTGCGGTACCCGTAGTAGTGGTTGACGATTTGGCCGAGGTGAGAACCAAGGCGTCAGTCGATCCAGCTACGTAAGTGACTTCGGTGTAGCAAGGGCCAATGATGCACGCGTGCAGATCCGGGGTCGAATTGAGTACGCCACCGCTGTTCTCCAGTTGTTGGTATACTAAAACGGAGGGGGTTACGTAAGCCATCAGGCTAAGACTCCTTGGGGGTTAACTATAGACCTGCGTTTGGCAAGCCCTTGATGAATTTCTGAATCTATTTTAGCTAGGACTATGCCTTACTAAACGTTATGAATAGATCTCTGAGTTTCAAAGCATCATTCTCTGCGTTCCACGCTTCTTCAATCGTGTAGGGAACAGAGATTTCAACCATGAAGAATTCAGTGTCTATCTTGCTTTGATGGGTGGGGCTTATCTGCATTGGCAATGCAAAGTCCTTGAATCCCAGCACGTCACAAATGTGAGGGCGGGACCATTGAAGGATGTGCATTACCATGTCAGTGAGAACTTCGGCACTGCCTTCGTTACGTGACTTCACGATAACGGTTGCTTGGCCGTTGTATATGAGAAGGTTTCTACGTTTGTATAGACCTTGTGTCTCAGACATTGGTTGGGCATCAAGCATGTTATCGCTTAACCCTGTCTTCTGAACTGTGACGCTTCCACGGTTTACGAGGATCTGCATGTCGTTATCGACATCTTCTTTGTTGATGTCATTGACCATGGAGATATCTATTTTAGACTTCTTCGCATCCGGGTCCCAGTAAAACTGAGCGGCTGGACTGTAATTGTGGAAGAAGTGTCGAATAGGCTCAAGGATTAGTCGGCCAACGCCTATAGGGGACATCCGTCTCATAGGTTGTAGTTCTCAGATAATTGGTACTCTACGTAGTTCTTCGGAAGTTCAACCAATTGAAATCTCTGGCTGACACCCTTGGTCATAAGCTCAGTACTGGCTACTGCATCGATCCGATACATCCTGCGGTCTTTCTGACGGAACACGATGTCCCACTCATCAAGGTTTGGGAATGAGATCGTCACACCTTGAATGGTGTTGGGCTCACTACGACCAAGCTCAGTAAGGTTCGTTGCGTTAGGAGTGGCATCGAACTGGATGAGAGTCTTGTACGGTTCCATGTAGCCACCGCTCCATCCTGTGCCAAAGCACTCTGGACACCTATCGTTGGTTACTTTTAGGTTGCGGTCGTCCCAGCAGGTAGCACATCTCATACCGAAGTTCTTACGTTTGAAAACGTACGACTCTACGCCCATGAACTTACGGAGCATCAACCAGAAACGTCTCTGGATCTCAATGCTTCGTAGCTCCACCCAACGACTTTGATGACGCTGCCAGGTAGTAGGGACTGAACGCAGAAGAGCATCGTTCTTATCGTGGAGTATGACTTCGACGATGAAATAGGACTCGTGATACTTCGAGAACTTACGGTGAGAGGTATCTACGAAGAACAGACCCGTGATGGGTGTGGCGTTCATCTTCTCGAATGAGCCTGTCTCGGAATCACTCTTGTAAACGTTGAATGAGCAATTACCCCAGTCAGAGGGGATCTTCCAAGTTAGATCTGCTGACTCAAACCAATGAGGAAGAACGTCAACATCTATCTTTGGATTCTCAATGGTTGCAAGAGCCCCGCCCTTATAGAAGAACGAGGAGTACAGTACTCCGGGACGCAGTCTCATTTACTCACCAAAGAGGGAAGCTAGCTTGGTCACTACTTACGCTACCCCAGCCATCTTCGATGTTGAGGTGTTGCTTCAACCGTCCTACCGAAGATAGGAAGGTAGACTGAAATTGGGCTGCCATACCTTGGTATAGCTGCATACGTTCTTCGATTGGCAGAGTGATACCGCCATCGCTGTAGCTCATAGTGTTACGAGCCAAAAGGGCAGCCTGGCCTTCGAACAGTTTCCAGAGAACCCCAGACATGAGGATCGCCTTGCCTGCCCGAAGGAAGCTGTTTATCGAGACCGCACCGATAGGCGGGGTCATATTGTATTCCGAGATTGCCAACTCAGCGGCCAGTGAAATGCGGGTGTCGCTGAACTCAACGCCATCAAGTAAATGGTTATTTTCGACGTAATCAGCGATAAACTCTCGGACTTCATCTGGGGTTATTACTGGAGTTGACATCTCGGAATCTCAATTATTCAGCAGTAGGTGCAGCTTTGGCTTTATTAGCTTTCTTAGTGGCCGGAGCCTCTTCGACTTCTTTAGCTTCCACTACTGCTTCCGGCTCAGCTTCTGGAGCAGGTGCAGGCTCAGATACTGCTGGGACGATTGGCTTTGCTTCACCAGGATATTCCGAAGTGCCTGCAGAAGGGGATACTTCGAAAGTCTGGCCACCGTCACCGAAGGAGATCTCCGCAGGGACTTCGTCATGCAGACTTGCCCAGCGAGCACGCAGAGCGTATGCAGTCTCTTCCGATTCCAGAATGTAGGCATCGGCGTGAAGGTATTTGCCTGGTTTGATTTCGGCGTATTTACCGACGCTCAGGATGGTGTTGGTAAGGTTGAGAATGTAGGCCATGTTGTCCTCTTACAATTAGTAGTAATACGATTGAGGAAGAGCTTCGCTCTTCTTTTTGCCATTGGCGTAAGCGAGACTGATACCTGCAATTCCACCGTAGGCACCTACTCTTGCTTTGCTCTGTTGGCCATGTAGCTTCTTTAGTTTATCAAGGTTTGCACCAGTCACCATGTCTTTTTGAGACTTTCTTTTGGCGCTGACGAATTTATGATAAGCAGGAGTATTATCCCCGAAAGTATCCAAGCCCATTTGTTTGATCTTACCGCCATTGGCAGTGTTCAAAACATCCAGACCAGTGTTAACAACTTTTGCAGTACCCTTGGCAGCCAAGCTACCTGCTTTTTTAGCGTAGGTCACAGTCTTCTTTGCGAGGCTGACTGAGTTAGAAGCAACTCCCGCCTGCTTGTTCAAGAAGAGTTCTTGCATGTTCTTTGAGGCTATTCGGTTCTGGTGTTCTCGGTACGCACTCGCCCCGTAGATACCGGCAGCAGCAATCGCAGCCAGCCCTCCACTGGTCTTCATTCTGGCCTTGAAGGTCCTTTGTCCAGAATTGTGGATGCGCTTAGTCAGACCCTCGACCGTATCATTGTTGGCAATCGCTCGCTCAAAGTGATACTTCCGGGCCGTAAGGTCCTTGTGTTCTTTACCAGTTAAGTCCTTCCAAAAGTCATACATGGAAGCGGCTTTTTCGAGATATGGATTTGACATGTTTCTATTTTACCTCGCTAATCTACAGATACGAAAAAGGCCCCAAACGAGGGGCCTTTCTCTGATTTGCCTTTCGGCCAACTTTGATTAGAAGTTGATAACAGCAGCGCCGTTGACGTTGCCGAAACCGATGCCGACAGACTCGTAAGTCTTGAAGGATAGCAGGTCAGCTTCAGTCTTCAGATATACCATCGCGTCTTGCATGATGTACATCTGACCCAGGTACTGGGTAGGAGCGAAAACGATCATCTGGTTGTTCGGCAGGATATCGTTCTTGTTGGTAACGATGATCTGGTTGCCGTACGGGGTAGCTACACCAGTTTGGCCCATGAACAGAGCCGAAGCTGCGTCCGAACCGATCTGGGTGGCTGGCTGAGCCATGAAGTCAGCATACATTTCCTGAGTCATCAGGATCTTGCCGACAGGCAGTTGCTTAGCCAATAGTTTCTTCACGCCAGCTTGGAAGTTGACCATGTTGAAACCACCAGAGATGGTGTAAACGTTGCTAGCAGCGGTAGCCATTGCCAGGACGTTAGCGTAGAAGCTGGTATCTTCTACCTTTTGGATATCTTTAACACTGTTCTCTTGCAGAACGGTGCGGATATCGGTGCGGTAGGTAGCCAGTTCGAACTTCGACTTCTTGAACTCTTTACTCTCGATCTTCGAGAAGTTCACGGCGTAACGATCGCCTTTGAAGTAGCGCAGTTCTGCACGACCACGGAAGCCCATCGAGGCTGCTACCGAATCAGGTTCTTTCTCGATGATGATCTGAGGTTCGTCGGTCAGACCACGATCCAGATCAGCAGCGGTAACCATTTGCGGTTCCATGATTTTGCGGGTAAAGCCGTCTTCACGAAGCTTCTGACGCACGAATGCGCTAGCAGCTACCGAAGCTTCCTTCTCCATGCCGTTATCGACCTTATCGATGAACGATTGGTTGAGGAATTGAACGTTAGTAGTTTCAGTACCGTACATGAGTCGCTCCTTATTTAACCAAGATAATCAGTGAGTTATCTTCGGCAACGATTTCCAGAACGGAGCCAACAACCGGGTCAGTACCAGCTACGCCAAGGGCGAACTTGCCGGACTTAGCAGTGACTTCAGAACCAGGAACGTAGGCACCGGCTGCATAGCCAGTCGAAGCGACACGAGCAATGTAGTTGCTCCACAGAACTACGCACTTGCCAACTTGGGCAGACGAAGAACTGTCACCATTACCTTGAACAACAACGCCAACTTTGTTAGAGGCGGATGCGCCCGACAGGTCAACGGTACCGTCAGTTTGTTTAGCAACAACATCACCGTTCTTAAGGGTAACGCCTGCTTTGATGGGCTCGACGCGATCCAGGGCACCGTCTTGTGGGTAACCGCGAACTACTTCGAAGGCATATTCCATCTTCATACTAGTTTTCTCTCCTAAAGAGTTTTACTAATCTAGGATTAATTCCTAGACTAAGACTGTCCTGTCACCGACCTAAACAGAAACGTTCAATCGGGTCCAGTGAATCAGCAGTTGGGCTGCCTGAGCTGTGACCCATTTCCCACGGGGAACCCGTGATGTGCGCCATTTTTTCCAAAATTCCAGTGTCAGCCATGATCTTAACTTGGTCATTGCTGAAACCGTACGATTGGAGGTTTTCTGCATCAGGACCAGAAATGGCGGCTGCCTTACTGAACCCTTCGCTATTTTTAATTTTAACTTGCAGATCTGCAATAGTTCCTTCAAGCTCCTCAATATATGAAGCTGACTTCTCTAATACAGTTACTACAAACTGAGGCTCAATAGTCACCGGTAGGGGAGCCAGGTCTTTAAGCTCTTCAGCTTGTTTGACCATGGACAACGAATCTTCCGGGCTAACCCCAGCTTCCACCAAAGCTTCGGCAGCGGCCAGAGTAGTCTGCTCAAAGAGCGCAACTTGCTCAGCCTGCTTTTCGAGTTGTTCGGTGATTTGCTCCGCTTGTTCACGAAGCAGTTGTGAAATCTCAGACATCTGGGTGTGTCCTCTGCTATGCATGTATTTTAATGCGTCGAAACAAGTTCGGCTGCTTTGTGAAGGTATTTGTTCTTTCGAGAGTCATCAAGAGCGGCAACGCCCTTCATCGCCCCGTAAGAACCGATAGCTCCTAAAACGTGGGCACCGACTTCGCTACCTAGGTGAGTACCTGTGATAACTGCGTCCTTACCGAACAATTTTCGACCTATGGCTTGAGCCATTGGTTTAGCAGCGATTAGTTTACCCAGAGGTTTTGAACCTAGACGCCCGCCTATAAGGCCACCGGCAAGACCTGCGGCCACGCCAAGACCTTCTGACAGAGCAAAGGTTTTCTCAGTACTTGTGCGTTTCGGATTAAGAGGGAGTACCGCTTCAGCGATCTTCTCTAGATATACGTTTGACATGGTTCACCGAAAAAAGGCCCCGAAGGGCCTTCGTTTGTCTTACAGAGAAGCTTGGATCAGAGCAACAGCGTCGTCGAACGAATAACCTTCTTCGGTCAGTTCGTTGAAAGCAGCTTCTTTCTGAAGCTCAAGATCGGCATCAGCAACTTGACCGAAAGCGGAGTAGAAATCCATACCACTTTCAACTAGCTCGTTCAGAGCAGCAGCCTTCTGAAGCTCAGCAACACGGTCGGTAGGAACCACTTCAGCAGATTGAGTTGCCAGGCCACGTTGCAGGGACTCAATAGTCTGGCCTTCAATGGTGTTACCCGATTGAAGAGCCGAGGCATTGATAGCCTGTTGAGCAGCAGCGGTAGCTGCGTTCTGTGCGTGATGCAGTTGAGGTTGGGCAGGACCCTGAGTGCCTTCGGAGGCTTCTTTGATCAGGGCACGGATGTTTTGCATAAGGATATCGGACATTTTGTTCTCTCGGAGATTAGGCCTGGACAGCGGCCAGAGCTTGGTTAAAGGTGTAGCCGTCGTTCATCAGTTCACTCATGGCGGCTTCTTTGGTCATAGCTTTTTTAGCTGCTACGCCAGCACCGGCTGCAACAGCAGTACCACCGGCTACGGCAAGTTTACCCTTGTTACGCTTAACAGCGTTAGAGGCCATATGCTTACCACGAATTTTAGCCATGGTTGGATTGGTTTTGCGCAAACTCTTATATTTAGCCACATCTTTGCCTAGTTGGCCAACTTCTTTTCGAAGAGGGTCTGCAACTTTGTTAGCAAGACTTTTAATGGTGGAGCCTACGCTAGCTTCTTTGACCAGTTCAACTGCATCATCAAACGAGTGACCTTCGGCCAAAAGTTCAGACAGTGCAGCTTGCTTGCTCATAGCTTTGTTTACACCTGCGGTAACTGCACCAGCAGCAAGAGATCCACCGGCTACGCTCAGAGGAATAACGTTGCGCTTCAAAGCACTTTTCAAACGAGCTTTACCGACGGTTGAGGCATCGCCTGGCGAGTGCTGCTTCATGTACTTGTACGCAGAGACGTCATCTTTAAGGTTGCGACCCTCGGCCTTAACTGCGCCAACAGCAGCGCCGCCTTTAGCCTTGATGGTGTTCAGGGCGCCTTTAGCGAGGTCACCTAGACCAGCTTCTTTGATCATCTCAGCAGCGTCTTCGAAGCGGTAGCCTTCATCTAGCAGACCCTGGAAAGCAGCTTGCTTGTCCATTTCTTCGTACTGGGATTCTTCAACTTCAGAAGCAGCTTTGATCAGGGCAACTGCGTCGTCAACCGAATAACCTTCTTCGGTCAAAGCGTGGAAGGCAGCTTCTTTCTGAAGCTCTTCGTCAGCCATAGATACCAGAGAAGCAGCATCATAGAAAGAGTGGCCTTGGGTGACCAGTTCGGTAACCGCAGCAGCTTTCTGCATGTTGTCTTCTACACGGTCAACGAGGTCTACGCTGGTAGCGGTAGCAGATGGAGTGGTCAAACCTTTCTGAATAGACTCAGTTGTCTGAGATTCAACAGTGCCACCGCTTTGTTCAGCGTTAGCATTTACTTGGGTCTGGGCAGCGGCGAGTTCAGCATTTTCTTGGTGAGCAAGATGCGGCTGTGCTTCGACGGTGCTGGCTTCTTTGACCAAAGTGGTTTGTACGGAAGCAGCAAGCTCAGAAAGCTTATCGCCCAGAATTACTTCGGGTTCAGCGACAACTTCAGATGCAGCTTTCTCCATCAGACGTTGGGCCAGTTGACGGCCTAGGTCACTAGCTTCACCGGCAAGGGCGGAAGCAGACTTAGTCATCAGGGCTGACCGCAGCTCTTCGGCAACGTTCGGAACGTTGACTTCAGGAGCTTCGCTAGCCTGCTTCTCTTGACCTTCCGAACCGGACAGATCAGCGATAAGCTGGTTGATATCAAAATTCATTCTAATTCCTCGTTTCTTAACCCGGAGTATGGGGCTTAGTTAAGCAAGCCAGGTGCCTGCTACTGATTTCTAGTTTAACTCGGATTACCTTTGACGATTTGACTATGAGCTGCGCTAAGCACCTTCAAAGCCACTGTCAATTTAGCATTTCCTTTACTTGGAGACTGTAACGCAGATACTGCCTTGGACAGAGCCTTGAGCGGTACGGTAGCCTTACGATCTTCAAAAGACATTTCATGTGCAGCAGACATGCTTGCCATCTTAACAATGGTAGGCATACTACGTTCCTGGGACTGAGCGAGACGCTTCTCGATTATAGAGTTAATGTACGCTTTTGCCCATAGAGCAGCACCGCCAATAGCAATAAGAGTCGAGATCGGATTCTCCGCAGCAGCCTGAAGTAAAGTGCGTTCAGGATTCGCCAAGTGTCTCTGGCGATCCAGGTCTCTACGAATATCTTCTTCTCTGATAGGGATTTTAGGACCCATACCGGAATAACCAGTAGTAGTAACGTATGCACGCTTCTCTACGAACTCAGGGAATAGTGAACTAGTGTCCTGGTACTTACTAAGTACCTGACTAACCAGAGGACTCACTTTACGATCTACGTTCATCTCAGTATCTGGAATAGAAATACCAGAAAGCTTTGATTCGTGCAGGGCCTTGAGAACCTTCGAACCAATTCCAGGGCCGCCGTGGCCCATACGGAATGCAATGATCTCCGCAAGGAACTTCAGGCTAGGGCTGATGCCTAGTTCACCGAAGGTCTGGAAGAGTTCATCCATAGGCACTGATTCGAGCTTACGAACATCCTCAATGTCTGGGTCCTGAATCTGAGCAAGGATATTCTCCATGTTCTTATCAGTGCCCTGAACGTAGCCTTCGATCTCTTTGATTAGTTCGGAGACTTTGGCAAGGGATGCTTTCTTAACTCGATCTTCGCCATAGCTAAGACCTTCTTCTTCACCCAGCAACGCAGAGGATACTGCACCATCTTCGTTTGCAACTTTCTGCAATACCGAGCTGGTGATGTCCGCAGGTTTAACTACGATACTGATGTCGAAGAAACGCAGTGGAGCAGAGTTAATAGACATGACCCGACGGCCATCCGGCATTACGCGACCCAAGTGTTGTTTCAGGTGGACGCAGTACTCTTGACGGGTGTGGGCTTTGTTATGGCAAATAGAGCAAACATCGTAGGGTGTCTTACACGCCATGGATGTTGCTGGGAAATCACCGGCTGCAATACGACTCTCCACGTCAGAACCAAGACCGCGATCTACTTCTGCAACCAATTCAACTCGGTGCATGCGTTCGTTGTACAAGGCAAAGATAACCCGACCGATAGCACGGGCAGGATCTTTGTTGATGTGGTGACGGAAAACGTGGGCCGGGGAGGTCTCAAAAGTCTTGTAGTAGAGCTTCAGAGTTTCTTCAGGGAAGTAGTCGCCATTGCGGTTAGGGCCGTAGAACTCACCGGCCCCCATCGCATTGATATGCAGATACATTTTCCCAGGCTGAATCTTTAGGTTGTCCATGACGTACGATTTGACTCGATCGTCAGCGGCAGCCTTGGTCAGTTCTTCCTGAATGCCGGGACCGCTCAGGATAGTTACCTGGAGATCTTCAGCGTCGAAGAATGAACTGCTATCAATGAGTTTGTACATCAATCTTCCTTCCTAATAATCGAAGGCCAGTAATCGCCAGCGACATGATTCCGATACAGATAACTCTTCACAGGACCCTCGGTAGCCGATTCACTGTCCAGAGTCTGAACATTTCCTGCGGAGGCCAGTCCAATGCCAGATACAGCACCCAAACCATAGCCTATGCCAGCACCTATAACGGAGTTAAGAACTCTGCCTTTCCAAGAACTCGCCATCAATGGTGATGTACCAATTAAACCACCTAGACCTGCTCCGATTACTCCGAAAACTTTAGCACCATCACTCTTCTGACTTTGGAAGTGGGGTTGCAACTGGGATATAGCAATGCGACGTCTAGCCGCATCCGTCACATGAAACTCCCACTCCCTATCCGGGTCGTTGTACACCCCGTCTTCCAGAGAGACCATTGCTGCAATTTTCTCAAGATAGACGTTAGTCATTAAAACGACCTTAAGTCAAATGCTTAGGCTGGAAGCTGTTGCGGCCTGGGCCATAACGTTCTTCAAGACGGGTGATGGTCTCGATAGTGTTAGGGTCAACGCCTTCACCGTGAATTGCGTTAGCCAGGAGTTGGCTAAGCAGGTTCACATCAGAAGCAACGTGTGGAGCAAATTTGAAAATGGTTTCGGCGTACGACATGACTTTGTTACGGTCGGCGTTACGAACGATGCGATTGGACTCAACCACAGTCTTCAACGACTCGGTGAACTTGCGATACAGCAAGGAGTCTTTAGCAGAGCCTACTAGGGAAGCGATGCCGCTAACAACTGAGTTGACTGCCAGGTTACCGATACCACCGCCGATGCTCTTGCCGAAGCTGTCACCAATGCCTTTAACTACGTCTTGACCTAGAGTGCCGCCAGGAGATTTGTCACCGCCAGTGCGAGTTTCATAGTCAAACATAGAAGCTTCTTTAACGAAGCCCTCTACAAAGGCGTCAGCCTGTGCATCAGTGAAGCCCATCTTTTCTTGAGCTTCTTTGCGGAGTTCTAGAACGTCCATTGAATTTCCTCAGTTATTCGTAAATGTTGGACCAGACATCGTTTGAACGTCCGGTACGTTGATTGACAGGTGGCGTGTAAGAGGCCGCTGAAATACCAACGGTAGCCACGGCCCCAAGACCGATTCTATTACGTAGTTTATACGTATGCTTGGCAGCGTTAGTAGGGTCAGGTATTTTCTTTGCGACTATGGCACGAGCGGCTTTGAAGGTCCCGCTAGCAGCAGCGGTTGGGACGTAGGTTGCGGCAGAGGCAAGTCCTTTGACGGGGTCTTTCACAAACGCTGATGCACCCCCGACTACGGATTTACCCATGCCTAGCAGCTTTCCCAGAGCAAACCCTGCCTTCTTTTCCAGGTCTTCCAATTCGGAACGTTTGGTTTGAAGTTCAGCGGCTTGTTTGATGAGGCTGACAACGGCAGTAGCAACTTCAAGTTCACGACCTACGAAGACCATGTCATTCAGGCTAGCAGCCTTCTCAAAACCACTCTTGCCAAAGGCAGTCATGATTCGGTCGAAGTCTTCCTTAGCTGCGAATTCAAGTCGTTCCTGCCAGTGAGCCTGCTTAACCAAAACTGGGATAGCTCGCTCAAGATCAGATACACAGTTGTAGTGTTCCTGAGCAACCTTCTCCAGGTCTGCTTTCAGATGAGCAGCAACCTTGAACAGCGTCTGATGACGTTGATCTTCTGGAATTTCCGAGGTCACAGAGAAGGCGACTTTATCCAGAGTTGAACACTCCGGACCTGTCACGTCCACGTAGGCACGATCTTGGAAATTACCGAGGATTGCGTCCATGACTCCTGGGAAGCTTGCGACTTGGAATTCAAAGGTCTTATCCTCTGCACCATCTCGTAGCTTTAGGAAAGCGATAACGTTGGTCGATTCGACTACCCGTTTCACTTGGTCTTCGTTCAACTTCAAGGACTTCGCTTTTTCCGCGATGGATACATCGAGGGGAACTTTGTTCGAAACGAACTGTTGTACGGCGTAAACCGAAAGTTCCTTGATAGTGTCTTGATCAAATTGCATAGTTAGTCCGGGGTCTCTTCATCACTCTCGATAGGCACATCAACATCAGCCGCTTTACTTCTCACGTCTTCGAACAGGTCTTTGAAAGTGTCAACGGAAGGGAATGTTGCGATAACTTCCTTAACCCGTATCTCAAGTTCTTTCTGAGCTTCGTTACCATCAGTGGACCAGGCCTTCAAGAGACGGGCTACGTCCATGGATAACTTCACCCATTTAGTGCTTTCTTGAGCTGCTTTAGATTCACTGCTGTTAAAAAAAGCCTCTTTGGCTTTGAACAGGCAAGTATCGAATAGCTGCTTCAACCCATCCAGAGGAGGGGTCACATCAGTTCTCTTTCCAAGCCTCCATGCCAAAAACGTAAGGCCTTCTGTTAGGCCCCAAAGCTTGAGAGTACTTTCTTCTTTGTTCCTGACATTGGCCATCTGGAGTTTATCCAGCCGATCCATGTCATCTGTGATGTAGTATATTTTAGAGTAGAACTCAATCAACTCTGGACTGATGTCGAGAATCCTGCCGATCTCCGTAAAGTTAGAAGAAGCAAGTAGGCAGGCCTCTATGTAGTGACGCTTTAGGTCACTTTCGTTCAACGGTTTGACTCTCTGAAATAGCAGGCCGTTTTCCCCAGTGGGGTTTGTGAGGATATCATCGACCATCTCATCCTCACCGACCTGCTCCTTACGTAGAAGAATCTCCCGGTAGTTATGACGCTTTGACATTGGAGATTAGCTGCTCCAGTTTAACCAGGTTATCTCCAAGGTTGCGGTATACAGCCTTAACCGATGCAATTGTAGACATTGCCGAGTCACTACCGCTAGCCTGGATAAGTTGATCCATGCGTACACGACTCATGAACAGAATCCGGCCTAGGCGATCAACTGCTTCATTGATATCAGGGAGGTACTCTGCGATCACGCTGAACAAGTCAGGTGACTGCAAGAGCTCAGAAATAACCATTGCGTCTGCAATCTGTTTATCCCCGGAGTCAAGTGCTTGTCCGATATTAGCAGAACTCATCTTGGTTTCGGCTTGTGGCTGAGGTTTTTCTCCAAACTCTGGGATTTCTCCAGGACTGAAATCAGCTTTCTTCGACATCAAAACATTGCATTTACGAGTCAGGGCGGCACGCTTAACCAATGACTCCGCACGGGAAGGCTCCACGCCTTCATTGACTATTAGCATCTCGATTGCTTTGTGGGCTGGGCCGACAGAAGAACCGTTGAAGCCGAAGTCCACACCGTCATGAGTAATGCTCAGACGATCCTGTAGAGTAACCATTGCCTGTGCAGACAACAGAGCCTTAGCAGTGTTGACGCTCATGTCGTCAATGCTACGGGCCTCTTCTTCATCCTCGTAGTTACGACCGAGTTGCAGAACTGGGTAGCCATCTGGAATGCAGATAACTCCAGAAGCATCAGTAAGTACCGACTTCAGTCCCTTGATGAAAGAAACCTTAACAGCACCGTCGGTAGTATCGACATCAACAGTTACTGCATCTTGGCGGATATTCACTTTACGAGTAGTGCCCGTAACGAGGATTCCCAAGCCTGGGGTCAGAACTGCAACTCGCTGATGCGACTGTAGGTCACGACAAGTAGTGATAGGGTTAGTAGCACTGAACTTGCTCAGAATACGGGATACGACTTCCAGATTGCTTTCCTGACCTACAAGCTCATCACCGACCGCGATGAATCGAGTCAGAGGAAGGGCACGACCTGAAGAAGTAACCACGAAGCCACGACGAACTACTGGTGTGTTAGAACGCAGACTTGGTTCGTGTGGAGACTTCAATTTGGTAGGAACTCGGATCTCTTCCTTGGCCACATAGGCTTCAACGATGTTGCCATCGGAAGTCATGAGACGGAAACATTTACCTTGTTCAGTAGCAGTAGTCAGTTGGTGCAGTTGACCATGGTACTCAAACTCTTCCTGAGGAATAGCCACACGACTTGCGTGAGGATACGAGTGATTCAGGGAGTAACCTTTGTCCAGCACTTCTTTGACCTGAGCGTCATCCAAAGCATCACCGTAAGTGAGAACAGCCTTGGCATCAATTTCATGGCGTTGAGGAGCTTCGACTTCAACGTCTTTCAGGGCGTTGATGAAGTCTTCGATTCCGTAGATCTTGTGGATCTTGTTAGCCAATTCGGAGTCGTCACGAACGCGAGTACGAACAAAAGCTTTGATGTGATTAGGAGTAGATGCCAGAAACTCGGTAACTCGACTGTCACTTGCATATACAAATTTGCCGGTACGTGGTGGATTTACCAAGTCGTAAACGCTTGGGTTACGGGATACGCCCTTAGGAACTTTGGCTTTCTTACCCGGATCAATCTTGCTAGCGTTAAGGATACGGCTAACAGTACTCTTCGACAGAGGGCGGAATTTCCGCTCGTCACAGAAGAACACCGAATCGATAGGGTGGGTAGTGTGGTCTTTTTTAATTACAGGGATGTAATACGAAGAAGCCCCAGACTGAAGAATGAACGCACCCACGGTAACGTCAATCTCCGCAGATGCCTCCTCTGAAATGTCGCGGAAGGCGACGATTAGGTTAACCAGTTCAGGGGCAGTCTGGCTAAGCTTTTGCATTGCGATTTCGGGGAAATCCATAGTTGATCCACTTTCCGGCTAGGAAGCTAATGTGTCTATTTTAACGATTGATGGGTAGTGTGGTATAACCACTATGTAACCCCAATAACTCAGGACTAATAGCGATGTTTACAAAATCTGCTCTTGCTCTTTCGGTACTTACTGCAACTTTGACCCTCGCTGGTTGTGACGGAGAAGAGCCGTCTACTGATGACGTTCATGACTATGTCGAACAAGAGACAAAGTCTCAGACTATGGAGTCTATCTCTAAAGAGGAGGTAGAACTCAAAAAGTCTTTAGAAGAACTCCATAGAACTGATCCTTCCGTAAAAGATCTGTACTACTCCTCGGATGAGAACGGCGGGAGACAATTACACGTCGTTCGAGACGCTCCTACCAAGGAGTCTGCTTCTTCAGTGTCAGAAACGGTCTGGCCTATTTTAGGAGGAGTCGCCGCAGGTGCATTGGTGAGCCACATGATAAGCTCAGGCGGGGTTAGTAACTACACAAGAAGCAACCCCCCATTCAGCGATTCATATTACAGCCAGGAAGACCAGAGGAAGAAAAAGAACGAATATACCTCTGGTTACGTAAATTCAATGGTAGCTCAGAATAGAACACGACTATACGCAAGCCCAGGCTTATCTAGCAACGTAAGGGCTGCGGTAAGCTCGCGTTCAAGTGGCGTATTTGCTTCCTCATCTTCTGCTCGCTCTGGCGGCTATGGTATGGGTTCCTAATAATGAATTTCGAAAGATACAAAATTAACTTCGACATCGAAAACGTCCTCCCTACACATCTTCCGTATCTGAGCGAGTTTTATAACTCTACTCAAGAATTACGAAATGACGTGAAAGATCTGTTTTCGTTCCCACTGGCTAACAAGGAGGCAATGCCTTTCTACACAATCAGTGGCATAGCTTGTGATGATATTGCGACCGTTGCTGAAGACGTCTACGGTGCGATGATCAACGCAGTCGATTACTTGTTTGAAAACCCAGTTCTGATTCCTCAGTTCTACGACTGTGAAATGCTCCGTTCAAACGAAGGTCTAGCCTTTATAGACTATGCTCAGCACACGTTCCGTCAAAAGAACATGCTGAGCCAAGCTTTGTACGGTAGATTCGATATGGCCATTGATCCGAAGACAGACCGAGTTACTGGAGTCTATGAGTTCAACGGCGATACTCCCGTGATGCTATTCGAGTCCACTGCTTTAGAGAGTGACTTCGTTCGTCAGATCGATATTACGGGTGAGTCTCAATTCAACGAGTACTACGAACGTATCTCCGAGTCTCTTCGTCAGCATCGACTAGGCCTCTGCGATAAGTTTGCAATTGTTTTTAACTCCGACTACATCGAGGATATGGCTACTTGCGAAATCCTTACCGAGCTCTTGGGTCAGCACGTAACTGCTTTCATGGTTGATATCAAAGAGCTAGATTACGATCATGCAGGCGGTAGTAAACCTTTCATATACAGTGATATCGTTCTCGATGGCATGTTCGTTCTTTCCCCGTGGGAAGAAATGGTGACGGCGTTCCCTGCTGCATTCCTTAACTGGAAGCAATGGGCAGACTCAGTTGTAATCATGGAACCGTCTTGGAGATGGTTCATGTCGAACAAAGGTGTATGGGCGTTAATGACATGCATGATGTCTGAAGAATCACGTTGGGCTCATGCCTGGAAGGACCTCCCCTTACTCAAGACGTACATGAGCAAAGAACCCCTTCTCGGCAATCCACAAGTGTCCAAACCTTCTCTTGGTCGCCTATCCTCCAACATCGAATTTCTCGGTGCGGATGGTGAAGTAATCGTATCTAGTGAAGGGTACTACGGTGACACAGAACGGGTGTATCAAGAACTCTGCCCTGCTGGTAGTGTACGTCAAGGCAAGAACTTCATCGCAGGTGTTTGGATGGCCCCACACTGTTCTCGAAACAACCTCTACGCTCGTGCAGGTACTCTGTGCTTCCGAGAGTTTGATAACGAAATCATTGAGACAATGAACGAACGGTTCATTCCTCATTTGGTTGTGTAATAAAAACCGGGCTTAATCGCCCGGTTCTTTTTAGGATGGAGTCACTCCGCAGCCCGGTGAGGTACCTGGGCGGTACCCAGTACTTTGTGCAACCTTAACCGAGTTATTAGATACGCCCATGTACTTAGATGAACCCCCTGCATAAGAGTTTGCACTGTTCATTACTCGGGACAAGTAGTCGCCGGAGGAAATGCCTGTGACGGCGTCAACTGAGTTTGGGTCTCCGAGGTGTGATCGGATAGTAGCCTCAATTGCAGCAGTTTTGTTACCTGGATACTTCTTCAGGAATATTTTGTAGTTGGTCTCTAGAATACAAAGACCTGCAAATAAACCCCTCCGAAGTCCATCCGCATCTTGAGTAAACCTAGCCGTAATGGACTCCCCAGGATTTACCAGAAGATCCATGGCCTCAGCAACTGACTTGTAGTTGTTCTGTACGTGCCCGAACCCTTTAGGTCCTAGCTGTAATCCCCGGATAAGATAGGCGCCCATCGTTCCAAGCAAGGATTGAGCTAATCGACCCTGACTCAGATTTGACTGGTTGACCGCCAAGCTTTTACGTGCGTTCTGAGTTACTTGGTGTTGTTCAAACGATAAGCCGAAGCCTGACGTCGCAGGAACCATTCTGTGAGCAACGTCAACGTTGCCCCAGTTTAGTCCTGCACCCGATTCAGTAGCGATAACACCTACGATGATCTTATCTACATCTTGGTATGAACCGAGAATAGAGAAGTTACCCCCAAGCTGAATATCCATTTCAGATTGGAGGGCTTGGCGGAACGCACTTGAAGAAGTAGGACCTGCTGCTGCACTAGCCATTAATACTCCCCAGGATTGCCTTGGCCAAAGTCTCGGCCCATTACATACGGAGTGATAGGATCAGTATCATGGATTTTCGAAGAAGATCCAATAGCAGCCGATTCCTGGATGGTGGAGCGGATCTTGTTGAAGGCCAGTTTAGAGATCCAGTTAGGGTCAAGAAGCTTAGCCGACTGAAGACCTGGGACCAACGGAGTCACTTTCAAACCTGAAGTCGTTGCATGGATAGAGCTGATCCCACGCATTGCCAAGCTATCAACGTGGTTCTGAGTCAGGTAGGTACCAGGTACTTCTTCCAGAACGCCGTGTGACAGAGTACGTCCAACTGCGCTGTGGATTGGAACTGCTTCACTGTTCTTTGCCAGCTCATCTTGGATCTGGTTAACGTCTATCTCTTGTCCCGGCAGGAACCCGGTTTCACCAGGATCGTTTACCTTGACGTATTTGATGAGGTTACGAGCAATCAAATCAAAGTGACGAGTATCCAGACCTGAGCCGTAGATATCACGGAGTTTGTTAGCCATGTACAGACGACCCGCACCAACCCCTTTCAAGGATACGAGCTTACGAGGGTTGACTGTACCGGTAGACATCTGATCACCGGCCTTCATTTCCTGACCTTTCTTAACCGTCAAGTCCTGCTCTCGGCTTACGAAGTGAGGTACGCCATTGACGTAGATCTCATGGTCTTTCAGTGCTGTCTGACGAATCTCAGATACAGTACCATTCAACTTGGAAATTGTAGCCTCATCCTGGAAGTTATCCGCAGGGTTGTTCAGAAGGTTACTTGCCTCTTCATACGCATTTCGCTTTTTACCCGCAACACCACCGGAGTGCTTAGTACCCAGCATCGCTTGGGTGAGACGTTCGGACACAGATTGAGATGCGATAACACCTACGTTAGTACCGATGGTAACGAGATGACCGTCTGAAGCTTGACCGTAGCATTTCTGGCATACGCCTTTCTTCGCTTCGCAAGTCATGGTGTTACGAACTTTCACCTGTTTATGGCTTTGCTCAAGTTCACGTTGATACGTTTCGTCAATGAACTTGTTAGTTCCTGCTTCGTATCGACCGATCAAAGCCTTCCGATCAGTTGATGGAGTCATCACACCGTTCACGGTATGGCAGTCAGGGACCGTCACAACCTCGTGGTAGACGTTCGGAGTCAGCTTCTTAAACAGGGCACCGGGTAGAGACGTAGATAGCTGTGCGGCTACGGTAGAGGCTCGACCGGCGTAAGACATCGCCAAGTACTCGCCAGGAGTAAGTCCCTCAGCAAAGGAGTGCATCACCGCGATTGGTACCGGCATACCCCGTACGTCTGCCGCCATGAGTGGAGAGGATGTACCCCAAGCCAACTGAGACGGGTTACCACGAGCACCAGTAGCAGCCATCTTCGCTGCGGTAGAGCCTCGGCTGGCCAAGTAGTTGATGTTCTGCTTACTGATCTTGCCCGACATATCTGCGGCAAGAGTAGACAGGGCATTCGACTTCTCCTGAGTCGAAACCTTGCTTTTTAGAATCTCTGCAACCTTGTGCTCGAACTCCCCCAGCAAAGCAGCTCGCTCGCTGGAATCGTTGATGTAGTCAGAGAGAGGAGTCGAAGCCCCGATCTCAGTGGCCTTGCCAAAGAACAGTCGAGCGAGATCGTTGATGACTTCGAAGTCAGAATCTTCGTTCTTGATGAGTAGCTGAATAAGTCCTTGCACCCCACCCTTATCTAGGACGCGGTGTAGATCGTACTTCTCCCGAGCACCTACAGGAAGCATGTGCTTGATCATTACTGAGCCGGGAGTTGTGTATTTTTGGTCTGCCATGAATGTATTGGCCTGGTGAAGGTTAGGTATCTGGGATTTTAACTGAGGTTCAATTACGAGGATGCCATTGAGGTATAAGTACTGTGTAGAAGGAGTACCTCCTATTCACGAATGCTTCCCCACATCACTGGAGAATCAGAATGCGCTACGGTCACGAAACTAATTCAGAAGCAGCAGGCAACTACGGTGCAGCAGTGTTCATGACAGGCATGGCACTCGTATTTGCAGCCACGGGTATCGGATACCTCAAGGCAGCACTCTTCCCACGGAAGAAACAACAAGACATCGGCGACTTCTTTGCTGAAGAACTCAGCAACGTTGCGAAGGAGCTCTTGGCCAAGAAGGCAGTCACCATGCCTAACGGCGAAAGTATCGTACAGGAGAACCTGGAAAACCCAATAACCTTCTATGTAAAGAAGGCGTATAAACCGGAAGTCAAGTTGGGTGACTTGATTCCGGAAACCCACCTCGTCGTGAAGACGGATTCCATTACTGAAAAGGACTGGTCTGAAATGGAAAACGTTAAGTTCATTTGCCGACGAAAAGTAGTAATCAACGGCAAATCTTCACTGTTTGAAGTTGGTGAGTTCGTCGGAATTCAATAACAAGGTAGCGGTTCAGGTATAAGGATAGTGTAGAAGGAATATATCTCTTCAACAATAAATAGCAGGTGAGACGATGGCCGAGATAATGGGTTTGGATTCATACCCTCAGGAAACACGTTCTGAGGCGGTAGTGAACTACGCAGCAGCAGCATTCCTCGTTGGGTTGGCAGTTCTTGCCATTGGTTCCGGCGTCGGCATCCTCGTTGGTAAATTCAAAACACCGAAAACCGAACCGAACGCTTCGTAATAACCAGGGCCTTGATACTGAGGCCCTACAACTTAACAACTCATGGGAGGATGCATGAGAGCCCCACTTGAACACTTGGAGTCCAGCACTCCCATGGGTGCCGGAGAAGGTGCGGTATACGTCTTGATGGCAGGGGCACTAGTCGGACTAGGTGCTCTGGCAGGATACGCAAAGGCCTCATTCAGCAACTCTCGTAAAGAGAAAGAGCGGAAAGAGGAAGAACTTGCCAGGCTCAAACGGAGCAGTCGAGCTCACAATCAACGCGGTACCCGCAACTAATTCAACCAACAACCACTAAAACTAAATTTCAACAAGGGTAACATCATGAACGAAGCAATGGGCACTGACGTAATGAACACTGAAACTCCTGTCGAGGAGTCCGGTGTAGGTAAATACATCGCTATCGGCATCGCTACCGCATTCGTTGCGATTGGCACTGGCATCGGCTTCGTAGTCGGCACCAAGCGCGGCGCAAAGAAAGGCGAAGAAGCGGCAAAGGCAAAGCTGGACGCAGCCGTCACAAAGATTACTGAAACCGTTCAGGCAGCAACCGGTGCAGCTCCGGAAACTCCTGCGGCTAAGTAATAACTAAGAGAGGAGGGCCAACCCCTCTCTTTTTAGCTGAGCGTGATTGGTATAAGATGTATGGAATCATATAAGGGAGTACACGCCATGCTGAAAGTTGCAATGCCTGCTGGGAAATACGGAGAAGCACTTCAACGCTGTATGGAGGATGTCGTAGAGAACATGCGAGGAGATCTGTCTGCTCATGCAGAGGGCGTTCGTATGTACCCAGAAGACATCTCGGAGTGTACCGTCTGGGTAGAGCAACTTTGGGATCAAATCCACGATCTCCGAAATGCGGCGTCATTCTCCCTGAGTAACCTTGTTGATCTCGGAGAGTCCTACGACCTCTCCCCTGAAGACCCTCTGATGGTGGTGACGAAGAACGCACTACTGCTTGAGTTCGTGGATATCGAAATCGGACTGAATAAAAGAAACCCTATCAGCATTGTCCTAGGGTATATCCTGTTCAATCCGAATTTCCCAGATGGTGGACCCAGAGTCTACCACTGAGAGATATTCAAGGCCCTGACACTGTCGGGGCTTTTCTTTTAGTCTGCGTAGGGTTTTGCGATCAAAGTAGTGACGACCAGGGTTCACATTCATGTGCTTCAAGAACCCCGCAGCAGAGAAATCACCTACGGTGAACTCCGGCCAGTCTAGACTCGTCTTCATCAGCATGACCCCCGACGTAACCATCAATCTGTGAATAGGCTTTATCCCGTATTCACTCCAACAGTCTATGGCTACCCCTTCTTTAACCCGGAACCCTGCTATAGGCTTACCACGAAGAATCAAATGGTAATCACCGGAGTATTCCTCCAGAGGGTACGATGGACTTAGGTCAGGACAGGTGGCTGGGGAAAGTATCTTTCGAATCTTGGCCATCGTGTATTCTTTGTTCAGGTCCCAGTCAGACTCATAGACATGGAACAAACGATACCCGGCCTGTCGTGCCTTCATGGTTTTGTTCTGGTGATACTCCGCAGCCTTTCCCACCTGCTCAGAGTGCCAAAAGATACCATTGAACTCGAAGGCAACCCGCTCAGCAGGAAGGGCTACATCTAGCTCTAAAGGCGGTATGATCTTACGAGAGTTTCTGACAATATCGAATCCCAATCCGTGAATGAAGTCTGCTAACTCGTTCTCCGGGGACGATCCGTTTGGTCTGCATTTTGGGCAACCACGTCCATGCACATGATCAGATGCCACGACAGTAAATGCTCCGTGAGTAGGGCACACTACGTCAATGTCATCTGACATGAATCGAAGAGATACCTCCGCATATCCGTAGGAGGAACCGTGACGTTCTACGGCGGAATCAAAGAAGTCTTGGTACATAACGCTTTGGGCATACCTGTTCTTCACTCTACCGCAAGAAGGGCAGCCACGTTTCTCCTGTATGTGTTTTACGGCTAAGGTACTGAACTCACCGTGTATAGGGCAGAGGATGTCTATCTTACTCCTAGAAGAAACGTACACCGTTTTAGAGTAATCGTAAAAATCTTCATGAGCTTCGGTTGCTCTTCGAATGAACTCCTCCTGAGTTATTCCAGAAACTCTGCCCTGGTTACTACGCCCACAGGAAGGACACCCTCTCCCACGCATATGGTGGTCGGGTGCCTGTAGGAAATCTCCGTGCTGAGGACAACCAATCACTACCTTAGATTTGCTGGTAGTAACTTCCGACTTTGAATAGTCGTATCGGTGGCCATGTCTCAGAATTGACTTTGTTTCAAATTCAGAATGATCCATGAGTCAGAGGTTAACCCTACCCTATGGAAAGTCAAGGACGTAGTTTTGGTATAAGTACTGTAAGCAGCTAGTCATGGAGTCCGACCGACACCGTAGATTACATACGGGAAGCTCGTTTAGGTATAAGAATAGTGTAAGAGGAATATCATCTTCTACTAACACGAGACCTTTGAAATGACTCCATCTATCCTTGTCCAAGAGCAATCCAAGAAAGTACTTCAAGTACTTGCTGGAGAACAACCACTGCTCAAACGACTCCATGAAATCACCATGCAAGAACTGGCAAAGACAACGCCAAATCTGACGGAGGTAACTGAAGGTATTCTCCGAAGTGGTGATCGTACTGTTCGTTTGTCATCGGAACTCATCAACCTGCTTCTCGAAAGCATGTCTGTTGAGGAACTACAGCCACAACTGGACTACATCTTTACGGTATGTCTGGAAAACAAATCAGAGGAACACATCTCTGCTCTCGAACCCGAGCTCGCAGAGTTGGTCCGTTCCCACCTTGCGTTCACGGATGGCCTCAATAACGAGATCACCCGAACGTACGGTCCAAAGGCCATGGAAAAGGCGCTTGCGAAAACCCACTCGCTTGAAGACTTTATCGATAGCGTCAAGGACATTCCAGGCTTCGAGGAAATGGCGCGGAAGATCTCCGACGATGGCGATGCACTCGCAACTGAAATGGCACCGGTAGTAGAAGGCTTGGCGAAAGGCGACATCATCTGATGTAAACGGGGATCTGATCTCAGGTCCCCAGTTTCAATTCCAAGATACAAATGCTGATATAAGTAAAGTAGAGGAAGAATATACTTTCTCACAATCCCAATAGAAGAGACCTTAATCATGTTCAATACCAATCTGCAAAACGTACTGAAACAAGCAATGGCCAAAAACTTGGAGTTCCGTCCAGAAATGGTCGCAGCTCAGCGTCTCACCGAAGTTGAGTTGGCCAAAGAAACACCGGATATGAAAGAGTTAATCCGCTGCTCTGCGGAATTGACTGCCCGCATCATGAAACACAGCATTGATATGGAAAGTGCTCTGGCTAACTCCGGGTCTTTACCAGAAGAACTATTAATGGTACCCAACGTAGTTAACGGGTCTGTTAACCGCAGTGAATACGTGGATCACGAACTGGTTGCTATCTTCGAAGAAAATGAACAGTTTGGTTCGGAACTTTCCCAACCAATGGTGGAGATGTACGGCGATCGTGCCCGCACTATCCTCATGGAAAAACTTGAAGAGCAGGGGTTGATCGGTGAGTTCACCGATGCAATCACTAAAGCTGTCGAGTCCGCTGCACCGTCTGAAAGTGACAAGGAAAGTCTTGCACGAGTATGGACAAAAGAAAACGTAGCAAAAGCCTGCCCAAAGCTTGCCGACGATTTCAATAAGGGCTGGGACCTGGCAGCGTCGCAAGATGCCACTAAGCACTAAGCACTAAGCACTAAGTAACAAAGAAAAGCCCCGACTTCTGTCAGGGCTTTTTAGCCTATCAACACGCTCAGTAAGTTTCAATTTCAATACATCAGAATCGGTATAAGTAAAGTACAGAAAGAATATACTTTCTCAATCATAACTAATAGAAGAGACCTTTGACATGAACAAATATAGCCAAGAAGTACAAAACATCCTGCGTACATTCTTCATGGAACTGAACGCAAACCGTTCTGCAATGGCGAACATGGGCCAATCCCTGAGTGCCGAACTGGACGCTGAAGTTAAAACCCCTGAGGTGTTCCTCAAGGAAATCTTGAGTACCGTAAAAACGTTAACTTCGGTTACTTCCAAAGTTGCTCACGGGCTGCAAGAGCTTAATATGGACTTGCAGGATGCAGGCGAGCTGTGTGACGTCATGGAGTGGGATGAAGATCTCTGTGCAAAACTCGACGACGATCTGGTAGCCACTCGTAATGAGTACCTGTTGTTCAAGGAAGACCTGGAATCCGGGTACAAAGAAAATTACGGAAAAGATGCTGATCCCCTCATGGTGTACTTGACCGAAACCGGGAAACTTGAATACTTCTTCGAGCTACTCAGTAACCCGGAAGCGTAACAAAGAAAAGCCCCGACTTCTGTCAGGGCTTTTTAGCTTCCTCATTTTTTAAGTGAGATGGTGATCGGTGTATTCTCGTCCACCGTACCCGCCTTGAGTGCTGCAAGGACGTGCTCTTCACTTTCAAAGTGCTGGGGCTTTTTGTCCATATCCGCTTCAGTCAAGTGAACCGAACCAAGGATAGCTTCGTGGCCAGGTGCAATCAGAGATTCCCCGTAACCCATACGGGCGTCGTAGATCTGCTTCGAAGGCATGAGCTTATCTCGTGCTTCTTTAACCGCAGCAGGACCCATAGGCAAGAACAAGGACAATGCGTCACCGTCGTAGTCCCCTGCGAACATTGGTAGGTGCAGAGGGTTTACACCAATGGAGTTACCTTCAACCGGAACTGGGAAGAACGCCGAGATGTTGGACTTCATCAGAGTAGGGTTACGGTTGGCAATGATCGGAACTTCTTTGATGATCTTACCGAATGAAGAAGTAGCCGAATCGTTTCGCTCACTGTACGCCTTCTCAGCGTTCATGTACGAGTGACCTTGACGGGTCATATCTCGAATGACGTGAAATTTGTACATGGACCAAAGTGTATCTTTCGGAATCGCCATCTCGTTGAAGCCAAGACGTGGTTCAGCATAGATAGTGCCTCGACCCGAGAAGTCCTGTTTCTTACTCAAAATCTTGCTGTGGAAGAGACCCGCCTTTGGCGAACCTTTACCAGCAATCTGAACCAGCAACCCTTTTAGATCACGGCCACGAGAGTTAGGGGAGATAGGGTCACCCAAACCAACAACTGCTTTCAGACCGTTGTACATCTCCTTCCGAGCATTGACCAGCATAGTAGATTCGTCCGGCAAAACGCCTTTCAAACCTTTGAAGGTCTCGTTTGAAACGATGTGGTCACGGTAGAGCTGGTTGACGTCAGAGTATTCAAGACGGCCTCCGCCCTGAACCATCATAGGACGAGTAACGGGAGGAACCACTGCTACGTTGCGAACAACGTAGGCTTGGTCCGGGGTAACGCCCATTTTCTTAAGGCCCGCAAGATACTTGATCTTCTTAATGGCCTTGTCTCTTTTAGCTACCGAAGTAGCATGCACTGCTTCATGTGAGTTGTCTTTCAAACTCTGGTCAATGTTGATTGCACCAAGGAGGGCCTCAAAGGCCGCTCCCCCCATCAGTACTGGTTCTGTCACATCGTCACCTTCTTAATCACCTTACTGTCGTCACCATGGGTAACAAGATGGAACTCTTTGTCCCCTACCTTTTTCAGACCGAGTTCACCAGAAGCGAGCTTGTCGAATTCAGTAGATGTTAGACCTGTAAGGTGCTTAACCGCGTTCTCGAAGACTGGGTTTACGACAGGCTCTGCAAGCTTGTAGTGTCCCCACTTCTGACCACGAATACCACCAGTGATACTCATGTCGAACAGACCGCCTTCTTCTGGCTCCATGTTCTTGGCAGCAACGAAGTCAGCGTTCTTGATCTCACCGTTGCTCATCTCAAGTATGTCTTTGTCCATGAGAGGAGAGGCAGTGATGTGTTCGCTATCCACGTTTACCTTGACGCCAGAACCATGCAGGTAGTCGATGAACTTCTTAGTAGCAAAGGTAGTGTCCGGCTTAGGCAGAGGCTGACCGCGCAGAAACTTTGTCCAGTACTCCGAGTTTTCTTGAGACTTGGAAGTACCGATTTCTTGCAGGTTGTGGTTTGCACCTGAGCCCAGCAGACCGAGGAACTCCATGTAACCAACAGACTTCGAACCTTCGTGACCACCCTTGGTAGGTTGGAGTACGTTGTCGTAGCCACCCACGTTACGAGCCGACAAGTTCTGGTCAGTAGTCTTATAGAGTTTCATCATGTACTGAGGACCGGCCAGGACTTTTGGATAAGTCTTGCCATTCTCAGGATCTACTACTTCATCCGTGTCGCTCAACCCATGCGCTTTCAGTTCGTCAGTCAACTCTTGAACGTTGGAGTTCTTCGAGAAGTTGTGAACTAGGTACGGAGAACCTTTCTTACGAGCAATCTTCGCCGCAGCTACTTCCATCAACTGACCAAGGTTTACCCGGCTGGTTACAGAGGCAGGGTTGAGCAAGAGATCGTATGGCTTACCGGTTTCTTTGTTGTATGGCATTTTCTCATCTGGCAGGATAAGAGACACGATACCTTTGTTACCATGCATACCAGTCAGCTTGTCACCGATTTCCAGTTGCTTAACTGCACGAAGAATTACACGAATCTCTTTGGCATCGACGTGACGGTCAACTACCTCAGCAGGGTCATCGTAGCCCCACAGATCTGCGTTAACACGGTAAGGGTTAACCAGTGTCTTATGTAGACGTCCAAGCATACGGTCTTCAGCCGTCGGCTCTCTTTTTTCAAGTACCGCATACACCGGGTCTCCGTGTTTCAAGATAGAGCCCACGGTTGCAACGCCTTGTTCATCCAAGTGGCTCAGTTGTTCTGCTGTGAACTTACCTGGGAAGTAACGTTTAAGCAATGATTTACGAGGAACGGAGTACTCCATGATGTTGTAATCGACTTTGTATGCGTGATGGCTAGACAAGCTATCAGAGGCAGTCTGGGAGATTACCAATCCGTCTTCGTGGTTGAAGCCCTTGTAAGGGATGTAGGCGACGTCCAGGTTCCTACCTAGGGCAAGGACACCATTCTTAGTGTAGTTGTTCTCAGCGACGATCTGGCCTGCCTTCACGGCCTCACCAACCGCAACGTGAGGAGCCTCGTCATCCAGGAAACCTTTCATGTTGAACGGAAGGTTCTTAACAAGGTTCACTTTGTGGACGGTTCCGGTGCTGCTCTCAATATGAACTTCAGTAGGGGTGATCTTGCGAATAGTGCCGTCTACTGGGGATTTCGTACTGAACACATTAGCGATAGACTTCACAAAGGAAGTGCCGCTACCGGTAGCAGTCTGAACCAAAGGCTCTTCACGATTAACCAAAGACAGCGCCTGAGGAATAGCCTTACCAGCCATGGTCAGACGACCCGGGTGGTTACTGTTCAGGAACGGTACAAGGTTAGTAGTTACGGTGTACAGGCTGTTACCACTTGCAAACCAATACTGTACCTTGCTCCGATCAACTTCAGAAAGTACGCCATGGTCTTGGGCCTGAACTCTGGCCTTGCCCTCTTGGTTTGGGAAGCCAACGACCGAGGTCATCAAATCGTGAACAGAGAGAGTGTGCTTCCCACCCTTGTTATCTACGACCGTCGAGTAAAGAGTTCCGTAATCGTCGCGATGAGCAGAAATTGTAAAGCGTAGATCAACACCAGCGTGATCAGACTCAGGAGTACGACTAGGGTCAAGAATCCCAGTATGAGACGCATCGATATTTCGAGCAGATTTAGGAACGGCTCGAATATTGGAAATACCACCTTCTTGAGCGCCAAGAACCGTAACCTTGCCCACGTTCTCAATCGATTCGATAGCATTGGTTTCCTCCGGGGTGGATACCAGGGTGGATTTCAGGATGTAGTCTTGGTAGATCTTGTTGAACGGCTTGGCAGGAATCACCTTACGGATCTTCGGATCAGCGTGGTCTACACGTTCAAGGTTGAAACCAAGTTTGTTCTTAACCTTAGTAACACTTTCGTGCTCACGGCCAGTTTCAAAACGACGAGCCAGGAAGTCTGGAAGGTTCTGTACACGCTTGAACTGAAGGCTATCCCGGTTATCTTCCTCACGATCACCACGACGTACTGCAACCATGTTGGCCATAGCACGCAACAGGGTCTCATGGGTGATGTTCGAAAAAGGTTTACCAAGAGTGATCTCAGTAGATTTCGCAGAAAGAGTGGAGCCCGCAAACGCTTCCTGCAAGGCAACGATCATGTCTTCGTACGACAGGGTTTTATCCTGTTTGAACTTGGAAGTCAGTTGACCATACAAAGTCTTGATTGCTTTCTGTTCTTGTCCTTTTGCAGCCGCAACGTTTCGCTCCCACAATTCTTCCGGGAGGTACTGAAGAATCTCCTTAGGCGAAATGTGAAAGATCTGCGTGAAGATCGGGGCTACCAGTACACGAGAGGTGGACTTATCCGCATTCAGATAAATCAACTCGTGCTCCGGGTCAAGAGTCAGCGAGAAGCTACGGCCTTTCTGGGTGTTGAAGTGAGCCTCCAGTTCTCCGTTTTCCTTGGTGCGAGTAAACACACCAGGACTCAGTTGGAGCTGGTTGGCAACAATGTAGTTGTTACCCTTGTAGAGCATCGTGTGCTTCCCAGTAAGGAAGAACGAGTCCATCAAAGGGAAGTCCTTCTCCTTATCGACTACTGCACCAGTGGCCTTATGGATCATGGTCAAAGTACCCTTGATAGGGTACGTCAACGATTTGGAACGGAGGATTGCATCCTTCTCATCCTTCTGGTCGAACTCCTTACGGTCCACATGCACATCACTCAGGTGAAGCTGATAGTGCTTGTTCTCGATAGGGAAGTGAGACGTCAGCCCATTTACGAGAGCTGCGTCTGCCTTATCATTGATCGACCGTGGATCAGAGAAAATCGGGTATGGGGTATTCGGCATGGTTAGATTCGTTTCTGATAGTAGCGAAGAACTACGAAGAAGCGTCCTTCGAAAGAATAGGTCTGACGGTCAGTAAGCACAATATCATCACCACGAAGCCCTACGGTTTCGATACGTTGCAGTTCCAAGGTTTCACTAGGTTCATCTAGGTCCGCCCGGAAGTACTTAACTGTGTAACTAGCCGCGATCTCATCTTCGAACTGACGATCTGGGAGCATGGACGGCATAGAAGCCGTCCCGTGCGCCTGTTGCTGTTTGTTCATATCTTTGTTGTTCATTGGTCTTCACCCTGTGGCTTTTCGGATTTTCCAGAGGCCTGCTGACCTGGGCTTCCGCCCTCTTGTCCAGGAGCCTGACCTTGCTGTGCAGCAATAGCGTTTGCACCTGCGACCTGAATACCCTCAAGCAAAGCACGGATCTTGATGGACATTGCAGGATCTTCTACATCCATCATGCTCAACTGAAGCTCAACTTCTTGAGGGTCCATGGCCATGAATTCCATCGCCTGAGTAATACAGGTACGCATGAACTCAGCTTGCTCCGAAGAAGTCTCGGCATTACGAGTAGAGATTTTACGAGCAGCAGTCGTAGTAGCCTCACCAGTTTCGATCTGAATTTCGACAGCCATAACTGCACGGTCGATAGCTTCTTTCTTCTGGTTAGCCATCTCCTCGTCATAGTCCTCACCGATACTATCGAAGAACTTACGCATCGACATCTTGCCCTGAGTAGCCAGGTTGGCAAACATCTGCTGCATAGTAGTGTCATCGATCAGCTTGAATTCTTTCAAGGTAACCTTCGCAGGCTCTAGACTCAGATACTGAGACATCTTACCGAACATCCACTCTAGGAGAGAGTTCAGTTGAGCCACGTAGGCATCCATGCTGTTTTCCATCAGTCGAAGACCGACAGTAGACGAAGTCCAGTTAGTAGTACCGCTAAGCAACTCACGAGAAACGCCAAGACTCAGAAGCATCGTTTCTTCAGCCTGCTGGATCTCCTGGTTTACAAGAAGAGCACGGCCTTCGCCAGTAATAGTCCCGTAACCGATAGGGCCAGGAGCAACCACGATGTGAGCACCGTCACGCTTGTGCTTCTTAAGTGCCGCCTCCATATTCCCACGGAAGTTACGCATACTCATGCTAACGGATGGATCTGCGGAACCGTTTGGAAGAGGGTACACGACACGCAATGGGTGCAGGAACTCGGTAGCAATCGATTCGTTAGCCTTGCGCAGAGTCTGTTGATAGAACACAAGACCGAACAAGGAGATCAGCGGAGGTACTGCAATACCGTTAAGACTGTGGGTAGTCAGTGACGGGGCCTTCAGGTGATAGATACCATCATCATCGAATTTGTAATCTTGGTTCGACTTAACTGCCTCGATGAACGACCACGGCGTAGACGAAAGGAAAAGCATATCGCCATCAGCAATCTTCCGACGAATCTCATTCGGGATAGAGTAGTAGTACTCAGAGCGACCGGTGATCGGATTGTTGTTCACGATGATGTTCAGAGCATCCCACTGGATGATGTTCATATCGCGGATGTCCATAGACTTACGATCGATACGCTGGAAGACACCATTGTGGTTGCAATGAGGGCAAACACCTAGGAACTCGTATTTCTTGAACTTAACAAACCCAGCCTTACGCATCGGGTAGTCAGTCTCGCACGCAGTACACCGAAGTACGCGAGTGATGGGGTAGTAGATCGAGATGAAGACGTTACCCAGCGTGTGGTAGCCAAACCCAATTTCTTGGAGGTTCTGGCGGAGACGCAGGCACTTGAATACTTCTTTGTATTTCTCAGTAGTAGTCTTTTCTTTCGAATCAACGACAAAGTCAGTGATCGGATAGGACGACAGCTTCCTGATTACCTCAGTGGTAGTCGGGGACTGAGTGGTGATGTACTTCGACCAACGAATGACGTCGTGTAGGTTCCTTGGCAGGAACTGGTTGGCAACAGTGAACCACGGGCTAGGAGTCTGCCCGGCATTCATAGTATTGCCGAAGGAGGGATTTAGGTAATCAGTGCTCATTTAGAAGAAGTGTCCTTGATTGATCTCGATTTTAACGGAAAGAAGCCAAGTACTCAATAGCACATATACGTCCCTGGTATAAGAGTAGTGCAAGAGAATACTTAACCGCCGACCTTTGGAGCTATAACAATTATGGGAGCAGCGGCAAAATCTGGTGATGGGGGGAATAAGGAGTTGGAAGACCTTATCCATCAGCTATCCGACAGGGTCGTGGGGAAGATGATTGTTGTAAACGGCAAGACGGGTGAACGTTCCCAGATGGTGTCCTTTGATTTTGATGCTCGGGATTCCATCGAAGTAATGTTCGAAGGCGTTCCTCCAGTGGAGGGGGAGGAAGAAATCTTCACTTATAGCTTTCCGAAAGAATCTGACAATGCTGAGGCTGATCTAGAAATGGCTAGAGATGGATATCGTAAGGGCGGAAACTCCTCAGCAGAGACTCTGGAGGCTGCCTTAGGCGAGGCGCTTCGGGAAAGCGATCTCGAAAACAGGGAACCTACGTACGAGGATTTCCTTATCAACATTGACATTCATTTTGAGGACCTGAGCCAACCAGAGAAAAATAAAGCCATGATCCATGACCTTGATGACTTGCTGGACCTGTACGAAAGCCTCGGTTACTCCGAGGAGGAAAAGAAGAAGACTAAGAAAGGCTTCTTCTCAAAGATGTTCTCTTAGGCAAATAGACATGCCGGACCCTTCGGGGTCCGGTTCTAGACAAAACTAGACAAAGTCATGTCTACGCTGAGAGGCCCGTCCTAGAGCCTTCTAGACAAAATTTAGACATTTCCAAAAGTTCACGTCTAAGGCATGTCTACGGCTGCAGCCCAGGTGGGCCGTGGCTTCCAGCCTTTTTTAGACAAAAAGACATGAATTTTCCCCGCACGAGCACCCAGAGCTTGGAAACACGGAAATAAAAAAACAACTCTGTGATCCGTACCTACGAGCCATAGCCATGTCATGGGTACATTAATATAGTTATAAATATATAAATATATATATGTATGTATATGACTGTCTCCATTTCTGTTTTTATTTAGTGGAGAATCTGAGCCCCAGTGCTTGTGCCAGGAAAATTCATGTCTAAATGTCTAGCGCACCACTCAAAGCCATACGGGACGTGGCTTACAGCCGTAGACATGACTTAGACAAAACTTTTCAGAAATGTCTTAGATTCTGTCTAACCGCTCTAGTCCGGGCCTCTTAGCCTAGACATGGTTTGTCTACGGCTTAGACATTCCTCTGAAGGCCGCGTAGATCAAGGCCTCGTTCCGCGCGGTGTCTAGATCAATGGTTTCAGAGTGGGCATGAGAAGGTGTAAACTAGACCTCACTAGGAGATCACTACATGAACTACGACTTTTCCATTGAGAACCCACAGATCAAAGGTTGGCTTAACCGAGAGAACGACCTCGTACCTGTCAGGGAATTCGTCTACCTGCATGACCACCCACTGATTCGACCGAACTTCCTTTCCGACATTGAGGTGCTTATTTTTGTCACCGGGCAGCATATGCTTGCTCGCGGTATCTCTGGTGCAGCAGGCAAGCGCCTCCTCGCCTTCTCTGAGACGTTTGCCAATCGACTTGAGGTCTTCGTTAGGGAGAAGTCGGAAAACGTCGCTAAGGAGGTCTTAGAGAGTCTGAGAGAGATCTATCTCCTCTGCGAGAAGATTCGGAAGATGTAACAAAAACCCCGCCTTATGAGCGGGGTTTTTTTAGCCTTCTAAGACTCAGTCGGTGTAGAACTCGATGATTCCCAGGTAGGCAGGGGAGCTTGCACTGATAATTACGTTACCCGATGCAAACACCGTTACCGTTACGCTTCCGCTACCCCCGTTAGAGGCCCCGAAGGCGTTATTGGTTAGAGGTCGGAATCCCGCTGGTAGGGTAAAAGCTACGGAACCTGCGGAACCGCTCTGCAACGCACCTCGGATGATAACTTTGCTGCCCACCCGCTTGTACTGAACTGCTTGGTAGCTGGAGACGTTCACCCAGGAGTTGACCAGAGTAGGGGTGACCCATTGTTCTTCAGCTACAGTCTGGATCAGACGGGTAGGAGACGAAGCGTTAATGGTAATAACCGGTGAAGACCCAGATACGCTAACTACGGTATAGAGTGGGTAGAAACCTGGAGTTACCGAAGGCGCTATCGAAGTGCCGGTGTTCGCCTGAGCGCCTGCTACAACGTTTACAGTCAGGTAGCCGTTCAGCAAGTTTGACTGCAACAGTGGGTTGGCGGAATCGAAGTTAGGATACGAGGTAGTGCCAGTGAACTCAGTGAATCCAGCCTGGACGATGTAGGTCATCTCTTGGCCCAAAGTTACGGGGGCAGGAGTGTTCAAGGTTACAGTGGTGTGGCTACCCGCTACCCGAAGGATAGGAGTGGCATCCGCAACCGAGATTGCTCCTGGCAGCATCATTGCACCTGGAGCTACTGATACCGTGGAAGCAGAAGCAACGGATGCACGAAGTCCTACCAGAGACTGCCCGGAACCGTACATACCGGATTGCAACGCAGAGGCTCTCAGGGCTTCGATTAGGACACCGCGACGACCGGCATCTGCTGCGTTTGCTAGGCTACTGGAGTTGGTGCTTAGGTCCTGAAGCGGGCGGTTATCAATGGTGTAGTAGTACGGGTCCAGCTCAGTATAGAGGCGAACCGAAGTAAAGTTCGATGAGGAAGACGTGAAAGATGGGGTAGACACTAAGTAGCTCCTGAGTGTTTGAGATGACGATATTCGTGCATTTTAAGAGGCAGAGGTCTTTGTTGGTACAAGAGAGGTGGACCACCGCAGATTATCTGCGTAAACTCATGCTTCTAGAAAATTGGTAACTATGCTATGTGGAATTTTAACAAGGTGGGTAGGGTAATAAATACTCGAACCATCCAGCGTGGCTTGAAAGTAGAACTCCAATGGGTATGGCCTTGGAAACGTTCTACGTTGAATCTCTGCAAACCATACTTGGTCACGGTTACAAATCCTCAGGGTATCCGAGTTCATCATCAAGAGGCTGATGACAAGCTTTGCTTTAAACAAGTAGTTCTGGACTACTACCGAAAAAGCATACCTCTTGAAATGCACGATGAGGACGTTCAGGTTTGGGCCTTCAACCTTGAAACATCCCTTGAGCAGTATCTTGAGCGGTTTCTTCCTGACGGTGACTTTTTAGTACACGTACCTGTTTCAGAGAAGGCTAGTAGGAACTTCTGGAAGAAGAGGGTTGGGGTTGAGGAATCTAATGCTAGTCATCTTGATTGCGCTGTTACTAATATTACTGGCTATGACAAGCCTGCTATCTATCTCGCCTCACGGGCGAACCCACAGCAACCAGGTAGATATCTCCTTATCACGGTTAGTGACGGCCACGTTAAGACCACGGTAAACCTCCTATGAGACTGATCTCCAGCGGTAAGTACATCGAGGCTATACCTCAGACTTCCAAGGAGATTTCTCAGATGGAGAAGTTTCCGGGCTTCTTCCGTAGTGGCCCTCGATACTTCGCAGTTAAGAAGACTCTGGTAGTTCAGAACTTGGCAAAGCGTTTAAAGGCTCACTTCGGGGCTCTGGACGTAGACCGAGAGGTGTTCAGCATTGCCAAAGGATCATTGAAGCTCAAGGACATCCCTGAGGACTTTGTATTCCACACTACTCCGCTAACTCCTCAGATGATTGCCCTGAGGTTCTTGTACACCCTTGAAAGTGCGGGGTTGCTTTTAGAACCGGGTATGGGTAAGACCAAGATCTACCTGGACTACATCTTCCTGATGAAGTTCCGTCGTAGTTTGGTGGTATGTCCTATGGCTTTGCTGGGTACCTGGGAGGATGAGGTTGCAGTCCACCGACCTGAGCTGAATGTCTACCTTGTCAGGACTACGAACTGGGCCGAAGAGCTTCCGAAGATGAAAGAGGCTGATCTAGTGGTTATCAACTACGATAAAGCCGTTCGTCTGTACGAAGGTCTTAGCACGGAAATCCAGTTCGACTCGATGAACATCGACGAGGGCCTCATCAAGTCTCCGACTACGGCTCGAACCAAGTGTCTGACTGCTATTGGTCAGGAGGTGAAACATAAGGTAATCAACTCCGGCACCTTGATCAACAACTCCCCTCTCGATCTGTTTGCTCCTGTGCGTTACTTGGAGCCATCTTTGGTTGGCCGGGACTACAAGGTATTCAAAGAGCTCTACGCAATCGAGAGCAAGAAAGGTAAAGACGCTAGTGGTAAGCCGTTACGTCAGTTCGTAGTTGGCTATAAAAACGTCGAGGAGATGCGAGATACTCTTGAGTCTTGCTGCATCGTTATGAAGAAGTCGGAATGGTTGAAAGACCTGCCTGAGAAGACTTTCCATATCGTAGATGTGAAGGCTTCCGAGGAACAGAAACGTGTCTTCGGGGAGTTGCAGTCCAACTTCATGGCTCTGTTCCAAGATCGATACGTGGAAGTTCCCAGCCCTCTTGTACTGGCAGCTAAGCAGTGCCAGGTTGCTAACGGATTCATCTATTACACCGAAAGTAAGGACATTCTTGCAGATGATCTCGATTATTTCAGTGAAGCTCAATTCAGTCGGATAAAGAAGAAGGAGAAGCTTGCAGTAAAACGAGAGACCTTATTCTTCCCGGAACAACCGAAGCTTACCGAGTTGATGAGATTACTTCAGGTTCAGATGCCTGAAAGACGGGTCATGGTCTGGTACAACTCTCAAGCTGAGCGTGTTCTTATTGAGAGTGAATTCAACAACGTAGGCCTAGAGTTCCTCACCATTGCAGGTGGGGAAAAAGATACCTCGGGTAAGGTCCGTCTCTTTAACCGTGACAAGAAATACAAGGTTCTGCTATGCCAGGCCAAAGCTGTTAACTATGGCGTAACTGTCCTCGGCCACAAAGAGGATCATGAAGTAGATGTTGATACGGTATTCCGTGAGGTTGACAGCACGGTCTACACGCAGATCTTCTACAGCCTGAACTTTAGCCTTGAGGTGTTCCTACAGCAACAGGATCGGGTTCACCGCATTGGTCAGAAGAAGGCATGTGATTACTTCATTCTATTGACAGACTTCGACATAGAGAGGTATGTTTACAAGGTTCTCGGCGATAAAGAAGACGTGAAGGACACCATGATGGTGGACTTCGTCAAAAGCCGAAAGGTAGACCTATGAAACTTACTGAATACGAATTGGATCTGTTATCACATTCCTTAGAAGCTGACGGTAATCGTGATCGTTACTACGAAGCTTCTAAAGACACTTTGAAACTCGCCACGTCTCTGAACAAGTATGCAATCGGTCTTACCACTGAACGTAACCTTGCCAGAGACATCGGGGGTCTGTTCGTTGAGCTGAATCGATTGGTGCTTACTATGGAGGAGCCTTGGCTTGTCCAGATAAACATCAATCGTCGTATTTCCCAAGTTCGGGAAACCTACCTTGAAGCTCAAGGAGAGGCACAATGAGTCTTGTTCTTGATGATACCTTGGTTCTTCAAAACGCATTGGATACTTGGGGTTACGATGCTCAGCTAGGTATGGCTAACGAAGAGTTAGCAGAGCTGATCACCGCCATTAACCAGTGGAAACGTGGACGAATTACCAAAGAGCAATTGGCGAGCGAGGTTGCAGACTCGTTCATTATGGTTACTCAGATGGCAATCATGGTGGGTGAAGAGTTGGTTCAGGACCACGTCCTCTTCAAGGTGAACCGGTTGAAACAACGTCTTGAAGATTACAATGCTCCAAAGGGTCTTGGTATAAGAGAAGTGTAGAAGAACTTACTCTTATTAGAAAAGGACCTTACCGATGAACCTGCAAAACTCTGATCGCACCTCCCTTTCCGCCGTACGCGTTTTGGATACGCCTGTCGAAGTAAACACTGGTAAGTCGGTAATGTTCGATCCGCTTTGTGCGGACCACCGAAATGCTTTCCGGATCATGATCCTTGCCGGTAAGCAGACCGATATTCGGTTTGACCTGGAGGGGTTTACATCTGTACCTGCAATGATGCTATACAAGATGGCCGTATTCGGAGCAGGTGCTCTTGATACTGTTTCCCGAGACACGCGTGCCAACCTTGAGAAGCGTGTACATTTACACGTAGTTCCTTCCTACCGTCGAACCTAACAAAACAAACCTTAAGAGGCCTAGGATAGTCTAGGCCTCGGCAAGAGTGTGTCTATGAGATTACTTCATTTAGTCTTCGCAGCAATTGCGGTAGTTACACCAACCCTTCCATCTCGTGCGGAAGACCCTATCAAGGTTCAAGCACCTGCTCCTGAGAAGAAGAGTGCAAGGCCTGTGGTTAGAAATTTCATGGTTACTGAATGTACGAAGAAAACAGGATGCTTAATGAAGATGCGTCCTCACGAAAAGATCCTTGCTAAAGATGGTTCAATTACGTGGCGGAAAATTCAATAATTTGCAATACACTGGTATAACAATAGTGCGAGAGAGTACTTACTTATTAGACTCTCCGCACTAAACCTTTCGAAAGTTTTTAGGAGTCTCAAAATGAGTGCACTGAACCTGTCCGGCGTATTTGGCGTTGCTTTCCAAGCTAACAAAGAACTGGCCAAAACCGCCGCGTACTTCGAAGCAGGCCGCATCATCAACAACAAGCTGGTTGGCCTGATCGTTCCGAAGCTGCCAATGATGATCCGTGGTTACGCGCAAACCGCTTTCGGCAAGCTGGCTCTGGCCAACCTGTTCCTGGTCGGCGTCCAGAAGTTCAAGCCTGAAAACGATCTGCTGGCCAAACTGGGCTACGCCGCCGTTACCAACGCTTACACCGAAGCGTTCCAAGACCTGAACATCGAAGGCCTGATCGACTCCTTCCTGGGCGACAGCAACATCGCCAAAGCAATCGGCCTGGTCGATGCTGCGGTAGCTGAAACCGCTGCTCAGTAATTTCTGAGCGGCTTGACTTGAGGAGCCCCTAACGGGGCTCTTCTCGTTTCTATCTTTCTGTTTTCTTTAGCCTCTTAGAGCTTTGGAGAAGAATATGAGTAGCGTACTTGCGTTTGTAATTGTTGACGCCTACGAAGGCGTAATGAACTACGACGATCTTCGTGGTTTGGGTTTCGTGGGTCCTACCCTGGAGAAAGAGTACCTCTCTGGTGCTCACGGTATCAACGGTCTGATCAACATCATGGGCAATGCCCCGATCAAGCAGTTCCTCATCGAAAATGAAATGAAGGTCGGTGCGGTAACCACTCCTTGGTACAAGGATGGTTCTCTGATGACTGAGCCAGAGATCCATGTAGAAATCGTAGGTAGCGACGAAGATGAATTTCTTCTGACCTTCGAGGTCGCAAATAACCTCACTAAGCTGTGCCTGCCGGATGGTGACGACGACGGTGATAATCATGCCGTATGGGCGAAGGCCAGCGTAATGATGGCTACCTCGACTTACCCGGTTCTGCCCTTCGACCTTCTCGGTGCGCTCGATCAGGAGTTCGTTAAGAAGGCTAAGCCGAAGAAAAAGGCTCCGGAGTTCATCACTCCTGCACCAGCGCCGAGCATGGATATCCCTATGCCGACAATGCCGAAAGCTTCTGTTCCACCGCCGCCTCAACCTCCGACCGCACCTGCTCCTGCAAGCCTCGGTGGCGACATGCTTTCCGGTATCCGCAACATGCACAAGCAGTTCGAAGAAACTGCACAGAAGGCACGGGCGAAGAAGACCGAAGTTGTTCACTCGGACGCTCCGTTGCACAAGCAAATGTTCGGCATGTTTTAAATACCAACCACTGGATTCGGGTATAAGAGTAGTAGAGAAGGATACCGCTTACCTACTACTTACTGAATTACAGGGATTTAGCAATGTTCGAATTCGACATTGAAGCCAGAGTTACGAACCCTTCCAAGGGAAAACTTACTCCTCGCAAAATCGCTTTGACGATCCCTGCCAAGAGTAAGCTGGAAGGGATTGCAGAGCTGAAGAAGAAGCTCCATAAAAAGGGGGATGTACTGTATGTCCTCCTGGACGTTCAGTGCTTCAAGATCAACATTCGTAAAGAACGTGTAGCAGTTTCCGATGATGAGTTATACAGACTAGAAAAGGCCCTAACCCCTTTCGGATTAGGAACTGCTCCGAATCTATTCAAAAGGAAAGAGGTATGGGAATTCTAGGATTTCTCGCGTCAATACTTGGTGTGATATTTGTAATCATATTCGGCATTATGGCCTTCGGGTTCATCTGCGGAGTGCTTGCGAAAGCATTCTTCAAGTAGACAAAGATTGTAATGTACTACCTCCCTCGACTGTATAAAAGGTCCGGTCTTGGGAGGACTTTGAAACGACAGGGACTTCCCCTCTGTCGTTTCCTTTTTTTACCTTGCGGCTTTTTTTAGATTTCGCTACAGTGGCTCCAATTAGAACTGGAGTTAACTCTTTGAAAATTGATCTTTTAGACCACGGCTATCTTCGTCTCGTAGACAGTATGGGTAGTGACCTTTCCGTAGTCAGATCCGCTCGTGTAAGCTATGACGCAGATTGGCGTGCAGGCGATGATACTGGCAGTGATGAACGTTTGATCAACTACCTCGTTAAGAACCGACACACAAGCCCGCTTGAGTCTGTGCAATTTACCTTTGAAGTAAAGTGCCCAATGTTCGTTGCTCGTCAGTGGATGCGTCATCGTTCCTGGGGTTACAACGAAGTAAGTGCTAGATACTCCATTCTGCCGAATGAGATGTACGTCCCTGCCAAAGGGTGTATCGGTACTCAGAACTCCGACAATAAGCAGATGCGTGATTTAGTAGAACTGAATCCAGAATACGAAGAAGAGACTCGCAGCCTTATCCGTAGTAGCAACCAGCAGGCTTACGCAATGTACGAGTTGTTGGTGGCAAGAGGCGTACCTCGTGAGATTGCTCGTGGCAGTCTGCCTATGAACATCTACACACATTTCTTCGCAACGGTAGACCTGCACAACCTGCTGGGCTTCATCGGTCTTCGTGACCACAGCCACTCTCAATACGAGATCCAGGTGTATGGCAAAGCAGCTACTCAGTTGATTGAGCCAATCGTCCCGGTAACAGTGGCTGCGTTCAAAAAGCATATCTTGGAGAAACGACTATGAGTGAGATGACTCAGTATGAACAAGGCTACTGCGATGGCATGGAGCACATGTCGTCTCAGGTGCAATATATAAACGATCAAGTTGCTAGGATCGCTCAGATCTTGACGAAGGCAGTATTTACGCAGCCTTCCGCGACTCCGCCTAAGCCAAACACTCATATCTGGTTGATTCTGGATAATGACCGAATTACTACTGGGTATTACCTTGGTGGTAAGTACATCGCTGATTCAGGGATTGAGGTAAAGCCAATCTACTGGTGCATGATCCCCTCGATTGTATCCGGCAAGAACGACGGCCCGCTTAAACGGATTATCAAAGACTGACCTTCCATTTGGGTATAAGAAAGGTGTAAGGCAATTACGCTTTACACTTACTACTGGGTTGGAGATTCAAATGGCTGGTACTTTCAAGCGTTCCCGTTGTGGTCATCCTTTCAGCATTCGTCACACCTCCTCTGAACGAGTGGCTCGTGGTGCTCAGCAGGATGAAGTAGAAGAGTCCGGCGATACTGAGTTTCCTGAGTTGAACTCTATTCGCTACAAGGGCTCGGATCTGCCAGAAGATCCACGACCAGCTCGTGAACCAAAACGTACAGTGCGACCAGCGTACTGGAATAGCAGGGACTAAGCGTTTCTGCTTAACTTAGAAAAATAAGGCTATATCATGTTTACTAAAGAACAAGTTGCACTTCGATCTAACTGGGAAGCTCGTATCCAAAAAAGCGGATTCAATCCGGAGAAATGGAGCGAGGGTCAGATGATTGTTCTTGGAAAGTTACCGACCTCAATCTCTCAGGCCATTTCGGAATCTCTTCCGAAGGTAGTGAACAAGATCAACGCATTCTTTGAGAATGCAGATCCTGAGCTCTGCCCGGAATACCCTGGGATCACCCGTAATGAAGTTTACAAAGCAGTGGCACAGTCCTGGGCTCACCAAGACTTTTCCCTAACCGTCCGTATGGACTTCGCCGTAACCAAGGGTGGCAACTTGCACCTCCTGGCTATCAAGGGCGATAACCTGGACAGTACCGTAGGTGTAGCGCGTTCAGCTAAGGCCTGGTACGACCACTACTACGAGGGTGATGTTACCCACGTAAGTATCAACCATCTGGCGGAGCACGTTGCTTCGATCCTTAAGCCATATGGTAAGCAGGCAACACCACCGTCCTTTAAGGATATTTCGGTGTTGTCTACCCGCGAGTCGAGTGCTACCTATCTTGCCGATGCAGTTACCAAAAGTTCTGACCTCTCTCTCTCCAAGGTTGGAGTTGCAGGTTTAGAAGCTCTTGGGGATATCGAGCATGAAGAGAACATCGGCTCTGCGGTAATCAAGGTTGACCCTTGGGCCAAAGTCCTGGAGAATGCGGAAGAAGGCAGTCCGTGGATTGAAGCGTTTAAAACTCCACGGACGTTCATCATGCAGCCGCCTTGGGTTCTTTTGCTGGATGAAGTCTTGGACTTCAAAGAACCTGTAGACGAAGCAGACATCGAGTTTGTACTGAACATCTGGATGAGTGATCCCGGCTCCAGCAATACCAGTCCTTTGGTAGTTGCTTCCGAGTACTTCCCAGGTTACTCTTTCGAAGAAGCTATGGTCATGCCATTCATCATGAACACCACTGATTTCAAGGCTCAGTCTGAGGCTTTGCAGAAGGCACATGAAGAAGAGCTGGCCGAGATTGCCAAGAAGGTAAAAGAGGGGTTGCAGAAACCCCTTGAAGAGTAACAAACCATAAGACCCCGTAACTGGGGTCTTTTTTAGCCGAGGTGAGAAATGCAGGTAGGCGTAAAAGCAATTCGTGACGGGGTGAAGCTGCCGGAGTACGGTACTGAGAGATCGGCATGTGCGGATCTGAGAGCTAGCCTTGGCGATCCGGGGTCTGTGAAAGTACTGGACGAGAATAATGATGCTAGTCTTCTTCAGGGTTTCCTTGGCCTAGTACGTCCTTGGCTACCTGGGCTTGTAAAGAAACATGCCGACGATTTAATCGTAATACCGCCACGGGGAAGAGCCCTGATACCTACTGGCCTAGTCTTCGATATACCTGAAGGGTACAGCCTCCGAGTCCACCCACGATCAGGTCTTAGTTTCAAACTGGGGATGACTGTAGTATGTGGTGAGGGGGTTATCGACGAGGACTACCAGAACGAGTTATTTGTTCCAATCATCAACCTCTCTGATGAGTACGCAGAAATCAAAAACGGCGACCGTATTGCCCAGATCGAACTGGTCAAAGATGAGCGTTGTTCTTTTAGCTTCGTTGATACCCTCAGCGATAAACATAGCAGCCGAAACGGTGGTTTTGGCCATACAGGTACCGCGTAATGAAATTAGCACCAATGTACGATCAAGTTTTAATCCGAGTAGAGCCTGAGAAACAAAAAACTGAAAGTGGTATTTACCTCGGAGATGGCGGTGGTAACGAGGCCCTTATCGGTCAAGTACTGGAAGTAGGTCCTGGCGTACTTCTGGAAAGTGGGGAGCTTTGCCCGCTGCCAGTTAAGGTAGGACACTGGGTAGTTTTGCCGCCTCACATCGGTAGCAGCGAGATGACTATTGATGGCGAAAGACTGGCCATTATGCGGGCCCGAGAGATCCTTGCCATCATCGTAGATCGTTAAAATTCCTTTCCCGGGGTGCTTGTACAGGCCCCTTCAACTGAACTATCATTAGCCTCTCGAAAAGATAAAGTAGGCTTCCCCTTCAATGTCCAAATCCCAACACGCAGGCATCAACCTAGATTATTCTAAGGATGCTTTGATGACCCCATTCGGTCTTGCAACAGTAGAGGATCGTTACCTCTGGAATGGCGAAAACGTACAACAGATGTTCGCACGGGTGGCTCGTGCAGGTGCAGACGATGATGCCCACGCTCAACGAATGTACAACTATTTCTCCGGCCACTGGGCTATCACCCCGACACCAGGTCTTACTAACTCCGGTACTGATCGCGGTCTTTCCATCTCCTGCTACCTGAATGAAGTCCAAGACAGTCGTAAGAGTATCTTCGGCACCTACACTGAGAACGGTGAACTGTCTGCCAACGGTGGCGGCATCGGTACTTTCTGGGGGAATGTGCGTGGCATCAACGCCCGTGTGCGTGGTGGTGGCAAGAGCAGCGGTGTAGTACCGTTCATGAAGATCCAAGACTCCATCACTATGGGTGTCTCCCAGGGTAACCTTCGTCGTGGTGCAGCGGCGGCCTACCTCCCCGTAAGTCACCCTGAGATAGAAGAGTTCATCGACATCCGTCGTGCAACGGGTGGGGATGCAAACCGTAAGTGCCTGAACCTTTTCAACGGTATCACCCTTTCTGACGCATTCATGGAAGCGGTTGATGAAGGTCGTGGTTTTGATCTGATCTGCCCTAACACCAAGGAAGTCGTCAAGACTATCTCCGCCCGGGACCTCTTCCAGAAAATTGTTATTTCCCGTCTGGAAACCGGCACTCCTTATTTGATCTTCGAAGATACTGCCAACGCAGCTATCCCTGAGTATCACAGAGCTGACGGCCTGATCCCTGTAACGTCCAACCTGTGTTCTGAAATTTGGTTGGCAACGAACGAAGAACGTACTGCCGTATGCTGCCTGTTTCAGCTTAACCAACTGTACTTCGACGAGTGGAGCAAAGATCCTCTCTTCATCGAAGATTGCGTACGCTACACCGATAATATCCTGCAAGACTTCATCGACAACGCTCCTGAGGAGCTTTCTCGTGCCAAGTTCTCTGCATCCCAAGAGCGTAGTTTGGGCGTTGGCGTTATGGGTTTCCACTCGTACCTCCAGTCCAAAGGAATCCCGTTTGCATCGGCGATGGCCAAATCCATCAACATGCGTATGGGCAAGCACATCAAGGTAGGTTGTGATGCCGCCACTGAAAAACTCGCTCACGAGAAAGGTCCGTGCCCGGATGCTGGTCGCCATGGCGTTATGCGTCGTAATGCAAACGTTACTGCTATCGCTCCAACCGCATCGGTATCTATCATTTGTGGGACCGTATCACCGTCAATGGAGCTATGGTCTGCAAACGCGTTCACCCAAAAAACCCTGAGTGGTTCTTTCCAGGTACGTAACCGTTTCCTGGAGCTCCGCTTGGAGGAGTTGGGCATGAACACACCGGAGGTTTGGTCGTACATCATCACCAACGAAGGCTCCGTCCAGAACTTGGAAGGCCTGACCGACGACGACAAAGCGGTTTACCGTACTGCTTTCGAAGAAGACCAACGTTGGGTTATCGAACACGCTGCAACTCGTCAGCCGTACGTAGACCAGATGATCTCCACCAACATCTTCGTGCGTCCTAACGTACACAAGCTTGAGCTCCTGGCGCTTCACCTGATGGCCTGGAAGACGAAGAAGATCAAGAGCCTGTACTATCTCCGCTCTAAGAGCTTGCGTCGTGCAGACGTCGTCTCGCACTCTGTAATGCGTGAGAAGATGGATGCGGTAGAAGTCGAAGAGCTTTCTTTTAACTCGTTTGATGCTGACGGATGCCTAGCCTGTCAGTAACATAGCAAGGGCCTCTTCGGAGGCCTTTTTCTACCGAGGTTACTTTGGACAAATTCATAACCATCTGTGCCAATCTCATTCGATACAATCGTTCGGAAGAGGTTTCAGAATTAGTAGGATTCGCTCTTGCTTTTCAGAAAGAGACCTTTGATCTGAAGAGAGAGGTTGTAGATCTATCTATTGAGTTGGATCGTCTTAAAAAAGAGAACCAGTTCTTGCTGACGGCTATTGATGAATTCCAAAACCCTGAGTAGACTAGAACACAGTTAACCATTGCGAGTTTTACCGATGCCTTTTCTTACCGGACGCGCCCATTACAAACCTTTCGAGTACCCATGGGCATTCGACAACTATCTAGTTCAGAACCAAGTTCATTGGTTGCCTGAAGAAGTACCACTCCACGAAGACGTTAAGGACTGGAACTTCAAACTGAACGAATCTCAGCGTCACTTGCTGACCCAGCTCTTCCGTTTCTTTACACAAGCTGACGTGGATATTTCCCAGAGCTACATAGACAAATACCTGCACGTCTTTGGTAACATTCCTGAGATTCGCATGATGCTGGTTGCATTTGCAAACATCGAATCGGTCCATGCGCACTCGTACTCCCTGCTGCTCGATACCGTCGGTATGCCAGAAGTCGAGTACAAGGCGTTCCTCCAGTACGAGGCAATGAAAGAGAAGCATGACTTCGTTGGTCAGTTCAACGTAGACAACGAGTATGAAATGGCCAAGTCCATGGCCGTTATCTCGGGTGGTCTAGAAGGCGTTCAACTGTTTAGCTCGTTCGCAATGCTCTTGAACTTCCCACGCCACAATCTTATGAAAGGCATGGGCCAGATCATCACTTGGTCTGTTCGTGATGAAAGTTTGCACGTAGAAGGCATGAGCAATATGTTCAAGGCTTTCGTAAAAGAGCGAATGGGTGGTATAACTAAAGAGCTAAGGAACGATGTCTACGGTGCTTTCGAAGAGATCGTTCGTCAGGAAGATGCCTTTATCGATCTGTCCTTTGAGCTTGGTGGCGTAGAAGGTATGACGCCTGAGGAAGTGAAGCAGTACATTCGTTTCATCGCAGACCGTCGTTTGATTGGTCTTGGGATGAAAGGTATCTTCAAGGTCAAGAAGAATCCTTTAGATTGGCTGGACCACATCCTGAACGGGGAAGAGCACACCAACTTCTTCGAGAACCGTTCCACTGAATACAGCAAGGCCAGTACCCAAGGCGACTGGGGTGATGTCTGGAGTAAGTACGACGTAGAGCGATTAGTACTACCCGAACACAAAATCATCGTGTAAACAAGGGCCCTCAACCGAGGGCCTTTTCTTTGGAGTAAGAAATGATCTATACAGGTAAGCCTTTGGCGGTGGTCGATCTTGATGATACTCAAGGCGACTTCTGCAACATCCTCATGCAGTCTCTCAACCATCGATTCCACAGAGATTACGTGAAGACTGACTTCGTGGATTTCCACGGCATCTTGGATCTTTACGAAATCACGTTCTCCCAGTTCGCCAATGCGATCAAAGAAGACAAGCTGATGGAGAGCTGTGCTCCGCTCCCAGGTACTGCTGAGTGTATGATCCGGTTGGTCAAGGATCACCACGTTGCCGTAGTTACTTCTCGGGACTACGATCCACATGCCTTCGTAAAGACTGAGTACTGGATGGGTCTTCACAAGATCCCTTGCCATCAGGTGATTATCCCTGATCAAGGTCAGACGAAGGCAGACGCTATCCGCAAGGCTTACGGAGGTATTGAACCCGCTGTCGTCTTCGATGATGCCCTGCACAACATCTACGACCTAGCAGAGAACTACCCTGACGCCTTGCAGTTCGTTCCGAAGCAACCATGGAACTCTGCGTTCTCCGGGCGGGATGGCAATCTGCATAGTGTACGAACCTTCCGAGAAGGAGTATCCTGCTACTACGCAGACTATGTAGAAGGCAGATAAGTGAAAGAGCGGGAACTAGAAAAACTAAGGGAGTTCATGGTTTTTAGCCGTGCGGCTGCCGCCCTCAGCAAAGATAGGAGTACTAAACTTGGAGCTGCCATACTGGGATCGGGCTTTGAAGTTAGAGCAATTGGATACAACGGATTTCCGCGAGGGGTCGATGATAGCAAAGACGCTAGACATCTTCGTCCGGCTAAATACTCATATACCGAACACGCAGAGCGCAACGCAATATACAACGCCGCTAGGGTTGGGACACCTCTACAGGGGTGTCGTATCCTGCTTGACTCCCCTATCGGTATTTGTTGCGACTGTGCTAGGGCGATCATCAACGTTGGAATCACTCAGGTGGTTATCTTCAGACGAACGGATAGTGATCATGCAAGGCAGCAACGTTGGGAAGAGCACGACCCTATCGTTCTTGAAATGTTTGAAGAGGCCGGAGTTGACATCGTGTACATTACAGAGGAATCGCTATGAACCAGAAGACATTTGTACTGCCGACTTTCGGCGTGGAATTGACCAACGAATTAACGACTTTAATGAACCCTTTGGCCTTGGCCGTCGCAATCGAAGCCGATCAGTTGGAATCGGTATCACAGGAGCGACGGTCAGCCTTCGTAGAACTGGGTTGTAACGCTCACCTGCATCAATCGTCAGATGCAGTGCTGCATTCGAAGCATGCGGAGAAGAATTACCTTGAAGAGCCTCGGCTGATCAAGGATGTCTTGGCCGATCCAAATGCTCCGAAGTCCCTGCAGGAAGGTATTTTGCAAACTCTGCAAGATCTTCGTGATGGAAAGCTCTCTCTGAGCTGAGTCAATATCGAGGGTCCGTTACCGGTATAAGTAATGTAGAGAAGGAATACCTTCCCTCTGCACTTAAAACTAAGAACGGACCTTCGATATGACCTCTACTGATAACGTTGTAAAGATCACCCAAAATCTCCCAGAACTCCGCATGGGACGTAGCCGTGTTGGGTTCAGCATCCACCTCGGTGAACTTGGCTTCCGCAAGTTCCTGAACAACCTGCCTCACAGCCAGGCCGGTTACTACCAAGATCGTGCCGACCTCCTCAAGGAGCACTCGGTAGAAGTGGTTCTTCCCCAAGAATGCATGGACTCCTTCGACCTGAGCGACCCCGTTCAGGCGTTGAACGAAATGCGTACTCTCTCCATGCACCACAAACTGAACACTACGACCTATGTTCTGGATCGGGTGTGCTCGGCTGTTGCCTCCATCAAAACTGCGTAAGGGCTACACAATGAAAGCTTCCACCTTCGGCATCCTCGTAATTGCTGGCCTGATCTACTTGGCTCTCTCCCCGGCCAAGCAAGAGAAAGACGTAACTCCGGAGTAAACGAAAGGCCAGACTAACACTCTGGCTTTTTTACATTTCCTGAGGCGCAGACTGGTATAAGTAAGGTAGAGAAGAATTATCTTCCACTTACTTAGAGACCTTTGATATGAACTACTCCGAAATACTCGATGCGGTAAAAGATCTACAGCTCCAGGCTACTCTCTGCTCCGATGGAAACCCGGGTCGTGCTAGCCAGCTTCGTCGTCAGGCGGACGCTCTGCAATCCATTCTTCCGATCTACAGTGAGGTGGCATAATGAGTTTTGACAAGATCCTCAAAGCAGCTAGTGGCTGGCCTGAAGATGCAGTAATCAAGGCCGAAGCCTGTGATTTCTTCATCCACAATAAGCGGGTCCACAGCTCTGATCTGGTAAATCACTTCTTCGCCTCGCAAACGCAGTTCGAAACTTGGTTGTCTCAGCACAAACTGCGTGCTACCAAAGACGGTCCTATCGAGATCGTTGTCTACGTAACCTCCTGGTATGGTCACGAGTACACAGGTAAGACTGAGTTCAAATTCAGGAATCCTGACTACGTACCTGCATCGAACAGGAAGTAAAAGAAAGGCCAAGATTATTCTTGGCTTTTTTAGTTTCAATACGGATTATCTGAAACAGGTATAAGAATAGTAGAGAAGAAAAACTACTTATTACTTCGAGGGCTTTGAAATGGATACTTCAGTACAAGAGTTTGCTAAGAGCATCGTTGCCAACGCCATCTCTTCTGGTGAAGGTTGGCCTGATGACGCGGTGTTCAAAGTCCGGAAAGTAATTTTGAACTGCGGTAAGCCGGACAAGGTTGCCCACTGGCACTTGGACAAAACGTGGTTCTTTGAGTCTCGGGAAGAAGCTGAAAAGCTTTGGGGGTCTCTGTCCGACGGAATGTTCTATTCGAACTACCAGGCAAGGATCACTATGGAGGAATGGGATCTTGGCCCTACCTTGATCAGGGACTATTCCTTAACTCCGACTACTCAAATTAACAATTTGTAGGGTCAGATAAAAAGCCACGTTAATTCGTGGTTTTTTAGTTTTAGTTGTTGACACTTTCTTTTAGCTTGTCTACTATCCACCTCAACACGTCAATGTTCCCTACTAACTACAAAGGAAATACCATGATTAACAAAGATGCACTGGTTCGCAAGCTTGCGGCTGACAACGAAATCACCCTGAAGAAAGCCAAAGACCTGTACGAACAAATCCTGGGCAGCATCGGTGCTTCGCTGGGCGAAGGCACTGCCGTACGTCTGTCGGGCTTCGGCACTCTCAAGGTCATGGACGTTGCTGCACGCACCGTTCGCAACCCACGTACCGGTGATCCGGTCGATGTTCCCGCCCGAAAACGTGTCAAGTTCGCTGCGTCGGCAGCGTTGAAACGTGGCGTAAACGCCTAATGATAGGGGCCTCTTCGGAGGCCCTTTTCAATTATGCTATCCCTATGCAGGTATAAGGATAGTGTAAGAGGATATACTTCTTACAGACCTTGGGCATTTCGCTCTAAATTGATTGGGGAATACAACATGTTTGGTTTCGGTAAAAAAGCAGCAGCCGCTCGTGCAGGTATGGCTAAACTGGAAAACCGTGATTTGATGCAGGCAATCGTCTACGGCGCTATCTACATCGCTGCCGCCGATGGTGACCTGGAACCTGCTGAACTGGACAAAGTTGAAGTCATCCTCAGCAACACTCCTCAGCTCCAGGGTTACGGCGCCGAGCTGTCCAACCTGATGGATCGTGCGAAAACCGACTTCAAAGCCGGTATGCGTATCCTGCGTCAGAACGCTGAAAAAGAACTCAGCGACCTGCAACACGCCCCTGCCGACGCCGCTACTGTCCTGAACATCATGCTGACCATCGCCGAATCCGACGGTGAAATCGAACCTTCTGAAACCCAGGCTCTGGAACGTTCGGCCAAACTGCTGGGCTTGAACCTGAAAGACTACCTGTAAGGGTGGTCGAAGATTGGACTCTAACGAGTCCTTTCTTTTTAGCTTTTTTTAGATTACGTGAGGTGAAGGATGAGTGATTCTACCAACCAGCCATTAGTAGATGAACTGAAAGAACGTGTAAAGACCATGGAGGACAACCCCTGGGAGAGATCACTTGATGCATCTGTCTGGGCTGAAAACTTCGTAGAGTGCAAGAAGCGATACCGTTGGACGCATTCTGAGATCGACGTTGACCTCATGACTACGTGGTTTGCAAGAGCGATCATGGTAGGCTATGATGAAGGTACCAAACGAGCTGAAGCTGCTCGTTCCAATCTCGGAGAATAATATGCAACGTGTTTTAGCCCTGGCAGGTAAGAAAGGTAGTGGCAAAGATACTTTGGCAGAGATGCTGAAGCCTAACTTCCAACGTGCCTCTTTTGCTGACCCTCTTTACCTAGAAGTTCAGATCGCATTTGGCCTAGAAGACCAAGAGCTTCTGCGTGATCGTGAAACCAAAGAACTGCCTACTCCACGCATGGCTCTGTCCAAGTGTCAGGACGTTGACTTCATCCAGACCTGTCAGGATCTTGGCATGGACGATACCTCCCCTAACTCCCCTCGCAAGATTCTCCAAATCTGGGGCACTGAGTACCGCCAAGTAAAGAATGGCCCTACGTACTGGTCGGATAAGCTTGTTGCATTCCTGGACGCTAACCGCGATACGGACTACTGCATTCCTGATATGCGTTTCCCCCATGAATACTCCGCTTTGCTGGAATACTCCATGGATAGTAACTTCGATGACGAAGTCCAGTTCGACTGCGTGAAGATCGTTCGGGAGGTGGAAGATGACTCTACCTCCGGTCATGTAAGCGAGAACGCTCTGGAAGGTTTCGACATCTACGAGGTTGAAGTACAGAACGTAGACGGTGATCCTGAGGCAATGTTGCGTTCATTGAAACACAGCTTCTTGGTATAAGTAATGTGAAGACTAAAACGCCCGGGAAACTGGGCCTTTCTTTCTGTGACTTATAGGTGATTGATGGGACTCAATGTAGTTAGCTCCAACGGTGTAAAGCATACCGTTGTTCAAAGTATTGGCATGAAAGCTAAGGTAGTAAAGAACAAGAACACTGGCCAGTCTTTTTGGGTTATGGGTCGCAACGATTCTCTTCTTGAGCTGTCCCCGATTCAGGGTCGTGAGGTCCACGTCAAAGTGGAAGACTTCACTGCCGAGTCGTGGGAGGTCATTCACTAGGCGTAGTTTTGGTATAAGAACTACGTAGGAGATGCATACTATCTCCTCCTCGCAATACCCAGTACAACTCAGACCTTTGACCTTTGAACAATAAAGGTAGATTGGTGCAGAATTAATGCACGTCTGGACTGTACTAAACAAACACTGCTCCAGCCTCGCCAAAAGCGGGGCTTCAGCTTTAGTCCACCTGAGAAAAGGAGCACAGAGTGTCAGACATTCTCAGTTACTTCCCTTCACCGCCGTTGGATTCACCTCGCGGTGGACAGGTCTCCGTAATCAATGAAGCAGAAGCTGCGATCAAGGCTGGATACAAAACTATCCTGATCGAGGCTCCTGTTGGTTCTGGTAAATCAGGCATTGCTTTAGCCCTCGCACGGTGGTCGAAGTCCGCTCACATCCTTACCCCTATGAAGTCGTTGCAGAACCAGTATCACGATGACTTCAACATGTACGCAGTCCTAATGAAAGGCCGGTCGTCTTACCCATGCGTGTTCTACGAAACCCCTGCTGATGCCAAGGCTATTCGCCAGACCATCGCCAAGGGTGAGTTGATCCACGTTGAGCGTACTACTCGTAACTGCGGCCAAGGTCCGTGCAAAGACTCCAAGGAGAACTACGAGAAATGCACAGGCTTCGATGGCGAGACTGAGACTACTCCTTGCCCGTACACCGTGGCAATCGAGACTGCTTCCAATAACGATATCATCATTCATAACTTGCATTCGTACATCTACCAGACTCACTTCGGTGGTCGGTTCGGTCAACGCAAGATGATGATCATTGACGAAGGTCACCGCATCGAAGGTATCCTTCGTGACTTCGCTAAGTTCTCGGTTACTGTCCCGGGTATGCTGGGCTCCGACCAAGAACGTGCAAGGTGGGAGAACTTCGAGGATATCAGTGATTGGCTGAGCTACTTCACTGAAGACCGCTTCGTTCCGAAAGACGAAGAAGAGCAGAAGAAGTACGCAGACCGCATCATGAAGCTGGAGACCATGACGAATGATTTCCCTCAGATGTGGAGCAACTTCTCGGTCCAGGCAGAAGAGTATGGGAACCTCGGAGCTACCAAGTTCGAGCTGACGCCTGAGAAATTGGGTGGTCTTCCACAGAAGCTTCTGTACGACGGTGGTGAGATCAACGTCATTATGTCCGGTACGATCTACGACAAGAACATGTTCTGCCGTGATCGGGGCATCAATCCGGAAACTACGTACTTCATCCGCATCGGTTCTACGTTCCCGGTAGAGAGTCGTCCGATCATCATGAAGCCGCAGTACATGGTCGATACCAGTCACAAAGGTTGGGTTGATAACCTTCCTGAACTGGTTGAGAAGCTCAAGGCTGTCATGGCCATCTTCTCTGACGTTAAAGGCCTCATCCACGCTCCCTCGTATCGTGCAGCCTTCGATCTCATGCAAGCCATGCGTGACCCAAGACTGATGACTCACTCGCCTGAGGACTCGGCACAGAGGCTTGCAGAGTTCTATGCTCGGACAGACAACGCGGTCTATGTTTCACCGACGTGTCAGGAAGGGGTGGACTTCAAGTTCGACCGTGCTAGATTCCAGGTAATCCTTCGTATTCCGTACATGAACGCCGGGGACGAGTTCATCAGCATGAAGATGAAAAAGGACTTTCCCTGGTATAACTATCAAGCAATGATCACATTCGGTCAGCAGACGGGTCGTATCAACCGCAGTGAAAAAGACTTCGGAGTAACCGTTCTGATGGATGATCGTTTCCCTAAGTTCATCCGTAAGAATAAGTCGAAGTTCCCTAGGTGGATGTTGGATTCTATTAAGGAGAAGTGATGTCTACGTTGGATGTTATAAAAGGTGTGACGTACAACATTTCAACGCGATTCTTTTTGCTAGTCCCCGCATTAATCATGGCCCGCCATCATGGGATGACTTACGGAATCTGTACTGCATATGCCTTTTTGATCGCCCTCTCTATCTGCGAAGACGGTTCTCTTCTGTTCGACGTAGATAGAGTGGACAATGATTTCAGGTTCTACCTCATAATGGCATTTCTAGGGAATGCGTTGTACTCGTCGTACATTTTCTTTTCATCGTAACAAAACACGGCCCATTTCGGGCCGTTGTTATTTCACCGGAGAGCTCAAAAATGAAAACCCCAGGTCTCAGCCTCACCCTTGGTATGTCCCAAGATACCAAACGTCCTTACGCCCGCGTTACTGGCCGTCACAGCGGCATGGTTCTCGGCAAGTCTCTCGACCTCGATAGCAGCAAAGGTCTCATCGCTGCCCTCGCAGGTCTGCTCCTTGTCAATGCCGTGAAGCAGTCCAAAGCTAACGAAGGCAAACCAAAACGTAAACCGAAGAAAGCTTCGGTGTCGTTGAACGCCGCTCAGGTCGTACAAGGCTTGATCGGTAAATTCTAACCGAACCGGGTCCTTCGGGGCCCTTGGATTTAACGATGGCAAATACTGGAAACAATGGCAGCATAACTCAGGAGATGATAGAGCTCTTCAACTCTACTCGACAGAGAGCGCCTATTCTACCGAATGATTTCGGAACTACGGATTCTCGGAGGATATCTGCTAGTACGGCAAGTGCTGCTCATATTGACCCGTTCCGGTACGACAGTGTGTTTAACACGAAGAAGCCTTTCTACACGGAGAGCACCACTGTGAGTAGTACCTCGACTCCACCCGTGAAAGTACCCGAGGCAGAACTTCGAAAGGCTCGCAGCGATATCATGCTGAAGCTTTTGGAGATCGAGCGTACCCGTTGTCTCTCGAAGAAAGATGAGGAGGAACGTACTGAAGGTCTGGCAGAGCTTCTGGAAGGTGATGATATCTTCTTAGCCCGTATCGAGAAGGGCATGGACAAGTATCTGAAGCTTATGTTTGGTACGAGTGATGTCGTGCCTGCCCCAAGCTTGGCTACGATGTTTAGCGCCAAGACCGTCGGTGACATTCAACATATGGTCTTTTCGTCGGGAATTCACAGCTCGCTGTGGAATCTTCGACAGCACCAGTTCTCAAACAACAAAGATGGAACCGTCCGTATGATGGTTGAGTTCTCTACTGGTACTGAAAAGGTCTAGTAGTTCAATTCCGGGTTACCTACCCAGGTATAAGAGTAGTGTAACCCGGCCTATTTAGGCTTTTCATTTTTCGTTAGGTAAGGTTCATATGTCCGTAGACTGGGATTGGGATTCGTTTCCTACCAACTAAAGTTGGTGAGAACGTGTATTGGGGACCAAACTGGTCTAACGTTTAGCTGGTGTGAGGGAGTCGTTTAGGACTAAAATAAT